GGGTCGGAAGCGTGGGTCTGCCTGAGGTGTGATGCGATCGTCTGTGTTGATTGCTATCACCAGCACTCGAGGGACAAGCACCCAGAGATGACGAAAGAGATCAAGAAACCGAAAAAGAAGTGACAGACTGTTACGGAGGGCTGGCAGAGTGGTCGATTGCGTCCGCCTTGAAAGCGGAAGGACGAAAGTTCCGGGGGTTCGAATCCCCCGCCCTCCTCCGAGAGAAATCACATGCCCACACGAAGGATTGACACTAAAGAAAGCTGTTGGGACAATCGCAAGGTCTGCAGGCACCCTGAGCACAACCCGCCTTCGATGCGTGTCTTTGAGCCTGGGTTGTACGAGCACGAGTGCCCTGCATGCGGTCACACCCAGGTCTTCAAGGTCGACGGAAAATACCTTGTCTCACTCCGAGAACCAGACGCGTCTAGGACGCCTCAAGCAAATGACACGTCTGACGATTGGGTCAAGTGGGAACCGTCACGATAAATTTTGGAAGCGTGGCCGAGAGGCTTAAGGCACCTGTCTCGAAAACAGGCGGACCCGCAAGGGTCCCGTAGGTTCGAATCCTACCGCTTCCGCTCGGAATAGGTAAGAAGAGCATGTGTTACCTCTGCTTTTTGCAAGACGATCCTTTTGCGTTCAAGCCTCCGACCACCGCTGAACGCAAGCGACACAGGCTGCAAGAAATCAAAAACCTGCTGAAAAAAGCGGAAGAGCTCCAGACGTGTGATGTTGCCGACATCGAGGTCAAGAAGCTGAGAGAAGAGCAATACGTCCTGTCTCGAGAGATGTGATAATGGAAGGGTGCGTGAGTGGTTTAAACGGCCGTCCTGGAAAGACGGTAGCCGGCGAAAGCGGGCTCGAGGGTCCGAATCCCTCTCCTTCCTCTAGAGATGTTGAGCTGTGCAGCACACATGTAGGTTTTGTGATCTTGAATTTAGATCCGGGCGATCTTTGGGTTCACACCTGTTACACTGTAAATGCAATCCCAAATACGTTGAGATGCTTGCGAAACGTAATGCGAAACGCGTTAAGCAACGTAACTCATATCAGTTTACGTGTGCTAAGTGTCACGTAAGCTTCGTTTTGAAATTGACAGAGAAACAGTTTTCGTTAGGAAAACACGCGAAACACTGTTCTCGTAGTTGTGCTAACGAACGTCAACCTTCGTCTGAAACTCGCGCTAAACAAAGTTTAGCGCTTCTTGGACGCAAGTATGTCACAGAATTCACGATTGAAACATGCAAAGTTTGTGACAGTGTCTTCCAACGACGTAGAAACAGAAAAACAAACACGTGTTTAAAAGCTACGTGTCGAAAAATTTCACGTTCAATTGCTGCACAAGGAAAAACGGGCGGTTATCGACCACGAAACACGCAGACTTATAACGGTCAAGCGTTTGACAGTAAGTGGGAAGTAGCGCTTGCAATTCGACTTGATGCGTTAAAAGTAACTTGGGAACGAAACACCTCTCGATCATTGTTGTATGTTGACGATGTTGGAAGGTCACGACGTTATTACCCAGATTTTTATCTTCCGTTGACAGATACCTACGTAGAAGTAAAGGGGTATGCAACGCTTGCGACAGAACACAAAATGTGTGATGCTCAAGCTAGAAACAACGTTAAACTCATCGTGCTACGATCTCTTCAAGAGATACAGCAATTTACGCAACCTTAGTTCAGTTAGTAGAACGTCACGTTGCCAACGTGAAGGCGCCGGGAGCAAAGCCCGGAGGTTGCTCCGCAGAGTAACCATAGACGCTAGTCGTCGAGACGCGGTCGTGTATGCGATCAATAAAAGCGTGCAGGTGAAATCGTATGCGAGTTTGGTATAGTGGGCTGTGCCCCTGGCTTCCAACCAGGAGACACCGGTTCGATCCCGGTAACTCGCTCTGGATGTACACGACCAACACGTCATGGTACGGTGCTGTCTTGAAGCGAGACGTCGCTGCGCTGAGTACGAAAGATGTCGTCTAATAAGAAAATCGTCCGCGCACGGTTCCGTGACGCTGTCTTCACTCGTGACAGGTACAAGTGTCGGGCCTGTGGGTCTCCAGCCTCGGTCGAGAAGCCGCTCGATGCCCACCATGTGACCGACAGGAACCTCATGCCCAACGGAGGTTATGTAACCCCAAAACGGCATCTCGTTGTGTCCTGAGTGTCACGAGAGGGCAGAGGTGTTTCACAGCACCGGGACTCCCGTCGCAGGATTCTCGCCAGACGACCTGTACACCATGATCGGTTCGTCGTACGATCAGGCTTTCAAAGCGGCCGAGCGACTGAAATGACGAAAAGGATCGTGTGGGCAGACGTCACGGAGCAAAAGCTCAAGGACGTGAAGGACCAGATCAAGGCGTTGGAACGCCAAGAGAGCGTAATCAGATCCCAATGCAATCACACGTACGCTGACGGCAGGTCAGCATTAGAAGAATGGCACGACGACGATCCGTATGGACCGTCAGGTCCGACTTCTGGGCACCGTTGCAAGGTTTGTAACCTAGACACGTGACAAGGAACGTAGGTTTCAGTGACAGATAACGTCAGGTGGGTCGTTCATTGCAAGAGGGAGCCGTTCGATGTCTACATCGGACGTCCAGGACCTTGGGGGAACCCATTCTCCGAGAGTCCCAAGAGCCTCGCCGAGGTGAAGGTCGACTCTCGGGAAGAGGCGATCGCCTGTTTTGAGGAGTACCTGCAACAGGATCCAGCGATGATCGAACGTGTCAAGACAGAACTCAAAGGAAAAGTGCTCGGTTGTTGGTGTCACCCGAAGGCGTGTCACGGCGACGTGCTCGCAAGGATCGCAAATGAACAAGCGTGAACATTACAAGCGCCGCGACAAGCGCGAGCAGCACGATCTCGACGAAAAACGTGAACCGGAGAACCTCGTGAAATCTTACCCATCGCTACCGTACGCCACCGAGTGCCACCTGCCCATCATCGCTTTCGACAAGCTGGATGGCTCGAACGTCCGTGCCGAGTGGGCGAAAAAGAAGGGATGGCACAAGTTTGGCACCCGACACAGGCTCGTCGACGCGACCGATCCCATCTTTGGTGGCGTTCCCATGTTGATCGAGTCAAAGTACGGAGACATGCTGGGCAAGGCGCTCCGTGATGCAGGTTACGAACGAGCGATGTGTTTTTTTGAGTTTTGGGGTCCGAGTTCATTCGCTGGGATGCACGATGCCACCGAGTGGAAAGACGTGACGTTGTTCGACGTCGCTCCTTTCACGAAAGGGATCTTAGAGCCTGAGCTGTTCCTGAGGCAGTTTGGCCACCTCGACGTGGCCAAGGTCTTATATCGTGGCGAACTGACACCTGAGTTCATCAACAGCGTCCGCACCAGCACGTTGCCCGGCATGACGTTCGAGGGCGTCGTTTGTAAGGCTGCTAACGACAAGAAGACGAAAGCACCCATCATGTTCAAGCAGAAGAGCAAGGCCTGGCTCGACAAGCTCGGCGCCTACTGCGGTGACAACAAAGATCTGTTCAACGCGCTGATATGAAGGGTAGGTATCATTTATGATTACCTGCCTGTGTGCCCGGTTGGCGCAGAAGTTCTTATAAAGCTTCGCTCTCGGTTCGACTCCGAGCAGGCGGACCTGTTCTCAGTGAAAATCACGTCACAACGGATTACCATGGTATCACATGACAATCGATCCTGATGAATTGATAAAAGTCATCGCGAATCAATCGTACCAGATCAGGTTGATGGCGCTGCAGCTAGCTGACCAAGCGAGCCTGATCGAGCCACACGTGCCCAGGTGCATGACGTGCCAAAAGAAACCTGCGTGTGTCGAGCACACGGCCTTGAAGGCCAGACTGTGCGACAGGTGCGCAGCTGAAATGATCGTCAAGGCGAGCCGGGCGTATGTCAGCGTTTGCAAGCACGATCCCAACGATCCTTACGCTGAAATCTTCTCAACAATGATGGATGAAAACGCCTGGCGCGACCTCGACGATGCTGAAAAGATCAGGCGAATGACGGACTTCGTTAACGCCATCAAAGAAACTGACGTCACCCAGGAACGGACACACTGACGTGAAGAAGGTCAAGGTTGCCATCAACGAAGGCTCACCCGGTCGAGTGTTCTTCCTGTTCGCGGATCCAGAGAGCGCATACGAGTGGCTGACAGGCGGCCATGATAACCCGTCTGTCATTGACGAGATCCCAAACGTTGACCATCTCACGTTGCTACCCGGTGAGTTCATCGAGGCCGAGTGGAGGGGTTGTGAGTTTGTCTATGACGACAAGCACCAGAGTCATGTCAGGCTCGACTGGATCCGGCTCGTAAAAGCGAGCCAGCCTCAAAACGCCTCTGGGTTGCTCGTCAGCATCCATTACGGATGGGTCAGCGATCACATCATGCCTTTCCGACAGTTCAATGATGATGACATCGAGGTCACCGAGCTAGCGCCTGAGAACGCGAAATTTGACCTCGACGTCTTGTTCAAAGACAACAACGAAGAGTGATGAAACACTTCAAACCAGGCGACCTGGTCAGGTACAATCCGAAGTACTTCTCGATTGATTTTCCACTGCTTACTTGCAGGCCAGAATCGCAAAAGGGATACGTTGATTCGTCTTCGTCGCCTTGTGGCGTTTTCGTCGTTCTGGGTTCGCTAAGCCAAAACGATCTTGATGACCTGCCCGAACACGCAGACAAGGTGTCACCGGCGTATTGGTGCCTTGATAGCGTGGGAATCGCTGTCATTTCAGTGTTGTCTTTGATAGGCGCGTAGGCACGAATCCTGATTCATGGTCGACATGACGGACCACGATGTTAACATTTGGGTGCAGCTCTCGTAGCTGTCTGACAGCAGCAACGTTCTTGTGTGAGTCATCAAAGAACTCAACGTGATCGAGCTCGCGTTCACGGATCCAAGTATCGACCCAACCTGCCTTGATCGTCGGATCAGCATTGTTAAGAGCCTTGACCTCGATGTCTGACATGCCGACGCTGGTTAAAAACTGAACGATCGGCTCAGGGGCCGTCCTAGCTGACAGGATGATGCTTCCTTTGTGACTGTACCTGTCATACACCATGCGAAGGATCTGACCCATCCAGCCGATGACACGAGGGTTAATGAGCTGACTAAACTCAGTGAAGTCCATGACCTCTCCAGGGTTCTTCTCGTAAAGAGCGAACTCTCCTGGGGTCAGTGAGAACCTGTTGCCATCGCCGGTCGTCACCCAGATCTTTGCGTCCGTGAGCACGAGAGTGTCATCAAAATCAAAGATTCTCAGTCGTCTTGTGCCGTCAGTGGGCTCACGTAGCAGGTCCCTGGCGTACTCTCTCACGAGAGCGGCAAGTTTCCTCTGCGATTTCATGCTTAATTCTATCAATCATCCTCGAAGTGTATCACGAGGTCTCGAGATGGTAGGTTGTATTTCATGGTCCTTCCGTTAGTCATCGAGTACCTGAAAACCCACACCTTTCAACAGCTTGAAGACGAGCACGGCGTGTGTGCCAGGCCCAACGCTACCCAGGACAAATTCAGCCTCAATTACGACCAGATCATGGTGAAGAGCGGCGACCTGCTTGCGGAGCAGTGTCGAGGGCTGATCGTTCGCCCGGTTGAATTTGATTGGTTCGACATGGTGCAGACCTTCACGAACAAGACGTGGAAGGACATCTGCGTAGGGGACGCTACTGTTCTGGCCTGGCCCATGAATCGGTTCTACAACCATGGCGACGCTTCGGGTGCCGCTGTCGATTGGTCGGATCCCATGCTGCGGGTCTACGAGAAGCTCGACGGCACGTGCATGATCGTCTATTGGGACGAGCTTCACGGGCGCTGGCACGCGGCGACGCGAGCCGTGCCCGAGGCGGACCTGCCGATCAAGGCTGGTCACATGCAGATCGGCGACGATACGTTCTCTGACCTCTTTTTCAAGACGTTGAACGCGACGATGGCCTCGAGCGTGCTCGAGTTCGGTCCTCTTTCTCTCTTCGACAAGAAGTTCACGTACGTGTTCGAGCTGACGTCACCGTACAACCGCATCGTCGTCAAGTACGATGAACCGAAGGTGACGCTGCTCGCGGCGCGACACACTGAAACGGGCCAAGAGGTGACGATCGAATCGTTTCACCGTCGCTTTCCACTGCCGAAGACTTGGAACCTCTCGTCTGCTGCGGCGCTCGACGCGTTCGTCAATTCTGCAAACCCAGCAGAACTTGAAGGAGCTGTCGTTTGCGACTCTCAGTTCCGTCGGCTCAAGGTCAAGAACAAGGCTTGGGTCCTGTCTTCAAAGGCGAAGGATCTCGTCACCGTCTCGCGTCGGTCTGCGCTGCTCGCTATCATCAAAGGCGAGATCGATGACGTTCTTCCGCTCGTTGAAAAGGACGTCGCCGACGAGCTCTGTGACATGCGTGTGAGGCTTCAGGCGTACCTGAAGAGCGTCGATGCTAATTTCGCTAAGTTCATCGCAATTTCAGGTGGTGCTGACAAGAAAACGTTCGCCCTCGCGGTCACCGCCTCAGGTGACTGGACGCCCGTTTACTTCAAGCTGTGGGCGAATGCCGCGGCGAGCGCAGGTGAGTGGGTGCAAAACATGGCAGCGGCGAACAAACTAACCGACAGCTCACTTGATGTCCTCTTGGGTAAAATCAAGAGGTGAGAGGTAGTAGCCAAGGTTCGTGGCCCACGAGTTTTTCTGTGGGCCACGAGTGGGCCTCTTTTAGCCTGTACAGAGCCTGTCTCGATGGTTAAGCTTAAAACAGGGTTCAGCTTGATAGGTACGAACCGGAGGTAGCGTCATGTATGTCATAATCGATCTGTTGGGTGACGAAGAGACAATCGTGGTGGGCGATCCCTCCGTCAAAGAACAAAAAGACGCTCACGAGCAGCTCGTCAAGTGGGAGGACCTGGTTCCCGAACCAGCCCTTCAGATCCTAGAGACCTGAACCGAGCACGGCATACCGTCGAGCCCTGAACTCACGGAAGTGTCCGAGCGTGTTAGCTGATCCAGAATACAGCTGGGTGTCAAACGTCACCTGGTATGTGTATTGCCCGTATGGGACCAGGGTCGGATGAGGCGGGTTCACGCCGACGACCTGTAACGAGTTCATCTTTCCCTGGTACGCCATCGTCATGTCGTAGACGTTGGTGCTACCGCTGGTCGCTGCCAACACCCAGTACTGGTTCGCGAGCTTCACGATGCGCGATCCTTCGTACGGGAAAGAGTTCGAGTCCATCCCAACGAGGCTCCACGTCGAGAGGTCAGATGACGAGGCCAGCGCTGGGAAGAACGTGTTCGGCGTCGAGGGACCGACGATGTACGCTAGGTACCATGTCGATCCTATCTTCACGACCGAGGCATCGTACGCTCCACCACTACCGGTGAAAGGCATCGTCAGTTGTGTCGTGCCGCTGACCAGGTTCGATCCCGAGAGCAGGTTCAGTGACGTTTCGTTCTTGTACAGGATCTGGATCGTGTTCGCGCCGAGGCCTGAGTTACCCCACGACGTGATCCACATCCGATACGTCCCGTCATCATACGCGATGAGGTGCGTAGCGTTGTCGTTCTGTATCGAGCTACTTCGGTTGACCATGATCACGCCGGTCTGCGTAAGAGCGCGAGACACCAGGTCGAGCGTGAAGACGCCACAATACGCTGCAGCCTGAGGGTCGGTACACGTCGCCGTCAGTCCGACAACGCTGCCGTTGAACCTCGCTGTCCCGTCCTCGTTTGAGACGATGAAAGGGTCGCGGAAACCGACCGAGCCAAACCTTCCCACCTTGAAGTCATCAAAAACGAATGTCACGCTTTGGCTGCTCTGGGTGGCAAGCCAGAACACACCTTTCCAGCCAGTCAAGCTAGAGGTCTTGAAGTTGATCGTGGACGTGACGTCATAGCTCGTGATCTTCGTCCACAGGCCGCCTGGAACCCGACGCCACATGGTCAGAGAGTTAGCGACCATGCTGAAGCCGATCTCAAACGGCGGCGTCCAACCTGTCGCAGACACGTCTGCTCGAAAATTCGCGCTGCCGCCGATCTTGACTTGGATGCTGGCGAGGTTATCGAGCCTCCTCCAGAGCGCAAGGATGAAGTTGTTGCTGTCCTTCGCGATGCCGACACCCACGTTTTCATACGTGTTGCCAGCGTTGCCTGTCCTAGAGACGATGTTGACGCTTGAAGCAACCTGACAGATGCCGATATCAGGACCCTCTTGTAATCCCGTGTTCTTGTCGCCTGAGGCTGGGTGTGCTAACGTCATCTGACCGCCGCTGATTGTCGGTGTCTGTGGCGTGCCTTCTGACAGCGTTGTGAAGCGCGTTAGCGTGGTGATCGACATATCATCGTTCACGTTCAGTAACGCCGTGGGCATGAAGTTGAAGACCTGCTGGTCACTGATCTCATGCAAGTCTAGGTCGATTGGGTTTCGCTCTTCAACCGAAAGGCCACTGCTACCGCTCGTAGATCCAGCCTGCCAGGAGTCCTGTGCTGTGCGGTAGACCCACGTCTGTTGGTCACCAGAAGGTTTTCCCATTCCACTCATTCGTTACCTCACGAAAATTCTACATCAAGACGAGCGTTACGACAGGCGACTGAGCTAGCCAACGTCCCAGAAACCGTCCTCCACAGGCGAGCCTCAAGGATGCCCGAGCCGCTGACGTTTTGCAAGAGGGTCGTCAATTCAGCCTGGAGTTGGACGGAAGTCCCGCTCGAAGATGACATGATCGAACCTGTGATGACGCCCGGCGGGAACGTCACGATGCCGTTCAGATCGTAAAGATCGACCGAGGCTGACAAGTTTGCCTCGATGGAGGTCGTGTCGACGATCGCGCGGTAAAAGTACCTCCTAGAAGTTCCACCAAAGTTCTGAACGATCTGAGGGTTGAAATACGCCATGCCAAGCGATTGTTTGCTAGCAGAGTGTGCAGTGTTCGTCGTTACAGTGCCTGCGAGAATGGGCGTGCTAAAGATCGGGGTTACGTTACCTACGTTCGTGCTTAACGAGTTTCCGATGCTTCCCGTAAAGAAACCGACGCCGTTGGCGTATACGTCAGCAAACCATTTTTGGTTTCGAGCGATACCAAAAGCGACGCGGGCGTCAGTTACAAAGCAGTTTCCATACTCAGACGAGAGTTGGCTGTGTCCACCAACGTTCCAAGTCCCACCGTCACCGTTAAATCCCCATCCAGTGTCGCCGGTTCTTGATTGTGAGATGACCATGACGCCGTTCAAGTACGCCTTGAGCGACGCTCCGTCATACGTGTAACCCACGTGACACCATTCGTTCAGTGGGATGCGACCGACCTCGTCGCCAGAAGGCGTGCTATACGACACGCCAGCTCCCGTGCTGCTGATGTGAACGATCTCCCACCTACCATCGCCGGTGTTGAGCATGCCCATGCCAATGTAGAAAGGAGACGCCCAGGTGGTCGTCTGCCACTCCTTGATGAGCAGCTTACCGAACGAGATGTACGTCTTGAGGTACACCCACGTCGACAGGGTGAACAGCTGGCTCAGTGAGCCGGTTGAATGCATCGTTGCGCTGCCTGCGGACGAAAAGTAACCGTTGGTCCGAGTTTCACCAACGTTACCAAAGAACTGTCGTGCTCCGGTGTACGCCGTGGTCGCTGACGAGGCTGTCATCGCAAAGGATGATGAGACGCCCGTGTTTGCGTAAATGCTCGATCCGGACGCGTCATTGAACAACCAAACAGCTGCATCAAATGAGTCTGGCGCGATGCGTCGGGTTAAGATCGAGCTCGTCTGTGACAAAACAGAAGGCGTAGGTAGCAAGAACATGCTGACCTCACCGGTGCACATGTTGGTCCCATCAGGGGTTGGGTTAGATGATGTCCACGGAAGTATGGTTCCGGATGACACGTACTCCAACTGCCAGGTGTCACCGATCGTTGATGACACGACACCATCAAGCACGACCAGGTTTTGGTCAGTTGGATTCGATCGATACGTCGCACGTTGTAGTGCGACAAAATTCGTCGTAGTGTTTCGAAGTCTTAGAGAGACGTATGCATCGTTTCCGTACGCATTGAAACCAGCGTGAAAGTAATAAAGTCCTCCGTTCAATGTTTGAAACAATGAACCGTTACGAGAGATGCTTTGGTTGACAACGTCTGTGAAGTTGCTTGAAATGGCACCGGTAAAGGCTGTCCATGAACTCGTCACAGACCAGAAAACGCTAGATGACGTGAAGCCCTGGTATGCCGCTTGTCCCCTGATCGACGAACCGGTGACGATACCACCAGTTGCGCTAATCACAACAGTGTTGTTAGAGCCATTGTCCGTGATGCTGATGCCAGATCCGGCAGTGAGTGCTCGTTCGTTTGGTAACGAACCGGTGTTTCCGATGAGAACGTACGAGGCTGAGACGTCAGCTCCGCCTCCACCGCTCGAACCGCTGATGCTGCCTGCGAACGAGATGATGAATTTGTCATTAGCACCGCCGTCCTGAAAATTGATGCCGTAACCTGCTACTATCGCACGTTCGTTAGGGAGCGAGCCCGTGTTGTTGATCGTGATGTAAGACGCAGACACGTCAGCAGAACCTTGGACGGTTCCTGTGTTGTTGATCGTGAAAGTCCCGCCTGGCCCTCCGTCAGTAAACGAGATTCCAGTGCCAGCTGTGAGCGCTCGTTCGTTTGGAAGAGAACCTGTTACGCCAACCACGATGTACGAGGCTGAGACGTCAGCACCGCTGCCAGGCGTGCCCGTGTTCGTGATCGTTAACGTGCCTCCAGCGCCACCGTCGGTGAGCGAGATACCTGCGCCGGCGACCAACGCTCGTTCGTTAGGAAGCGAACCAGTATTACCGATGATGATGTACGAGGCTGAGACGTCAGCCCCACCAGCGAGCTGAGACAGCGTCTGGCCTGCAGCGTTATAGGTGTCGAAGAACTTGAGGTCATTGCCAACCTTTGCGATCCTGATCGACCCAGACGTACCATTGAAAAACAACGAACGCGTGTTGCCCCCGATGTTGATGTCACCGTTAACGTCTAACGCAGACTGTGGGTTCGTGTTTCTGATGCCTGTGAAACCGCTCGATAGGATCGTGAAACAATCAATCGTGAGCGTTACGTTTCTGATGTTGAATTTGTTCACGCCTTGCGCAGACGTGTCAGCAGTGCTCAACAACTCCCAAGAAGTCCTGTCTATAGCGCGTAACTGCATGCCGCCACCAGCACCGCCTGCTGGACCGTCGACAAAAAGCCCGACCTGGTTTGATGCAGTTATGAGTAACGCTGGTCCAATGTAGGGACCCGTGGTGCTAAAGTTTGTGATGCCTGGACCGACTGTCACAGAGCTTGTCGTCGATACGATCGTTGATGATTCAGTCCAAGGCGAGCTGAGGGTAACTGAGCTATTTGCACCGCCATCGACAAGGCGAAGACCCGATCCGACAGCAAGGGCTCTCTCTCTTGAGAGCGATCCGGTGTTACCAATCGTTACAAACGCAGCTCCTGGATCAGCGCCTGATCCGCTGCCCCCTTCGACTGGATTGTATGGAAAGCTGTTGTGCCAAGGACTCGGATCGCCGCCGTCAAAGATGCTGCCAGCTGCATCTGAGTTGATCAATGAAATGGCACAACCTGGTTCAGTGTAGATGGCGACGCCGCCTTCGACGTAGGTGTGTCTGACAGCGATCGAGGGAATACCGGAGACGCCTCCAAGCTCGTGTCTGATTCCCGTATGGAAACTAGAACCACCTGCCTGGTTTCCTCCCCTGATCGTTGAGTTCTTGAAACGGATGTCCTGACATCCTTGAAGTTCGAACGAACCACCGAAACCTGTCAGGTGATATGCGTCAAAAAAGACGTCATTGAGAACTAGATCAACGAAACGAGCGGCGGCGCCCGTGTTCTTGATCAGGCAGGTGTACGATGATGACCTGTAGCTGTCAACGATGACGTGTTCTAAGAACCAGGTTCCCCACGTCGATCCGCTTTGCACCAAGAACCCTTGTTGGTTCGCACCGCCGTTGCTCAGCATGTCAACGTTTCTGATGTGACAACGTGATGCGTTGTTTCCGTTGAATGCGTAGATGTTTGGGTTAGCAGAACCTTCAATCAGGATGTCATGAACCCAGTTGTCATGCGTAAACTTGAAGATGTCAGACGTAGAGTTGAAGAACTCAACGAGTCCCTTGTTGATGCCTTGAACGCCAACAAACGCTGGCAACGTGCAGACAGAGGTCGACGCGTAATAACCCGGCCAGACGAGGATCACGACGCGGTTGCCAGCAGCAGGCGGCACGGGGTCGCTATTGATTGCACTGATGGCCGCTTGAACAGATGGGAACATAGACGAGTCCTGTCCCACGCTAAAAATCCTAGCGTCCGTGCTGTAACCGTTTTTGATCGTAACTGGACCGGATGATCCTGATAAGATTGTGATGTAATCATCAGCAGTGAGAACGATGCCAGATCCCGATCCTGAGCCCGTGATGAGCACACGCCAACGATCGCCCGACCAAAAAAGCACGAGCGTGCCAAAGTTATCAAAGATGCTTTTCGTCGTTTCATCATCAATGAACACCCCTGGGGCGGGATAGATGTCGATGGGAGTGCTTAACGCAGTTCCTGATGCATCTTTGATGAAGTGAAGCTGACCGTTTCTAGGACTCACGGGCAGGTACACCGAAATCCTACCCGACGGAGGCGCCACAGAATTTGAAACCACTGCTACAGTGTCATGGTTTCCGATCTTGATGACGCCCATGTTCTCATTAGTCGTTGAGAACTCTTTCGTTGAAAGAGACAGCCCGCCAAACAGGTCTAACGACGCAGGGTTATCGATGAGACCGACTTGTAGGTCTGAGGGTACGGCGACGCGTTTAATCACGCCCGTGTTTGTGTCTCGTGCAAACACAAAAAACGATCTGGTCGTTTCATCTCTTGTCGGAAGCGTCATTGAATTCTCACGTTAAAGCGACACGTTGTCAAACTGGTCAGACTTGAGGGAAAGAACTGACTGATTCAACGTATTCACGTTGATGCTAGTTCTGTTCCTAATTTCGCCATCAAAAAATGGCACTGACGAGGTTACTTCCGTGCTCAAGTTTTGCGATGACGTGTTCTGAGGGGTTGTGATGTTTCCTAGAGAGTCAACAAACTTAACGTTGACAACGGAGGTTGAAACGCGAGCAGGACGACCCGAAGTCGTCTCGAGATAGAATTTCGTGTATGGTTTTTGTTCAAGCATGTCTCGAAACTGACCGTATCGACCCTGACGAAAGGTCACACGACTATACTCAGCTATCCCGCTGCGAACACCGTATTTCCAACCTCTGATGACTGGAGCGAAATGAAAATGACACTCGCTATTGACGATGCCGTCTGGCTTCTCGATCACTCGACCTTCAGCGTAATGGTTTGATCCGTACGGGTCAGTGTCGTTGAGATTGTAACACGTGTTCAGGTCTCCAAATCCAAACAAAACCTTGGCAGTATCGTTGATGCTCATCGCTCCAGTGACGTTCGTCCTGAGGTCAGTGTCAACGTACCAACCTCGTTTTTGTGCGATGGTGAATGCAAAAAACCCGCTGTAGGCCTGGTACGTGCTAAAACCTACCATCAACAGATCACATCGCACCGGGTCAGTCACTTCGAGGTACTGGCCGGGAGGCAGTGATGCGCTAGAATCCAGACGAGCAGTGGCGACGAACGAGGCTTGTATGTTGACCTGCCTCGTCGCAGGCGCGTACCTGGGTTCGTACGGGAACGATCTTGACCAGCTGTTGTCTTGAGATCGAGGTGGGTTATCGTTGTAATCGAACATCACGAACGCCGTGTTGTTGACCTTGATCCTGCTCGACCCGCCGATGCCTCCACCGATGATCGTCTCATCAGACGACGCGATCGTGAATAGTTGCATGGAGTCCTGAGAGAACGCCACAGAGACATCAGGCATCAACGTGTCCCAGTAACGCTCAGAGTCATCGAAGTGATTCGACACGCGAGGAGAGCCACATCGTTCCCACCACGGTTGCAATCTAAAGTTCTTGGACGGGTTAGCGGTAAGTTCTGCTGAAGACGTGTCAGGACTGGGCTGCAATCTGGCACTAAACTCGCTGAACACCCGACCTCGTGAACCCGTCGCGAGCGTCAGGCGCCTGCCAGGTCGGGTGCTTTTTGTGATGAGTGACCCGGTCACGAAATCATCAGAAAAACCGTTGATGTACTGGTCCCTATACGCTACCTCAAACTGGTCAACGATGGGTTCGTTGCCCACGACAATCTCATGTAGCGCGTCAGAAGCTAACGGTTGATTGAGCGTGTCATGGTATTCCTTGTTCTCACGCAACAGACAACCATAGAGAACGACGTTAATCGATCCCGTGATCAATTGAACGTCATGCTCAATCGAACCAGACGTTTTTGGTAGCGGCGTTTGGCTGCCAAGAAAGACGGGCCTTGACTTCGAGACAGCTAACACCAACGTGTCATTGGGATTGACAAGGTACGGCGACGGTTGGAAGTTTTGTAGAGGCAATGCCATCTCAAACTTGAAGGTGTTACCTGCCGTGATACCGTTGACGTACTGCGTTGGAACGCCATTGAACAACGGGCTAGTCGCTCCACCTTTTGTCCCAGTCAAGTAGAACGGGTTATCGATCCTTCCCTTTTCATTCAACAACTGGGACGTGATGAACTCTTTGCCAAAGATGCTTCGCCCAGAAGGATCGAAACCGGTGCCGCCGCGTCCAAAGTTATTGACGTACGCGATGTAACAGCTCTGGCTGTAGTGACTGGTCACTCGATTGACCAACGGCAACTGAGGTGTATTGAACACGTCGATGACGCCTGACTTGTTAGCTTGAACGTCGCTTGACGTCATCGCTAGCTCGAGTTTTACGATGACGCCGTTTGAGACCTGCGCCTCACACTTGACAGCCACCGAACCCGTGAAATAGTTACCAGCTGTTGATGACGACCTGGGAGTGACGATCGCCCCAGGCGTCCCACCGTACGCTAGGTAACCTTGGGGCCTGATCTGATAGGTCGATGTGATCGGTGAAAAGCTAGAAAACGTGATGTTGCTGATGTTGTCATTTGCGTGTGTGATCACGCCAGACATGATTAGGTCTCGACGCGTCGAGTTACCGATGACAGACTGGTTAAACAGAGCGACAGTCAGACCTGGTCCACCAAAATCGAACCCGCCGGCAGGGTTGTTTTCTAGCGTTGACATACACGTCGTCTTGTCAGCGAACCAACCGTTACCAGCTGCGAACGGTAACTCGATCACCGCTCGCTCGATCAAAAACGAGTGATTGATCGGCAGCTTGAAGACCTCGTCAGCGTTGGCTCGATAGTCTTCATTGACCGTTATCGACTTGGCGTATGACTTGTTGAGCGCCAGAGTGACGTTGTCAGTGGTGTAGTTAGATCCGATGCTAGCATCGCTCTGGTCACCCGTCGTCGTCCTGACGTGTGAACCCGAAGCAACGGTGTTACCAATTGGACCGAAGCCCTTGTGATCTTCAATGATTCGTAACGAACTGGCATCAGCCGAACGATCGATAACGATGTCGCCCTTTGACTTTCCAGAGTTGTTAGTCACCGCGCCGTTAGCGATGATGTAGCTCGAGTTTTGTGGTACCTCCCACGCTCCAGCTCGGATGTTGTAGTAGTGAATCGTTGACGCGGTGCCGAACAACACGACGTTGTTGTTGACTGGAAACGATATCCTGATCTGCGTCTTTGCCTTGAGAGGTTGTGACAGGCCGTCGCCTAAGGCGTCAATGCTCGATCCGCTGACGTAAAACGAATCAGTTGCTGCAGCGGCGTCGTTCTCAAACAGCTTGTATTCTGAAAACGGTTCGATCGATTTTGGAACGTCGCCTTGAAGAAACTGGTCGACGACGGACTGGACGACGCTGGCTGTGAACTCAAAGTCACCCGCAAACAAGTCTTGTCGCGTCATTGACGTAGGTTCAGAGTCACCATAAAAACGTTGCAACATCGACGGAGCGTTGACAAGCACCCCGGACATGATGCCACGTGTCGTGCTAGACGTGACATAGTTCAGCGTTCGACGATCGTCAAATGATATCCCGTCGTTACCAAGCCGGCTGTCTCCCGTGCGGGCGACCGTCGGTAGGACTAATCGATTGTCCAAGCGACGAATCTCTGAGCGAGGTAACACCTTTCGCCTATTCATCGGAGGCAAAAACGTGAAAACAGTGCCTGCGGCATTGAGGCCGGGCCAGTGAATGAAAGGCTTGAGATTACAGGTGTAATTTGAGGTGAATGCTTGGTCGTCGGTGTCGGTGTACGTTGAGGTGACAACAGCGCCTCCGTAACGATATTGTTGTCGTTCAGTGTCTCTGTACCCAAGACCGTACGAAAAATCACGGAACCGATCGGTTCCGTTAGGCATGAAGATACCGATGGTCGCGTCTTCGGGCGACGATGGATTCAAGACCAGGTTGATGCTTTGTCGTGGGGTGTAACGAAACTCGATCTTTCCGTTTTCGTAGATCACGACCTCAAATCTCAGGATGGTGCTGGGAGTTGAAAAATCAGACAACGAGTTCCAACGAACGATGAGCCGTCGGCCGTCTGTCGATCGAACATCGCGAAAGAACTTGACACTGTTTTGGCCAGCGTTAATGAACGTAGGAGGCGTTTCTAGTCCCCTGTTGATGCGATCGACCTTTTCAGACGATAGAGAGCTGGATGCGATGTACTGTGACGTGGTGGCAGCGACGTTTCGTAAGTCATCGAACCAAGGCGCTAACAAGACAGCGTTCGATGAAAAGATGGGCTTGATAGCAGAGTTTGTCCAGACCTGATTGCTGAGGACCTCTGTTGAGTTGAACGTTCCCGTCGTCGGATCGACGAGCACCATCCAACCGTTCGTGCAAACGGCGAATTTTTTGTACGTGATCCCATCGATCTGAAAGTCAAATCCGATATCGATGGGAACGCTGATGCCGTCATCTGAGTATCCACGTCCCGGATCCTTATCACCACCGACGCCAGACTCTGTCGAGCTGCCTGGGCTGCAGGGCAAAAACAGGTTGTCAGGAACCCTCGTCAAGTTAACAGACGCTGCAGTCGAGCGAGTTAAGACGTAGTTCTCAAACCGACGGGGCGGTGAGCTTCTTAGGGTTTTTGGCGTAGCAGCCATTAGTGAACCATTCCTCCGAAAGACAGTGAATCAGTACCTACTCCGGAATTAGTATCGTAATCCCATCCTGAGGTAGCTGAACGCTTTCCGATGGCCAAATTGATGTAGCTGTCCGTTGAACCGGTCATCAGGCTCAAGGCTGCGCTCATCGCAGAATCATAGTTCGTGGCCAACGGAGCGTTACGTGGGTACCGAACGTCAACGAACGGCGAGAGTTGAGGTTTCTCGTGAAGGAAAAATCCGACGTTTGATGACGCATTGTGAGAGCCAGAGACCTGACCTGGGAACGTCACCCCGTCGGCATATTGGTCTAAGAATCCGATCTGTTGCTTGAGATCGTAAAGGTATACAGTCTGCACTTGGTCTGAGGCAAACGTCGTGTCAGTGTTGCCTCCCATCACAGCTCCTTTCACGTCATGAGACTCAAACGGAACCTCGATGCTAAAGAACGATGCCTTCGACCTGATGGTCAACGGTTCGATCACGCCATCGAAAACGTAATTTTCGATCTGATCGTTATCACTTGTGATGATGGGAAATGTAATGACGCTGCTGAACAGGGGAGAACTAACGTCCTGTGCTCGAATGAAATCGACCGGGTCAAAGTAATCGAGTTCCTCAAAGGCTGCGTCCGTCCTAAAGTTCTTGTCCATGCCGTAACGGTTACGACGTAAGACGTGTCCGGGTTCGCCAGCATGGATCTTTGCCAGACCTGCGTCAAAGTGTTTCTGTTGCGTGAGCTCGACACCTTGTCGATAGCCATCGATCTCTGACGTGTCGATGCCTTCAACGTTAAAGCTACCAGAGATCAAGCTGAGGCTGATGTTTCCTTTTGAGCCAGATGAAAACGCCTGGTTTAGTCTGACCCTAAAGTACCTGACGTTCGTCACGTCGAAAGTGAACGACGTCGTCGCGCCGTCATCCTGAGGAGAGAACGACGTCAGCTCAAACCGATCGAACGTTGGGATCGGTGACCAGTTGACTGCGTCCTGTCCAGCCTCGAAAGCAAGCGATTCTCCTTGGGCTTGTTTGGCAAGGACGTTAAGTCTAACACGTTGTGCCTTGTTGGTCGACTGTCCAGACGACGACTGAGGAAACACAGCGTGTTGGGGGGTGCTAGCTGTCCACGTAGCGACCGGAAACGTACCTGTGATGAACTGGTTTGGCTTGGGCGATGCGACGGCTGGACCCTCGTCAAAAAAGTTTGGGTCCTCATGTAGGACGTTTCTGAAAAAGTCTAAGGTTGCCATGTCACCACTTTCTGATCACGCCAGCGAGTTGTTGCAATAACAGGACGTCACGGATCCTACTGCGATCCTCCTCGCCCAAATATATCTCGCTCGAGAAGTACTCGAGCTTGTGTCTCTCTAACATGTGAGACTCGATGACGAAGTTTGTCCCTTTGAAGTTCGTTTTCCTGGGTATCAGTTGCTCGATGAACGTCCCAATCGACGAATCGAACCACCTGAAGAACTCGAAAAACGCCTTGAAGTTAAGCTTCTCTTTGATACGATTGAAGTAAACGTTTCGTAACGTCTCCAGGTTCGGGTAATCAGGTGAGTACACAAGCTCTGGTGATCCTAGAGCGTTATCGAGAGCGTCAAAGGTCGAAAACAGCGTGACGATGTCACGGTTAAGTGCATCGATCAGAGAGAACTCGATCGCAAAGCGGACGTCGTCTGTTGGTTGTTCGCTCTTGACGATCTCGTAGACGGGCGCTACTCCGGCCCACGGCGTGGCATCTACGAGATCCTGGTTCAAAAAGCTACGGATTCGAACCTTCTCGTTAGAAGCTGCTTCATCAAAGTAAGGCGACAGGTAGCTGACGTCGAAGAGCTCGCCTCTCAGGCAATCACGATCAATGGGAAATCCCGTTCCGGTCATGTGCATCCCGTTCTGGCTGAAGTCCAAGAACGTCATCGTTCCCAGGGGCCCATACGATCCCGTGGCGTTGGCCCGGCGCGTGTCCTGTTTTCCGAAGCTGTCCATGCGAACCTTTTCGAACGAACCGCTACGAGTCGTGACGAAATTGTAATTGACTGTCGGATCCTCGACGCCGAGGGACTTGTGATTACGAATGTGCTCAGTCCACTCTTGTTCTGTCAAGCCTTTCGACCAGAATCTGAGAGCGGTCTGCAAGCCAGTAAAAGCCGTCACTCGTGACTCAGGATCGGCCACAGAAATATTGTTCAGGTAAAGGTAGCTGTTACCTACCCCAGACGGAATTGATTGATTCTCGCCAATGGCTAGAAAGCTTCCTGATTGGTTGAAGCTCGAGCTTAACGTTCGGAACGAGTTTGACTCAGAGGTGATTAGTTCGTAAAAGAACGACGCTGTCGTCTGCAGGTACGTGATCTCGCCATTGTTTTGCGTTCCCAAGCGTAAGAAGTATGACGACGAAACACGTGAGTCGATGCTGTCGTTACGTACGCAACCGAACGATACATTCCACTTGTCACCATCGAAAATTGCGTTATCAGGAACGCTCATCGACATGTGTAACAACGGGCTCGTGGCGTTGGTGCCTGGCCTGAGGTACAGTACGAGCTTTGGGTCCGCTGACGAAGAGATTGCTAGTAGGTTTGCGACGAGACCCAACCCTCCTGACATGAAACTCGTCGACCCCGTGACGCACATGCGAGCCAGCGATTGCGTTGAGCTCGTCATCGATTTGATGTGATACGGTGTGTACTTGACGATCGTTTCGACAGTCCAAGAGCCCGACGTCAGCAATCCATCGCTTGGGTTGTTGCTGATGCCATTTGGCGGGAACCTATTTGCTTGGACGAACGTTCCTCTGATCTGTGGATAGCCAGGCTCGTAGCGTGACGCTGTCAGAAACGGAGATACAGCAAGCGACGAGGTGATGAACTCGACCATCGTGCCTGTCTCACGTTTTTGCTCTCGAGTGAATGACAGTTGTTTGACAGTGGGTCCACCGAACTCACGCAACCTCAGGCTGTTCTCAGGATCGATGCCGATGGCACGTAGAAAAACCTTGATGCTGTGTTGCGTTCCCTTAGAGCGTATCACCTCAGGTAAGTTGATGATGATCCGACGGAGCAGCTCGTTCTGGACATGTTTTATCGGTGTCTCGCTAGAGCTGATCTCTGGATCGACGTTCTCTCCTTTGATGTATTGCTCTATCGTGCTATCGTTGAACAGCACGGGCATGTGAAAACCATACTGCCTGACCAGGTCTCTTAGGAAGTTGTTCGGGGTGCTGACGTTGGTGTCATAATTCACCGTCCTCACCGAGCTGAAGGCGTCAACGAACAGCTTCATCTCGTCAAAGAACCTCGCCCAAATGTAAAGCATCGACAGGATCAGCTGGACGTTACCCAATTTGCCTTGACCGGGCATGCCAGTGCCAGAATAGGGGTCGTTTCCGGCGCCCTCAGGTTCATCGAACCCATCAAACAACGTTCCTTCTAGGAGGTAGTGTTGTGGGACCAATCGGGTTATCAGGTTAGGGTTCGCCTGATCGTATGTCGTGGCGCTAGCGAGCAAGGTAGCGTTAAGGTCGACGACGCTTTGGTATGCTGGGAACAGCACGGGAACGCTTTCTTCACGCTCATAGATCACGTCGCTCGTCGGATCGAGAGAGGCGTCTTGTCTCAGGAAACTGCCCGTTAGGTTTCCTACGTCGTCAAACTGTGCGTAGGTTAGGAAGTTGCTGATCACAGAATGAAGCGAGTTTCCTGAGCTGTCAATGACGATAGCGTTAGCTTGGTCGTTGGTATCAGTTGCTAGCGGCGGTGGGGGCTCATTGAAGCGATAGTAAAGCTTTAGGTCGGGTTGAGCAAAGATCGCCTTGGGAGCAAATTGCTGTTGGAGGTCAGCGCTGCGGGCGCTGTGAAACAACCGCAACTCATCGATCGTGCCTGACAGAGTCTGGTTTGGTGTGACCGTCGTCGAACCGAGTGCCATGACAGTACCTGAACCGATCGTGAAGTCTGATGCGTCAATGTTAAAATCACCAAACGTGTAACGTGCCTTGGTGACGTTCGCACTCGTGCCTCCTTTAAAGAACTCAAGGTAGTGAGTTCCGGTCTCTCGATTCAGAGTCACGCAGATGTGATTGAAACGACCCTTGTCAAGGTTACAAGGAACTGTCAGCGAAAACGAACCTGAAGCGACACTGAATCGGGCTTCGACGCTTGAGGTTGACGTCGTGGGCGTCAGGTATAACGAAAAACCTTGTGATGTGCCATTGATCTTTTGACAAACGACCTGCGTACCCACCGTAGCCGTCGCAGGTAAGAACAGGTGCATCTCAATGCTCAGTGATGAACCATTTGTCGGGTTCAAGACAGAACCACCGTGAGGGTCCTTTGACAGGTCGGGATACAACGAACCCGCTGCATCTTTGACGATGATGTACGAACCTGCTGCAGGTGACGTCTCGCCGACCCGGGTCCCTGAGAACATCAGTTGTCCATGAAACTTCGGGAAATTGTCAAAGACGTACCTGTCATAGCCTGTCATCTTCTCGAAGAAGACCTCAACCTCCTGTTTGGTGCCATCGAAAGGAAACCCATTGATGACCTGTTCGAATGCTAGGTTGACTTTTGCCTCAGCGGACATGAAAAACGTGTGATTCTCGAACCGAGACCAGTCAACGTTTAGCTGTTGAGTTGACTTCAAGGGAGCGTCTTGGTCATCGTAAATGAACGATGACGTACTCAGGATGTTAGTGTCCTTGACCTCACTGAACGTCAGCTGAAGAGGCCTGTTTCCTTCGACAGCAGCCTTTAGGAAGGCTGGGACGTATGGTGAGATTTGTTTCGTCGTCATGAGGTCTCAATCTACAGTCTAGGTATCGTGGAAGGCGACACCTCAGACTACCTTACCTCGCGTCGCTAACACGAAAAATTGGTGATGCGCTCTTGAAGACACGACGATCACCACCCATGATCACCATGATGTCGATGACATACGTACGTTCAGGTGTCAGGTTAGACATGTCGAACTTGAAGTACATGCCGCTTGCATCGCTTGACAGGCGTGTCGAGTTTGTCACCGTGTCGAAGGGCACCTCGACGAGACCAGTAACGTCATCGCGTACCTGGAAATGTACGTCGCGGATAACTGACCCGGGATGTTCGATCGGCAACCTGGTCGCTGTCAACACCGACGGTGAGGTTATGTCAAACAAGTGAACGCGTAACACGGTTTTTTCATCGCTAAAGTAGCGATTTTGCATGCCGTGAACGGTCACGACAAACGGATGAGAGTTGACGCTCGTTGGCCCTCGAGAGCTAGCTCGTAGGTCAATGCTCGAACCGGTCAGGTACGCTACCGTGTCATCAAGCGATCCCCAGATCGGCGTCATCTTGACAGAACCAGACTGAGCTAGCTTTGAGAGCAACACAGCATCCGTCGAAGGCAACAGAACCGAAGCAGAGTAAACTCCCACCACGGGAAAGATCCCGTAAGCGTGTTGCGATCCGGTGAACACCAACGTGTGCCAACCACCAGAGATCTCAGTCGTTAGTTTCAAGACCAGGCTGTTTGGGCCGGTCACGGGCGCCAGCGATGAACCGCTTGTTAGGTTTCCAGGAACGTTCCGAACGTAATTGTAAAGAAATAGGTTACTGGGCGTGTCGAAGACCAATGACTGGCTGTCATCTTGGATGGAGTCATCGAACTTAACGATCATTCGAGGACGTTTGTCTGAGTTGAACGCTGTTCGTGAAGCGAACCGTTTGACAAAGTACGTGTGTTGGTTGTTCTCTAGGGCATCATCTAACGAGATGCGAAAACCATAGTCTGACAAGGCTCCTGCGAGCGTCGCTGAGACGGCTAACGTGACGTCGACTTCGAGGTCTTCCTCTCCGGTGACGAAGAGCTGCGAGCTCAACAAGCTCGCTCCGTTAGAAACATTTGTCGAGGCAGTGACGTAATCGACTGTCCCGGGTAAACCACCCCCAAGACCACAACCACTCACTAGCCACTGACCGCCTGACCATGAGCTGGTGAGAAAATTGCTGGCGTCAGAGTCTGAATAGTACACCACGTCACGTCCCAAGCCTTCATCGAAGGCACGACCGAGAGGATGCACGTTGACCTGAAAGTTTGAAGGAGTGGGCTGCCCACCATACACGTCAAATAGCTTCAGCTTGACTTTGAAGCTTGCGTTACCAGGATCGATCTTTCCCTCGCTAACCAGGTCACGAAGGGGTTGTAGGTCGAATTGAACCAAGAGGCGACTGAGTTCAACGTTCGGAACGCTGCCAGACGATGTCGTACCGTAAAGCTTAAACAGATCCAGTGAACCTGCGGCACCAACGTTAGCGTTGTATTGCCTGTTTCCTTTGACGACACGATCAGTGATGTACGTGTCTTTGCTGGGTCGAAGAACCTTATACATTAGACTGCTGCCTTACCCATGATGTCAAACTCTGGGAACCTGATTTCAAAGATCGCGCCCGGCGTTGGGAACATGATGCCCAAGCGAGTGTTAGCTTGCACGTCAAACGTGCTTGAGCTGTATTCCCTGTTTGAGTTCGTTCCTACGATGTTCTGAAACGTAACGTTATTGACAGCCACAACACCTGGGACGGTGAAGATGTTGTTAACGACGTCAGAGATGACGATCGGTTGGTCGATGTGAAAGTTCTTGATGTCAAAGAACGTTTGAAGTTTCGTCAAGGCGCCTTGCAAAACGACGCTGCGATTTAACGCAGGATCGATCAATACGTCAAATGACATCGTCAGGTTGATGACGCGAGCATCTAAGATGTCGATGGCGTCAGAAATCATGCGATACGGATTGAGGTACGATCGAAGGTTCCTCTTTAACGTATCGGGAGAAGTGATCAGCTTAGACTGCGGGTCACGAGACACGATGAAGAGTTGCGTTGCTAGCGGGTTGTTTGGGTTTGACCTGATTGACGCTCTGAAGACGCGGCCAAAGTTCGATGGCAACGTGTAAACACGAGCCAGTAGGTCCTCACGGGTGACGATACGTTCCTGAGAGTTCTTAATCGCGGGTATCTGAGCCTTAAGGTCGTCGCTCGTGGGAGCGTCTTCACCGCCGCTAGCAGCGATCTTGTTAGTGATCTCGATGCTGCCTTTGACGTTTGCAGCGAGCGCTGCGCTAGGATTGCCTGGAAAGAAAACCTTCAAGGTCTTCACGGTCCTGACGTTGTTCGCTGGTACGTTGTGATTCAGTCCACCGCTGTAACGATAGTTGATCTGCAACGTCGTGTCTGATGCAGCAGTTCCGAGCGTCTTGGTTTGCAACAGCTGCTGTGGGTTGACAGGGATCCTTGAGAACGTCCTAGAGTATGGGAACGCGATGGCAAAATCCGAGGGATCTGGGATGACGTCGTCCTCTAGCGTGTTAGCGTTGCCGCTACCGAATGTCAGCGTCATCTTCCTAGTGTTGAGATCGGCATCAGCAGAATAACGAAACGGAGCTGGGATGACCTTGATCGCGTCCTTGACGAGCTCATTATCCTTTGCGGTGTTCAGGACGTTACGATAGACGACGTCATGGCTAAGCGACGCGACCTGGTAATAGACGTTTCCAAATCCATCAATCACCGACGTGATCTCTGAGACGTTAGCGTTTGACAGGGTGATCCGACGAAACGGGATGAAATCCTTTCCGATCGAGATGTTTTCAGTGACCTCCTTACCAGAGACACACATGCCCGATTGTGCCATGATGAATGTGGTTGGCGTGCCTGACGACGTCTTGTTGCCAACCTTGATTTGGGCCGCGAAGCTACCGTCTGACTTTTTGCGATTGAAATCGACGTCCTCAAGAAGGATGAACTCAACGCCATTGTCAGCTGAAAAGATCGATCCCGCCATCACCTTCGGAAGACACGCGACCGACGGTCCCAGAACGTTCTGGGTCTTTTCAGCTGGAACTGATACGTAAATCGTCACTGGTACGATCGCAGGTGAGGCTCCGACGATAGGAACGCCAGAGTTTCGCAGCGCTCGTTCGATGTTTGGGGCTTCGACGGCGGTGTCGTAATTCAACTCAGCGTATTGGTGATCGAGGTAGAACGACAGCACGTCACCGGTATAAGCCGCGAAGTCAAGGAACAGGCCTCCGAGACTGCTCTCGCTAAAATCACGGATGCGATCCGGGTAGTAGAGACGAGCGTATTCCAGCAACTGAGCACGAAGACTGTCGAAGTCTTTTGCTAGGTACTTCCTTTGACGTACGCTTTTTAGATCATCACGATTGAGGGCCATGCGTTCACTGTTCCGATTGTGTTAAGTATCGATCTCAGATCACGTACAGCGTGACCAGTAGCGCTCGCTTGCCAGCTTGTAAGGCTGGGATCGAGTACGTGATGGTGATCTTAAAGACACCCGTGTTCTTGTTTTGCGTTCGGTCGACCTCAGAGAGAAAGTCCTCAAGGCTGACAAACGGCATCCACCTTGACACTGCAGCGCTGATGCGCTTGATCGCCTCAGCGTCAAAGTCTTCCTGTGAGGCGAACTCTGTGACGAGCGGGCGCAGGTTCGCTCCGAAATCATATATCCCAAGGTGTTCGCCCCAATTCGTCTGTAACAGGTTACGCAGGTTATCGTGCACCTGGTCTGGCAGGTTGTAATTCATGCCAAATATCCCCTCTTGGGTTCCCAAACGCAAAGGGGTCTTGATGCCGATCGGCAGCGACGACTTGGTGATCGCCTCGACGATCTGTTGCTCTCGTGTCAGACCAGAACTCTTGAAAGAAAATCTTCCCATCACGTCACCGGCTGGAACCCGCTGCCTGGCCCGTCCTTCGCGATCGAGGTGTCGATCGACCCGTGAGACCTAGACATGTCAGCTCCAGTCTGGTCAGTACATAGTTTCTCGCTATCGATCAATGCCAATACTGTGCGACCTGCGATGTAGATCTGGTTTCCTGACCCGATGTACATGCTAAGTTTCTTTGAGTTCTTGGGAACGGATTTTGCGTTAATGTACTCCCACTGCTTTACCGCGGTCGGTTTTCCACCATTTCCCGGATCAGACTGACCGCCTTCGACCGTGGTCATTGAAAAGCTTCCGGGCTTGTAGTCCTTGATCAGAACGAGAACGTGTTCGTTACCCAGCTTTCCTCGTTTCTCAATGATGATGACGTCACCTTTCTTGAGAGGAGGCAGGTCGCCGCTCTTGTATGGGATGATCGCGTCCTTTTTCTTTGCCGCAGTGTAGATGCCAGCAATCGCTGTGCCATCACGATATCGATCGAGAAAGAAATCATAATAGAGGTTGACAGATGGGTCCTGCTTGCTGGTGTCGACCTTTGAGTCAAAGACAAAGCTCGCTCCGCCGTTCGCGAGACACGCTCGGGCCACGAGACCACAACTTGATGCGCTCTTTAATTTAGCCAGTGTCCTTGATTTTCCAAGGGCACGTGGGTCAGCCTGAGGGCCTTTTCCAGGTTCAGCATACTCTACTAACAACAGGTGTGACGCATACGTGTCTTGCTTGGCTGCTCCAGCGCCGTAACCCGTGTCGATCATCTCTTTCGCGTAGCTCACGATCTTGTCACGAGGCGACTCGGGTTGCGGGTCTGCAGCGTCCTCGGGCGGGTCATATCCCAAGAACTTGCCGATGCCGCCTGTTATCCCACCAGGCGATGAGCCCAACGTGGATCCAATCGCTGCGATGAAGACCATCTCAACGATTTTTGTCGTCAGGACCTTGATGGCGACGATCTGCGTGACGGCGTCTGGCCTGATGTCACCAAAAAGCTTTGCCTCGAAAGCGAGATCGCAGATCGACTTAAACAGGTCTGGAAGGTTCGGTAGCTTAAGCACCAGTTTTGGAATGTTTGCGACGAGCGTGACCAGGAACTTTGGCACGTTTAACGCAAAGGAGAGCGAGAAATCGAACAACGTCTTAAACTCTGGGACCTTGATGTCAGGAGGAATTGGAAACGTGGGCAAAGGCGGTGGAATTGCCGGGATCCCAGGGAACTTTGCGATGAGCTTCGGTGGTGGCATGATCTTCATCTTCAACGCAAGCAACGGAGGATTTGGGATCATGAAAGGTATGAAACCGCTTGGAAAGTTGGGTATCTTGAAATTGACGCCGAGCTTAAAGCCTAACGAGACAGGACAACAGATGGGAAGCAACTTGAAGTCTGATTTCAGGTTAAGGGCACAGGCGATCTTTTCGTACGTTCCCAAGATGTTCTTGTGAAACTCAGGGTACTTTTTTTCGTCTTCGAGGAGCAGCAGACCCGCAAACGGGTTAGGCGGCACTGGATCGCCACATGGGAAAAGAGGAGGCACGGGCATGTTTGCTGTGCCGAACGTGAGCTCGTCCTTGACAGCCTGTATGAATTTTTTCTTTGCCTTAGGCGTGAGCTTGCACTTGTCGTCAATGATCCCCGCGTGCACCTGACATCCGCTTCCTTCAGCCATTGTGCCTCATTTCACCAAGATCTTATTTGCAAATTTGCCTTGTGAGGGAGCGAGCGCTGGGCCGTTGTCTGACCCTGCGGGTTTCGCACCAGCAAAAAATCCGCCCATCGTCGTAGACAAGGGCGCTCCGGTCACGCCACCATCAGCAGCGACGACAGGCACGTCGCTACACACGAGACCGAACTGAGCGTCATCTCCTCCAAGTTTCACGTATCCTTTTTTCGAAGGTTGAAAAACGATGTCACCGTTAGCCTTGATCGCGACCACGGCCCAGTTGTCGCTATCTTGGTCTTCGACTATCCTTCCCTTGTCATCACGAGTCACGAATCCCGTTACGACGATCTCAAGATCAGAACGAGCGATCAACCTGATCTTGTCAGTCTTGATGACGATGGCGCCGTCTCCTTCGTCACTGTCCTTGACGTCTGCTTTCGCAGGATCACCGCCTTGGAACTTTCCCTTGCTTAGATCAGAATTAAACCGATTCAGGCCAAAATTCCTGTCAACCTTCGTGCGTTGTGAGATCAAGACGCGGCTTCGATCGTTAATGAAGTCAGGGTCACCCTCGTTAGGTACCAGCTCCTTTAGCGACTTTCCAAGCTCTTTTTTACCAGTCGGTGAACCGTCGATGTTCGTAGAGCTGGCCTCTGCACCACCGGTGCCGTCTGTTTGCCCGCGGCCGGCGACCAGGTCGATCGATCCTGCGCCTGGCTTTTGGTCGTCTTCGTCTGGTATGCCGGCGACGACGGTTGCTTGTGACGTTTCGTCTGACTTGTACCTAGCAACAGCGCCTGTTCGATCACGACCCATCACGATCAGGGTATTGTTCGTTCCTTCGAACGCAAACTCACTGGGACGTTTTCGGTACCTCGGAACCGGCTCTAGAACGGAAAGCTTTCCCCCATCAGTGTCTGTCAATAGTTTTTCGTACGCATTTTCATCACCGTTCAGTGTCGCGCTCTCGGCAAGGGTGTACCGACCGTCCTCTCGAGTGTCAGCACGACCATTTCGAAATTCATACTTTGGAGAGTCAGTGCCATCGAACTGGTCTCGAGATCCTGGAACGAAGCTAGCGTCTAGGCCTCGGGGCGGGTGGGTGTGATTGACGTCCTCGACAAAACCCGGCTCAACGATGCGACACATCCAGTAACCAAGGTCGTTCTTGGTGCCTGATTGGTTCTCGAACATGACCCAGACGTGCTCGCCCGGTTGGCATGGGAACGATACCGTGGGAGGAAAGAACGGAAACAGGAACATCGCGGGCGTCGCAGCAGACGTTCCCGGTGTCATGACGCGCTGGGCGACGATCGTGTTCCGAGGTAGGACCTTTGCGAGGTGGATGTTCGACACCTGTAACGCGTGTTCGAAGTACGACACCTTATTGTCGTCGATGATCGTCGGATCGAAGATGGTCTCGATGACGACGTACCTGTAGAACAGGGGAAGGTCGCCTCGGAAGCCGTGTTCGTAGTACGCTCGCTGTTTCTGTATCTCACCAGAAACACCTTCTGCGATGTCTCTTATCGGCTTGTACTGCTCGTTGGTCATGGTTCCTGTGGGTCACTTGTTTTCGCTGATGCGGGAAAACATATCCTCAGGATCTATCGACTCGCTCTTTTGATCAGCCTTCGCAATTAACTCAGCCAGCTTAATGAGCTGATCGTTAGCACGTGACATGCGCTCGATGTACGTAGCGATGGTCTTGCCATGCACGGCATGTTCAGTGCTCTTGTCAGCAGCGATCTTGACAAGCTTGGCAAACATCACGTACGAGTTCTGGCGATCAGAGATCGCGTTCTCGTAGATCTCCTTCCATAGCTGTCTTTTCTTGTCGCTGAGGTTGTTGATGTCCTTTAGTAGATCTGAAAAATCACGAAGACGTTCTTCGACGTTTCGTGCTTCAAGCTCGACGATGTCACCCGTTTCTGCGTTGTCAGGCATGTCAACCTCAAAACAGCTTGAATTTCGTGTCGATCTTAGAGCGACGATACAGTTTTTTCACGGATTGCATCGTCGTCGTCAGCTGCTTGGGACTGAGGCCTGACAACTCACGCATGTAAAGCAGGATGGCGCTCTTGTTGAGAAGATCAATATCATCGATGTTCTCAAAGATGATGATGATCGAATTGATGCAAGCGAGCTCGTTCTCTGTCTTGACCTTGCTTCGGATCTCTTGTAAGACGTTGATGACGTTAGCCGCTGATCCCTTGCTCATCAACAGCTCGTCCTGTGCAGGGACGATGTTATAGTCCTCAATGATACGCTGTTCGTTTGCGCTTAGTGAGTCGGGATCGTCAAGGCTGACGCTACGCTTGATGCGTTGTGATTTCTGTTTGGTCTTGATGATGAGCCAGTTCTTGGCCACGACGTTGAAATACGAGAAGGCGTTAGTCCCACGTGTCGCATCGAACTTTCCGATGGTCTCAAACAAAAAATTGACGCAATCGTTCTTCAGGTCGTCAAACGTGTCATGCAAGCTAGTGAACTTGTGAATGTTGATCAGGTTCTCGACCAGCTTCTCAAACGCAGGCAGGATCTTGTCAACGTAGAGCTTGTCCTTGTCTTTTTTGACATCAGACTGTTGGTAAGCAACGATGGCGGCTTGCGTCCCAGCGTTGAAATACATTCGCAACGCCTTAGCGGCTTTTGCTGCAGCTTCTTTTTCCTCGGGCGTGAGCTCGACAGCTGGAACGTCTGTCTTTGCCTCCATCGATTTTTTGGTCGGGACGATCTGTGCCTCTGCTGCTTTTTTACGACTGAACGCCATTGTTACTCCTGTTCATCCTCGTCGCGATCGAAGGTTATGACCTTGTTCGCCACGAGGAGAATGGCGTGTTTGGTGTGCTTAATGTCAGCGATCAGCTGCTGAACGAACGGATCGTCAGATCCGACTGGCATCTCAGCGACCTTAGCGATTCGCTGGTAACAGTCATTGATGATGTCGAGCGATTCTTCTACCTGTATGCCGACCTCCTCAAAACGATCTTCGAGCTGTAGGTTGTGCCTGACGCTAAAAAACAGCAGCAGGCCCAACACTACGACGGCCACGCTGAGGCCAATGACTAACGCTAACATGCTTCAAAGCACCTCTCGTAAGGCCTCGTCATATGCACGACAGATCGCCTTGAAACTGTAAGGTTCTTTGATCTTTTGTTTGAGCTCGAGCGCCCACTGTTTTGGAGTTGATGGGCTCTCTCGAAACTTGAGAGCTCGCTTCTTGAAATCCTCCTCGGAGGGGTTGGCCCAACGTGATCCCTTGACGAAGATCTTGTTGTCGATGCGAGAAGGATGTACTTCATTGAGTTGATAGTACACACTGATGAACTTACCGTGCTTCAGAAAGTCAAGGTGACCCGACCAGTTGGTCGCGATGACGGGCAAGCCAGAGGCTGCGGCCTCTAGGATCGGAAGTCCGTAACCTTCACCCCTCGTTAGAGCGACTAACGCCTTGATCTGAGGGTGCTTGTACAGCGACGCGACCTCTAGGTCATTCATGTCACCATGAAGCAAATAAAACTTGGGACCTATGGCACCTGCTGGCCTGACCTCTGTCAACAGTTGCTTGAACGTGTTGAGCACTATGTTTCGATCGATCTTTGAGTTTCGACCTGCGTTGGTCTTGACGACGATGCCGACATCCTTATCGTTCTTGAACGTTTCACACAGCCACTTGACAGTGTAGAAAATGTTCTTCCTGTCGCTGTGTGGGTTGTTACCTGTTAGCTGACCGAAAACCAAAAAGTTAAACGACGTGGGAAAGCTCTCGAAAGCGTACAAGTCAGATGAATCATCGATCGACTCTGAGTACGATTCTGGGACGACGACAATGGGTCGAGTCACGTTGCCCGAATTTAAGATGCACTGCCTTGCGTGACTTGATGGAACGATGACAGAGTGCATCGCATTACAGGCTGTCACCCACTCTGGGTGGCAACGATCCGTCTCGACGGCAGCAGTGACACCCACGTTGACACGAGACAATTTCGGGTCCCACTCGTTAGGTAATTGTAATTGAATTGACACGTCAAAGTTTGAGGTCACGTCAGGAGACACACAGCGCTGCATGATCTGACCCGCTAGACCTTCTGACGCATTGGGATTGACAATCCAAGGAGTGTCGCCCCAGGGCGTGGCTAGGAACTTGACGTCAACGTCGCCACGATTGAGCAGGTACTTTGCGATCTGACGACAGTGAACGCCGTAACCTGATTGCGTCAACACTGGGCCCCGAAGGACGACTGATTTCATGTTAGGAGTGTTCATAGCTCGATCCTCACCCAACGCTGTTGTGACGTGCGCCAGTTTTCTGTCAGGTTGGTTAACGTCCTGTCCCAATCAGAGATCATTCTGCTCATGTCGTAATCCTTGAGAGCGTGAGCGTATGCTTTCTTACCCACCTCGGCTCGTTTTTCTGGTCCCCAATCGTACATGGTCATGAACGCTTGCGCCAGCGTCTCATGAGAGACGAAGTCCTCATAGATGTACGGGACCATCTGGTTACCGACCAACGTCTTGACCTCAGGTTCTAGACCGATACCATACTGTTCGCCCGTCTCAGGGTCCTCGACCTGTCGTGTCAGACCGCCTGTTTTCAGTGCGATGATGGGCTTTCCTCCCATCATCGCCTCAAGGGTGCCCAATCCAAACCCCTCGTTGCAGCTACGGTTAACGATGGTGTCTGACATGTTATAGAGAGCGTTCATCTCAGAGAATCCGACCCTGTCCTTTGAAAAGACGACGTTGTCCTTGAGGTGTAACATGTCGATGACATGGTGAAGGTTGGGACCCTCTGGATCCATCGGATCCGTGTGCATTACGAGGGTCGACTTGCGATGGCCGTGCTTCGTCTCGAGCTCAGTGAGAAATTGCTTGAACGAGATGATGATGTCGCTGGGCATCTTGCGGCGAGCGTTACGACTGACGAAGGTGATGATGAAGTGATCTGAACGCTCGTTTCCGAGGATCTGTGACTTGAAGCGAGCTGCCTCAACGGGAGCCATCGGAAAGAAGATCTCTTTGGGAACTGCGTGCGGTATGTAGTTCGTCTTTTCTGGGAACCTCTGGTGAACCATGTCGTAGGTCGGGTAGTTGATGCAATTGATCAGGTCCGTCGATTCGTAAAGGACGCGATTGAACTCGGGCCACGGCGGGTTGTCCCACAGGTGGTTGTACGCGATCGGACACATCTGGTGAACCTCGTCCTCCATCTCCCACACCCAGATGAAAAACCGAGGATCGGTGAACAGCAACAGGATGTCAGGTTGCTCTTGTGCCAACGCTTGCCTGAGCATGTTCTTGTCTCCAAACCCATTGGTGGGCTTGATGATGAAGTCAGGGTTAACCGTCACCGTGTCGTAGTTGTCGTGTTTGACAGCACCACCAAAGACCTTGAACGAGTACTTACCCGTCTGCACCAAGCCGTTGATCAACCACCTTGCTTGCGTTCCGACGCCGCTGGTAGAGAGCGGGTGATCGCACAGCATCAAGACCTTCTTCTTTTTGTCAGCCATTGACGTCATCATATTCATCTCTCAGCGCTGTGTAATATCTGGTAAGCGTCATTTATGTAGATCAGGTGCAGTGTTCGGTGTCACGATAGTCACAGTACGTGCATGATGCACGATTCTTGATGGCAATACCCTTTTTGACGCTGGAGAGCATGTTGTTGATCACTTTCAGCGAGCGTTCTGTCGTCACGTCGCCGACAGACGTGGTGATCAACTCGCAATGTGCTCCGGGTTTTGCCGTCCTCTTGAGGAGGACGAACCCACACCTGACGTCCTTGGGATTCGTTCCCGTCTTGTTAGACCAGAAGTTCTTGTAAAGGACGAGCTGTGCTCGAACCATGACGTCAGATTTTTTATCCATACTCCACCCCCAGGAGGTGGTTTTCCAATCGATCAACCAGATCAACGTTTTGTTTTTTGGTCCCTTGCACTTGATGACGCCGTCAATGAAACCCTTGAACGCGTGTTTGCTGCCTTCGATGGGTTCGTACAAGTAGTGTTCAGCGTCAACGTACTCCCAGTCAGGAAACGTTTCTTCCATCCACTTAGGAACGTCAGCAAGGATAGCTTCGGCCTCGGCAAGGTACTTGTCTAGACCTTGCGCTTCGAATCCCGGGACGTCTTTGTTCTTTTCCCACACCCTTCGGATCATGTCCGTGGCGATCGAGACGTCCATGACGCGCGTCTTCAAGAACCTTTCACACGCAGCGTGGCACGCGGTGCCAAAGTCCATGAGGGGACCAGGTTTGCTAAGATCGATTTTCAGGACGTGTCGTAGCTTGTGACGGTACGAGCAATCCTTCCATTCACGGATTTCAGAGAAAGAAACGTGGGGTTTTCCGGTTGGCAAGTCTTCGAACTCAGGAGAGGGATCGCTCATCCCCTGATCGTAACTTTGATCTGACGCTTAGTTCAACGATCGTCAGGTATCAATCTTCATCCCATACCCAATCCAGTGGATGAAGTACTCTTGCTCAGTCTCGAGATGCAACGTCCCACATAAATAGGGCTCTGTGCGACGGGTTAACCGGTTATAGCCGTGACGCTGGTGGTACAGCTGGGCTGGAGGGGTTGGCTCACTGTTCTGCTCTCGGATCTTCAGGCACACCTCACGGAACGGGTGTTTCCACAGGTCAGGATCTGTCTCAGAGATGACCAGCTCTTCGTCAGTGATCCTCTCACCACACCCGTCGCAGATGTATGCCTTGTCGTCCATCTTGCGCTCTCAACAGGGTTCGAACCTGTGTCACTCGGGTTGAAATCCGATTGCCTGACCTCTAGGCTATGAGAGCGTGTGATCCCGGTGGGGGTCGAACCCACGACAAATCGGGTTGAAATCCGAATGCTCTACCGCTGAGCTACGGGACCGAAACCATCTGCATCACCCTGTCAAGAGCCTGACGAGCACGAAACATCAACATTGATAGGTCGTCATCGTTGTTGATCACGATGTCAGCCTTCTCGACCTTTGCGTCCTGCGACATCTGAGCCGAGATCCGAGATCTTGCCTCTTGTTCAGTCAGGTCATCTCGGGCCATGACCCTGTTTAATTGAACGTCAGGCGGGACCGTGACGACGACGAGTGGCCTGAAAGCGGCTGCAAATCCGCCTTCGATCAACAGCGGGGCGTCATAACACGCTAGCTTTTCACCGCTGCTACGAAGCTCTGAGAACATGGCTCGAGTCTGGCTTGCGATCCTCGGGTGTACTATTGAGTTGAGCAACGCTCGTTTCTTGCTGTCGCTAAAAACGATGCTTCCCAAAGCCTTCCTGTCGATCTCACCCGTGGGTGTCACTATCTCGAGCCCAAAACACTCGATGATAGCATTGAAGGCGGGAGCTCCCGGGACCATCACCTGGCGTGACACCAGGTCAGCGTCAACGATGGGAACTCCCCACTTTGCCCAGAGCCGACTGACGGTGCTCTTGCCGCTAGCAATCCCACCAGTCAGGCCAAAAACCTTCAACGAAGTGCGATCGAGCTCGGTCATCATTTTCTCGTTACCTGATCAGACCTTAAGGGCCAGGGGTAACGATTTACACAACTCTGCTGCTTTTGGGTGTGGCTCGATGGCGATAGCGGTGATGGCTCCACCGACGTCTGGTTCGCGAAACGCAGATGACCTTAACCCAGCATCGGTAGCGGCAACGAGGAGCCTCATCAGCTCGATCTCGTTGTCGACTGACAACAGCGCTAGGTAATTTGATTTCGCGAACCAGTCGTTATCGACCTCAGGATGATCAGCGGTGAACTGCCTCATGGCGTGACACGACTGGACGGCCTGATAACCAGGCGCGATGTCACGACGTGTCACTAGAAAGAGCTTGTCGCCCATCTTAATGGTGGCCATGGCTTGCCTCACGCGCTTTTTTCGAGGGCCTTTTGAGCCCTTCGCATGAGCCTGTTTGACCGAGGAACTGGCTCGGTTGACGGCGTCAGCAGCGCCTCGACCTTTTCGAGGGTGAGCTCCCTTGCCATTTTCCAATCGGCGTGAGCCTTCATCAGCTCGAACAGTGTTCGAGCGTTTGGTTGGTTTCCCTTTGCGCATCTTTCGATCCTATCATACGGGACGCCACGCATCAACCCGTAAGCAATCAGGTGTTCCCGACTGTAACTGCCGAGCGTACGCTTGTCATCCCACAGCTTGTTTCGCTTCGGACCTTTTGCCTTACGAATACGATTGTGAATGGAAATACCTGCAGCTTGCAGGCCACGAACCTTAGCACGAAGAACTTGAATACCAGTGAGCATAATAGACCTCTTTCATCTCAAAACAAAACACGTACAGCGAACTGATCGGAACGTGTTAGTCGAGGAGGTCCTCGCGCAAGACACTGCGGTTCAACCGCCTTGCATTCACAACTCTCGTAGCATGTCTAGTAAGTAATCCTTCTTCGTGCCGTTGTACAGGCCCAAGATTCACTTGTCATCGCAACCACACCCACAGCCCTTGGGCGGCGCGTATCCTGGGACCATCTGTCCCAGGATGTTATCGATGAACTCGATGCCGACCTGGACGTTCTGGTTACCAGCCGCAAACTGCTTTGAGAAATCACACCGTTGTTGTAACAGTTGTTTCACGGTGTCCTCAACCGTGAGCCCTACTTGTTCCATGGCACCGTTCTGTTGTCCTTCGTGTCGAAGTCGTACACGACTGTTCTTACGTCGTGAGCAAGGACACGGTTGACGATCGCCTCCACCTCTGACCATTTTCCACCTGCTAGGCCACATCCTATCCTGGGCATGTGAACAGAGGCATCCAACAGCTTGGCAAAGATCCTTAGCTTTGTCAGGCAGCTTTCTAGAGCATCGTACCTGATGGGAGGCACGCCATTCACTGTCATGACATCGTGCTGTCCGACCATGTTGGCAACGTGAATGCCATCACCCACGTGCACGAGTTGTGTCTCACCTAGCGCAAACGGAGAAGGGTGTTCTCCTTCTCCCTTGCTCCATTCACGATAAGCGTGTTCAGCGACCGGGTATCGCTTGGTCACTGACAGGACGAAACCTCGTCCCCAACGACCGATGTCATTGACAACGTGTGCGATGATCTTGACGTCTGGGCCGTTGGGATGGGTGGCGTCACCCACGAGGTATTCTATCATTTTGTTTGTCCGTTTCAGATTGCCATACGGGCACGAACTTCGTCTGCCGTAGTGTTGTAACAGATATCGCCGATGTCAAAGTACGTGACGTAGACGCTATTCGGGTGCACGTCGACGCCATCGTCGAGGATGACGGTCTCAAAACCATTCTCAGTCCTGATCAGGTCTAGACGACCTTCTTTCGACCTCTTGCCAGGATCGGTGATTGGGTTCTTCGAGACCCGCACCAACCGCCCGCCGACCCAGGCTGCGCAACACTTGAAGGCATGCTTCTGGGTGTCACGATTGAAATCCATGAGCAGGCCTCCACCCGAACCTAGAGCGATGTTCGACACGCTCCAACCATAGTCAACGACTGTTTGTAGGATCTTCTTCATCGAACGACGGTTGATGCCATCGCCCCAGATGATCCTGAAGTAATCTGGTAAAACCTTGTAACCCTTGCGATTGACGGTGATCTCACCTTCAGGCAGGCACTCTTCGAAGATGTCGAAGATCTTTTGAAGCGTGGTGACCGGGTCACCGCTGTCCGGGCGGACGATGAGAGTGCCACCAGAACCTTTGACGAGCTCTCGGATGCGAGGTTGGCAGACCATCCTCGTGAACCTGAACATGTTCCAGCTGTCGCCCACGCAAGCAGAAAGCTTGGGCATCCCGGTTGGGACCTGGCGCTCGACGAGCGTCTTGGTGACCCAGGTGACGACAGTCTCCTCTTCGTTTTCCTCGCCGCGGATCGTCATCGTGGAGTGTTCGGTCGCTGGGATCGAGAATCCTGACATCAAGCAATCGTAGTAGTGATTCACCCACTTGATGCCTGCCATGGTGTCGCTGCCCAAGAAGCTCATCAAGTGGGCTCCCCCGCCGAGCATCGCCTGTTCTTGACACGTGACACCACGACCGCCAAAATCGTGGTGCTTAAAAGAGATTTCTGCGGCTGGGTCGTCACTGGACAGCTGGAGGTAGTGCAGCCAGACTTTCTTGACCTCGCGGCTACCGATGGCGACGACAGACGGGTACCAAACACGCGTCAGCAGCGTCTCGATCCAATTGGTGATCCAAGCACACCTCTTATCCCTGGGACTTCTGACGACGAGGATGGCGTTCTTGACCGGCACGATCATGCCTTCAGGGATGCCTCGGATCGTCACAGGCAGGTTACCGTCGTACTTGTCCAGAATGTGAAGCCATCCCGCGAGATTGAAAGGTTCGCCATGTGCTAGCGCATCGCGCTCGATCTCGCTGATGTCCTCCAACGTGATCTTCTTCGAGAGGTACTTGTGACAGATGTACTGCATCCCAAACAGGGTGCACTCATCGAACTCGCCGCCTCGGGATTCGAAGTAACTCTCCATGTACTCCATGTCGTCTGGGTACAGAAGGTAGTGACTGAACTTATAGCTGTCGGTATCGTTGATGTTGTTGAGGACCAGGTCCTTTTTTCTTGCGTATTTCATGATGACACACTCTCCGTGTTTTGTGATGAGGTCCTCTCACTGAAGACCTTTAGCGACAGTAGCGATGTGAAGATGGGTTGGCTGATTGATTCTGCGTGCTCATATTCCTGACGAGCGCCGCCAGAGACCTTCCAACCCGGGATGAAAAAGATGACGTCACACTTCTCTTGGATGCTTCGGGTCCCTGGCAGCCAGAACTCGTAAGGCTGGCACTTTGAGAACCAAAAGTACATGGCGTTCGGACCGATTGGCATGATTCCCATCTTCAGGATGCGACGGACGAACACCAGCATCTTGGCGACATTATAGACCCTGCCCGGCCAACCGTACTTGGACGAGTATGGCCCAGCGACGAAACAAGTCAGGTGTTTCATCAGATCCTGTTGATGAAGTACGTGATGATGTGAAAGTGATCCTCGAAGAAACTTGCCTCTTGCGAGTACACCGTGTCGAGAGGCATCCACCACGCCTTATCGGCGTCGTCTGAACCTTTTACCTTGGGAAGCTCGCCACGACCCAAATTGATGCAAAACGCATGTGTGATCGTGCGCCCGCGAAGCGACCTGTTCGGGTGATCGAACACCTTTTCATCAACGATGAGTTTCTTGAGTTCGAGAGCGGGCATCTTGATCGCCGTCTCCTCCTTAAGCTCACGTACCGCGCCATCGACGATTCGTTCGTTTCCGTTGAGATAACCGCCAGGTAATGCGATTAGGCCCCTTCCGAGTTCGCCTCCCCTTCGTACGACCAAGACGTGACCGCTGCAGACGCAGATCGCATCGACCGTGACGAACATCGGTGCAAATGGAGCGCTATCCCACTGCGACCTATAGTCTTTGATGTGGTGGTGCTCAGCATGGAGCCTGTCGAATTCAGGCATTTCCATGAAGTGACACACGTCGTTGTAAATGCTCTCTGGGAGGAAGTTTTTGATGCCGATCTTGTCGAGCGAAAACATGAGCTCCCTGATCTTGGTCGCGTCAACGCCTGGCATGTTCACACCAGACTGGATGAGTGTCCATTGAGGAAACAGCTTCAAGTAAAAGCTTGAAGCGTCCTTTTCGTGACCGATGAGGACGACGTCCTTTGAGGGACCGGTGTGTGCCGTGATGGTGCGTTGGATCTCAGCGATCCAGAGGTTGTCGTTGTAGAGGTAATCACGCATCGGGATGAAGGTGATCCTACCTTGCTCTTCGAGGGTGAGAGCGCCGACAATCATGGCAATGCGCTCAGCAGTCGTCCATGGGTTCTTGATCGTTCTTGCTTGGTTGTCGCTACCGATGACGATCAGGACACGCTTGGCCTGAGAAAGCGCAAAACGCACAGTCGCGATGTGAGCGAGGTGCGCAGGTTGAAAACGTCCGATGTAAATCCCAAACTCGTGCATGACACTCTCCGTGTAAGTTCTGACAACCCTCACTGGGTCTAAGTCAGGATGGCAATGTACCATCTGACAATAGAGTATTCAACTCAAGAGACAGTGTACACCTATTTAAAGTCATGAGAGTACCGCTTAAGGAATTGCGTCGCGTTGTCAGGGAAGTCTTGAAGGAAGAGATGCCTGTGCAACGACCGACAATCTCCTCTGACTTAGATCCCAATGAAAAAACGCTTGCTGCAAAGCACCCTCATTGGGGTAGCTCTCGCGCCAAAGAAACGAGTGGTGTCAGCTCTCCAGCGAAGGTTAAAGCAAAACAGGTCGAAAAGATCCTGTCTGCGACAGGCGTGACCTCAGACGCAGCTAACAAGAAGCGCGTCGTTCACGAGCTCTTGCCGTTCATTGAGAAGATGGATCCTCAAGAGATATTCATCACTGATCCCGAAGAAATCGCGACTGAATTTGCGACCAACGTGCTCGGCATCAGCTCGAACTAAGGCTTCTTGCTGATCGCTCGCCCGACAAGCCTCTCCCAATCACGTTGTGGCCTGACCTCGAGGTTCTTCTCCCAGGCACCTGACATGACCTTGGGATCGATGCCGAGCTTTCGGGCGACATGCATCAAGGCGTTGATGTCCTTGACGAAACAACTGCCTCCAAACCCAAACGCCGGATCGCCCGAGTCGTCAGCAGGCATGGGCCCTGGGACCTTCCAGTGTGAGCTACCCAGGCGTTGGTCGTGCAAGGCATACTCAACGACTTTGTCATAATCGATGTTCGCTCCCGCTGCGTCGAGGTTCTCGCAGATCTGATAGAACTCGTTCGCTAGCGCGACCTTGACAGCGAGGTGAACGTTCGTCACGTACTTGACCATTTCTGCCGTCGTTGACGATGTCTTGATGACAGGAACGTTGGGAAACGCGCCTTCAAACAGCTGCTTGACCTTGTTGATGTAAGGTCGTGGTCCTCCGAGGATGATGCGCGATTGGTTGCGCATGTCGTCAAGCGCTGTCGCCTCTCGTAAGAACTCTGGATTGAAAACGACCCGAAGTTTTGTGAACTCAAACAGGCTGTTCCATCGCTCAGTAGAACCAGGCGGGACCGTGCTTTTGATGACAGCGATGCGTCGCAAGCTCGCCGGGCTCGGAATTGATGCTAGACTTTTCAGCGTTTCTTCGACGATCGAAACGTCGGCTGCACCGCCTTCGTACATCGGAGTCGGAAGACAGACGAAAAAGATCCCAGAAAATGACGATGACGCTTCACAAAGCTGGACGAATTCGGTGAGCGTGGCGGCGGGAATTGGCTCATTCCAATAGAGAGCTGGTCCTGGACCCATCACAACTGGAGATTGAACGATCTTTTCCTTCGGGTGTGTTCCACCCGTGGCCTGTCGACCGGTAATGTCAAACGTGTAGACCTTCAGTCCACGCTCAGAAAGGACGGTCGTTAATGATCCTCCGACGAAACCTTGGCCTATGACTGCGACGCTTTTCATGCTGCCATCTTATCCCTTGATCAGAGGTCGGACAACGAAAACCAACCTCGATGTGACTTGATGAAGTCCACTGACGCTCGTGAGCGCTCGTTCGCTAACGGATCGTTAAGCGCCTGTTGAATGATCCCAGGAACGTCATTGATAGATTGAAAGGTCTTGATCCCTGGGATCTGAGAAGCGAAGTACGCTTCTGCCTCAGGTTCGTACTGTCGTAACGGAAAGCATCCTTGTGCCGCGATCTCAATCTCTTTTGCCCACAGGGCGTTTTGTCCGACTGGGACGCCCCTGATCGTCCAGGACGATTGGGCCTCTTCGTGAAAGAAAAACTTCATCTGAGAGACGGTCTTGAGGTAGTCTCCGTAACCCTTTGACGAAAAGACTTTCACTTCTACGTTCATCTTTTGCAACTCTTCTATCGACCTTTTACGATAGGGATGTAGGGTTCCCATGAAGCCCACGGTGACCGGACGTGACTGCCACGTAATCCCGTAATCACATAATGAGGAATCCAACCACATCTGCGTGAATGTCGTCTTAAAGCCCAGAGAGGCCACGTAATCGGTCCACCACCTTGACGTCAGGATGAACGATCCGACGTTAACGTTCTCTCGAAACCACTCGTACGTGCCGTGACAGGAACCTTGATCAATGAAGTTTTCCCATGGGTCCTGATCGTATACGTACAACAGTCGATCATTCAAGCACCGTTGGATCCTTTCACGGGTTCGGTTTAGCGTTCGAAGCTTGAGCGTAGACAGGTACACGTCAGCTTTGGGCATGACGAAGTTGTGTTGCGACAGGCTGTTGGCCTCGATGATCAGGTGATCGTCACATTGCGAACGCAGGCAAGAAAGCAGCTGGTGTTGCCAGCAGTTGCTTTGAGCGTAGGCTCTCGTGTCAACGAGCTGAACTAATCGCATGTGGTACGTCCGCGAAGTCATTGAGCACCACGTCGGCGCCGAGACCTCGTAAAAAGCGCTCAGACCTGATCCCCGTTGTCAGGCCGATCGACCTTATCCCAAGCTCTTTCGCTGGCAGGATGTCGTGTTCGGTGTCTCCGACCACGGCAACGACGTCGCTCAGCGACCTGATGGTCTCGAGCTTGGGACCTGACGTGTGAACCGCTCTCGTGACGTAGGTGTTCAAGCCAGTGTTCACGAGCTCGTCAATGAAGTTCTTGTAGTTCACGCGAGCGGTGACGACGCAACATTCAAACTCGCATGAGAGCAGCGATAACGTGTTCTTCACGTTAGGAAGAGGGACGTCAAACCTCTGGTAGCGCTTGCACTCGGAGAGCTGACGTCTCATTTCGAGAAAATCACTGACGTCAGACCTCGAACAACCTGAAAGCGCTAACAGCTCGTTGATGTCTCGAGCCTCGCGACGCTCAGGCCAGTACTCCTCAAACGTCAGAGCGGGCCTGAGCAAGACGTTCAGGATGTCATGGTACAGCATGTAGTCGCGCCGTGAGGCATCGACCAACGTACCATCAAAGTCTAGGACGAGCTTTTTCACTTGAAGTACCTGCCTGCGTGGTAGCGCACCATCTTCATCCCCCACTCGGGTTCTGGTGCAACGACTGTTTGTGATAGTGACCTGATCCAGAGGCTGGGCATGTTGACGCCTGCGGCGGTCGTCAGGCTCATCCCGCTGCCTGGGCGTGGATTGACCTCAAAGAAATAGACGTCTTGATCGTTCTTGATGCACTGGACGCAGTTGAGACCTCGCAGTTGCAAGCGCGTCGCTAGGTCTCTTGACCTCTCAATGATGGTTTGATTATTGACGATCTCCGCGAACGTCACGATTCCAGCGGTCACCTGTCGACGCAAGCGTGGCACTATCGACAACACGTTAGAGTGTTGGTCACACAAAATGTCGATGGTGTACTCTTCACCTTCGATGAATTTGGTAATGATAGATTCGTGAATTCTTTCCCACGGGATCGATCTATCGTCTTCAACTTTTTTAGAGACGTATGTGAATTTCTTACCCGTTCCTACGTGACGCTTGCGAACCACGTACGGGTGTCTCGCTGGATTGTCGCATATGATAGCGGGCGTTCGGATCTCGTGATCGACAAACAAGCGAGCCGTCGCAAGCTTGTCAAGAAAGTGATGGGTGTTGGGCCCAACGCCGTTAAGCGTCACACCGTGATCTTTCAGATCGTTCTCAAGCGTGAGCAACGCCCGAAGATCGTGATCATTGCTGGGGATTATGACCCTGGGTCGAAACTCCCGTACTAAGGTCATGACCCACTGCGCGTAGTTGGAGATGTCAGATGCACGAGGCACCTGAAAGTTCTCGCAAAACTGGTTCGAGGGGTTGGCCTCTGGTTCACAGCAATCGTAACCGACGACAAGGTTTTTGAGCGGCACGGGCCACTTCGCCTGGTGTATCGCTGAGATGACGCCGTATCCCGTGACGTTGCCTGAGCCCGCGACGAGCGCAAAGACGTGTTTTGTCATTTGACGAGAGCTCCATAGTTCGCTTGAAGTTCATCGAACCTCGAGGTCGCCTCGTCAAACGAGGTCACGAGCTCTGGGTCCGTGTAGTTGTATCGCCTGTTGTTCGCGAATCTGTTTGCCATGTGGGCTCCGATGAGAGCAAAGAGGCGAACTCGATCTTGGTGCTTGCTCCATGCATTGAAGACACGATCCATGACGTTGACCTGTCCTTTCAGCATCCGGTGAACGCCATAATGGAAGGCTTGGATCTCAGAAGAGAAGTGACAGTGATTTCCGGCAGGCACCAGGTCCAACGGCAACAGTTTTTCACGCAAGACCAGGTCGTGACCGGTGTCGACAGCTCGGTCGCAATACAGGTCGTCCTTGGTGTCATTGAACGTCACCCTGGGACTGAACGCATTGAGACCATTGATGTGACCGTCAGTCATGTAATCGTGCAAGGGAGCCTGGAGACCTGTCACCCGAGCATCGTTTTTGAACTGATCGTAGATCAGCCTCAGCGTGTCAGGCGATCGTAACACGGTGTCAGCGTCGACCTTGACGAAGACGTCATGTGAATCCTTGCAATCACGCCACGATTGCCACAGGCGATTGTGTGCCTCTCTTTCAGGCTGGTTGGCAATGACCGTATGCGTGATGGCCACACCGCGTTGGGCTGCGATCGCCTTGCAACACTCCTTGAAGTCGCCCTCGCCGCAATGCATCGTACCAACAAAGATTACCGGTGTCTCTTTACTCATCTTGGTTCACCCAATCGCTACGAAGCATGTACATGCAGATCTGATCGTGAAACGCTCCGTCACGATACAGGTGTTTGATCAGGCGACCCTCTTCCTTGAAACCCAGACCTCGGTAGACGCGCTGGCCCAAGACGTTGTACTCAGCTGTCGTCAGTCCTGCCCTGTTGAGACCGTGTTCTAAAAAGACGACGTCGAGCAAGAGGGACCACATGTGTTTGGCGTATCCCTTGCCTCGGTGAAGGACGTGAATGTCACCCCCGAGAAGACAGTTAGAATTGACGACGTCAAGGTCGCTGATCTTAGCCAGGCCGACTCGTTCGTCATTGACGGTGAAGATGTACCGACGTTGTCTTGGGTTGTTTTGCGTATTGAGCCACCAGGCTACGTGACTGAACAACGTGATGGGCCTAGGGTCCGTGAGGTTTCGCAACACCTGTGGGTCGTTGTGTAACTCGATCAACCATGGATGGTCGTCATCCACGATTTTTCTCAATTTCATGTTGTTTGGGACGACGTTCATCGCTGGGTCAGTCCCTTGACGCGAGCGGCGATGTGTTCAATGTCGCCTCTGTTCAACCACCATCCGCATGGGATCGAGAGTTGGTTCGATGAGAACTCACGGACGCCAGGCAGGTCGCTTTTGAACTCACGAAATGCTGTGTAATCGTCATTGGGCACGTGAACGACACCAGCCATGATGCCTTCAGCGTTCAACGCTTTAAGCAGCTCGTCACGTGACAAACAAGACTCCTTGCTGACCTTCATGGTGTACACCCAGAAGCTAGACTCGCCTCCGAGTGGGCGCTCGACAGGAGCGATGAACCGGTTGTCTGTGAACAGGAGGTCGTATACATGAGCGTGGAACTGGTGCATGCCGAGGATGTCGTCGATGTAGTCGAGCTGTGCCAGGCCGATCGCTGCTGCGACGTTGTTCATGTTGAACTTGTAGCCGATTTCGACGATGTCAACGTCCCACTGTTGGCCTTTCCACTCGCCTTTTTCGTTTTTGGCATGGTCACGATCGAGACCGAACCATTTCAACGATTTTGAGCGACGATAGTCGTCATCGTCAGCGCAAATCAACGCACCACCGTCGCCAGTAGTGAAGTGCTTGATAGCTTGGAAGCTGTAACAGGTGTAGTCAGCCCATTCGTGTATGGGCTTTTTCTTGTAACCAGCTGCAAAAGCATGAGCGGCGTCCAGGATCAGCTTGATTCCTTGGGCGGCACAGATTGACTTGATGGCCTCGAGCTCAGGAGGGGTCCCGGCCCAAGCGACCGCCATCACAGCCTTCGTTCGATGCGTGATTTTTTTGATGATGTCGAGAGGATCGATCATGCCTGTGTTTGGGTTGATGTCAGCCCACACGATCCGAGCGCCCGCGGCGGCGATTGGAGTGTTTGACGCTACACACGTCATGGGTGTCGCGATCACTTCATCTCGTGGGCCAACGCCTGCAAGGTGCAAGGCCAACGTCAAGGCAGACGTGCATGAGTTCATCAGTATCAGTCGGTTTGAGCGTAAGACACGTTGCAGCTCAGTTGTCAGCTTGGTGACTTGCTCTCCTTCGTTGATGAAACCCGAAGAGAACACGTCCTTGATGTTCGAGAGGGCCTGGTCAACGGGCACGTGGACCTTGAAAAGTGGGTACGTTTTCATGTTATTTCTTACGTTTCGTTACGATCTCTTCGATCGCCAGGCCTTTGAACTGCTCAAGAGGAGCGTTGAGAATGCCAAGCTTGCTTAGGTGCGCGAGCAGCTGATCTTTCGTCATCACAGAATCAGCGCTGGTGTACGTAAAAGGTTTGTTGTCGCCAGCTAAAAACGCAGGAGCGATCAGGTAGTGTTCATTTGCTCCGTCAGAGCACGTCCGAACTGATTCTGACTCGTTGATCAGGTCTTCGTGTGACTTCTCACCCGGGCGCAACCCGATGATCTTGATGGGCTTACCCGACTGCTCTGAAAAAATCTCGGCAAGGTCGCCGATCCTCATCGCAGGCAGCTTCGGGATCCACGTCCACCCGTTGTTTCCCATGCTGAGCGTCGCCAGGATCAGATCGACGCTGTCGTCGAGTGTCATGACGAAGCGCGTCATGTTGGGATCGGTCACGGTCAAGAACTCTGCATTTTCAGCCTGGTGCTTGAACAGCGGGATGATGCTACCTCGCGACTCGAGAACGTTGCCATATCGAACAGCGTGGAAACTGACGTGCTTGACGCCTGTTCGAGCCTGGCTCGTCACGATACGTTCCGAGACTGCCTTACACATCCCGTATACGTTGACTGGCGAGCATGCCTTATCGGTGCTGACGAACAGCACTGCTTTGAGCGACGATTGAGGCGTGCTCTCGTTGACGACGGCGACGACGTTTTGGGTGCCAAGCAAGTTCGTTGACACGCTCTCGTTAGGACTTAGCTCACACGTGTCGACCTGTTTGAGAGCCGCGGCAATGATGATGTGCGTGGGATCGACCTGTCTGATCACGTCCCTGACACGATTGATGTCTCTGATGTCACCAACGTAGAACTCGAGATCCTTGATGTTAGAATGATCAGCGAGGTCGTTCTTGATCGTCCAGTGCTTGGCCTCGTCACGTGAGTACACTGCTACCGAGTTTTCAGGCAAGAGCCGATCAATCAATTTTTTGCCAAGAGAACCAGTGCCTCCGAAGATGAGATAACGCGCCATTGGCGTCAATGTACCTCACCTCTTGACGATGTACTGGTCTTTCGGAAGGATGGCCGCACGCCTCGTTGTCTGGTAACCTAACCGTCTCAGGTCGTGCTCGCTTGTCCATGAACCCGTGATCTCTTTCGCCCCAGGTGGGTTCAGGTCACACTTGAAGATCCCACCGTCTAAGATGCCAGTTCGCTGGTATCGTTGCCAGTAACGAGACTGAAAATCTAGCTCACTGAATTGGTCAAGGTTTCGAAGCTCACTGAACACCTCTCTCATCGCTGGATAACGATTGAGAGCTGGCAGCTGTGTCAAGAACGTCGTCGACCAGATGTCACCTGACGAGTGATCGAGCTTGACAGGTTTTCCAGTGACCTTGTTCACGTGAGACTGCCACAGGTTACGACGAGAATCAGAACGAGGCACGTCCTTGTTGTAAAGATGGCGCTGGGCGACTGAGTACTCGTGCAATCTGACCGAACCGACGTCTGGGTTAGCATCGAGGTATTCTGCACACGTCCACAGCCTTTCAAAGTTGTGATGGATCATGTCAGACTCGATGATGTACGTGTACTTGGGTGGAGCGTTCGAGAGCTGTTCGACCCACCAGTTGATAGCTGTCCAGTAACCCACGTTACGATCTGCTTGAAAGAAATTCGGAAATCTGTTCTTGAGCAGGCTGACGACGCCAGCGTCCGTTGACGCGTTATCAAAGACAGTCAAGGCAGGCACGATGCTCGGGACATGCGTGCACAGGTTGTCAACGACACGCTCGAGGATCCTTGTCCTAGAGGGTTCAAGACAGCATGACACCAGCAGAAACGCGACTGTCATAGTCCTGCGATCAGTCTCCTGTACAGGTCGTAACCCGCTGGAAGCTTCCACGACTCAACGTTCGGAACGCTGGGCGTAGCTTCAACGACGTTGTCACTGATGGCCTCTGACGGGAGTACCTGCTCAGCAATTCCAACCGGGCGTGACACGACAGGCACGTTCAGGAGCCCACACTCGATCAGGGCTTGAGGGCCGCCTTCCGTTCGCGCGGTGACGGGATACAGGTCCAGCGTCTGGTAAAGCTCGTTGATGGCGCGCTGGCCTGGTAGCTCGAGGTAGTGATACTTCACCCCCGCCGTATCGAGTCGTTGCATGATGTACTGCCGGCGCCAACCAGCAAGGACGACCTCAACGTCGGCGTTCTTCTCTTTGAATGAGATGATCGCGTCTGCAAGGAGATCGGGTCCCTTCTCTAGCTTCGGTGAGAAGATTCCCATCGGGATTCCAGAACCTTCCGTGTCCCTTTGAAAGGAGCCAATGAGGTACTTGTCCAACGGTAAGCCGTGTTTTTTCCTGAGGTCATCTCGTGTCCCTGTCGGCCGCCAGATCTTCTGGTTCGCCCAGTACTGGATCAGGTGAATGGGCTTGATGGTCAGGGGCCTGATGAAATCGAACGTGCGTCGGTTATAGACGTGGTACACCGTGGTGACAGCGTCGCGCTGTTGGAAGTTAGCTAGGTCACCAGGACCGAATTTTTCTGGTACGATGTGATGGACTGTCGTTATGACCTTCTTCTTCACGAGAAGGGACTGAGGAAGCCGGTCGATGCACCAGTCTGCTAAGGCCCAGATCACGTCAGCCTGTGACGGGTGAGGTACGCTGATGTCAGCGTTGTCCTCATTCCACTCTTTGACAAAGCGATCGACGATCCAACTCTCGTTTGGAGGCAACACGTAGACCTGATTCATCCGATCACCTTCTGGAACAGCTTGACGTAGTGGGCGACGACGACCTTGATGTCGATGTTAGGTATCGCATCGTACTGCAGCTCGTGACGAGTGGGTAGGAACGTGACCTGCGTCACGTCAATGTCGGGTGGGTTGTCATAATCGTATAGCTCGTAATCGTAGGCTGCTTCTTTCAGGACTAGACCATACGCGCCGTGACCGATCAGTTCCTTGGTGCCACCCACTTCAGTACACACGATCGGAGTGCCTTGCGACAACGCTTCGATGACGACATTAGGACAGTGATCGGCCCATGCTAGGTGTAGCATCCAGTCAGCAACAGCGAAGACTTGCATGTAGACTTCAGGAGGTTGCGATCCCGTGTAAAAGACGTGTGGGTCAGTCGTCATAGCGTCTGGGTTCGCACCCATGACGAAGAGACAACTATTGGGAAACTGGGTCTTTCTTAGGTGATCGAACAACCTGATGTTTGCCTTCAAGCGTTTCTGAGGATGCCAATTTGACGAACAGACGAAAAGCTTTTCATACGTCGTTCTGATCTTTGCGAGCTCAGGAATCGTCACTTCAGTGACGCGGGTCAGGTCAACTCCATTGCTGATGATCTCGCACGGGCGTTGACGCTCGTCGTTTGAGCCCCACCACCTTTCGACCATCGCCATGTCGAAACGAGACTGGAACACGACAGCAGACGCTGAATCATATGTTGCCTTGATTCTCGCGTTCTTGGTGTGAAAATCCTGGGGGCGAAACCAAATTCCATCTAGCCGTTGGACGACCCTTTTCGTCAAAGGTCGACCCGAGGGCTCGATGAAGACCAACGACACGTCAGCACTCGTTGCGTCGCTAGTGACCTGATGTCCTTGTTCGATCAGGCCACGAGCGAGCCGAGAGGCGAACGTGTTGGGCCCTGAACGGGATCCTAGGTCGACGTTGTCAAACTGTACGATCATCAGCCACGCTTTTTCACTTCTTGGATCAGCGGTATCGCGAAGTCAGTGCCGGACAGCATCACGGCGAGCAAGGCGAGCTCCTTCGTCTCAATGAGCTCCATCTTGGCACGTTGGGTGAAAATGTTGGGATCGAGCTCCTCTTTTCCATTGATGAGGATCGCATCGTAGTACTGCTGGGCTAGGTAGTTCATGGCCTCGTTGGTCAGGCCGGTCTTCGCCGTCTCAAAGATCTCGACAAGACTATCGAAGACCGTTTGATAGATCTCGACACAAACAACCAGATCAAGGTTCTTGTCCTTGTACTTTTTCAGACGTTCAGACAGCAGTTTTGTGATCGTTTCGTTGAAGTTTGAGACTTTCATGACAACAATGAGTTCCTTCGCTTGAGCTCTGTGACCAAGCCCGGTCCCATCTTCGTGTCCAAGAAAAGGTCATGGAGCAGCTTGATATCATCAAACTCCAGCTCAGTAAGGGTGTACTCATTGATGACGACAAGATCAGACATTGATTGATCGTCATTGACCTTGATGTTCTTGAAGTACTGGTCAGTCAGCCAGGTCTGAGCGTTAAACGACAGCTTGTGACTGCTCGCCTCGAAGAGCCTCGTGATCTGACCCTTGATCTCCTCACGGATCTGACGCATGAGGCCCGGGGTCAGGGCTTCATTGCAGAACTTGCCGATTGACTTGTTGAGGCTCTCTTCTAGGAGAGCGTAGAACCTTACTTGTTTTCTCTCTGGCATGATGCTTCTAGGAGACGAATATACTCCTCGATGCATGCCTTCCACTCGGGAAATTGCGTTCCGTTAGAGGTAACGAACCCGGAAAGGAGCAATAGCTCCAACTCGTCCCAGTCTTGGTACACGTGATCCGAGCCAGCAAACTCAACGCAACCACCCCCGTCTGCATGGACGTACGTGGGCAGCCCACACGCGATGGCTTCAATGACGTGGTTGGGACCCGGATCGAACCGGCTCGCTGACACGTACACGTCATGCTTTCCCAGCTCTTCGCCCAATGACTTGCCCGCCAGGGGTCTGATGACCTTGGTGTTCTTGAACGTCTGTCGCTCGCGACCGATGTACGTGAAGGCTAGCTGGTCCGAGTGTTTTCCGACGAGCGCGTCGATCTTTTCGTAGATATCGAACCCTTTCAACTCGTTGTTCGACCAGTGATGGGCAACGATGTTGAGCTTTCCGTTGTCGAGCTTAGGTTGTGGTTGGAAGACGTCCTTCCTGACGCCGTTGACGATGACAGCGTTCGTCGGGCACGACCATCCCTTCTCCATGAAGTAATCGCGCAACCACTCAGAAACGAAGACGGTCACGTCAATGTGAGGAGCGAGTTTCAACAGGAAGTTGTCAACGTGTCGAGTTCCCTTACGAGCATCGTTTTCGTTGACGCGCAACACCAGCTTGACGTCGGGCTGGTACAGCTTGTACATCACTGCTTGTTCGACAGAGATTCCACCGTCGTTGTCAGCGTCCAGGCCAGCGAGCAGGATCGCTGCTGGCACGTCCTTCATTGACTCTGACGAGACCAATTCGTGACCCAGTTCCGGAACGAAATGATGGAAAGCGTTGATGAAGTGGGCGCCTCCACCCCAAGGCCCGTGGATCTGCGAACGATTGATGTAGAGCTTCATGCTAGCATGTTACCACATCAATGACCGGGAAAACACTTCGTGCGCTGGGTTTTTGCTGGCGTCTTTTCGGACGATTCTGTGACCGTCTTGACAACGAAGTTCGATGATTCGTCATCGATCCACACGATCTGTGTCATTCCCTGGTGACCATGGATGTTGTCGAGCGTCTCGATGTCAGGATAGTAGCTCATCGCTGCCTTCCCGGTGAGCCAGACGAGCGCGCACCACCCGGTGTCGAACTGACACCCTTCGGCGACCTTGCCGCAACCTGAAACGCCAGAAGCGTCAGTGTTTCTTTGAAGATAGAAGCGTTTCATATTTGATCTCTTCGTTTGGTTTGTAGAAACGACCGAGACGGATCAAGTGTTGCACCATCCGCTCATTCTTGAACGTATTGATGTTGATCTGATCGTCCTTGCTCAAGGCAAACTTGAACGTGACAGCGCCTTCCTTGATGACATAGTCAACGCCTTGGTTCAGGAGAACGCTCAGTTGCAGTTGGCCGCTCTTCGTCAAGAAGACTTGTGTTTGTGTAATTCGTGCAGATTTTTTCATGGTTCCTCGCTATTTGACGTAACCTCTCGCACGTAAGAAGAGTGCCTCATCGCGCTGGAAGATTGCGTCGGGCGTCTGGTACGTTGCAGGTTCGTCTTTGATGGTGTAGTGGTACATGCATCGTGGCACGTATCCCCGCTTTTGTGTGTTGTGAAGGACGGGCAAGTACACGGCTTGGTCGCCCGCGCGGCGGACGTAGTTACCATCCTCACCCCTGAAATTCTCGTCGTTAACGTTGTTGATGAGCCTCTTGCGAAACGTCTTGAGGTGACTAGAGACCCACGGGTAGGTGTACACGTCAGCGCCATAAGGTATTGGACCGCTGATGTTCTTGTCAGTGAATGCCCAACGGTGAGCCGTCCACAGGGCCTCAGCCCCTGTTTGATTGTAAACGTGATTGAGAAAGCTGAGACAGTCTAGGTCAGTCAACCAATCGTCCGCATCGATGCGACAGACGACGTCGTTGTCATCACACATCTTGATGCCATGAAGGACGTTCGAGACCTCCCATTGCTTTCCACGCTCTGGGTTGTCACCGTTCCAGATGACCTGCAGCCGAGAGGGATCCTTTCCCATGCGACCGAGCAGCTCCTGATACGTGAAGATGATCCTGTTGCTCGTAATCTGTTCCTCTGGTGATGAGACATCATCGATCAGAATGACTCGCCAGTCATCGTATGACTGGCCCACGATTGACGCCAACATCTGGCCCACGTAGGCCGAGGCGTTGAACATGGGCGCGACAAACACGAATCGGTTATTCATGGCGTTCCCATCTTGAGCGTGAGTATGGCAGAACGGACGGCACCATCTGAGCACTTGACTAACAGATGTAAGTCACCGTTTTTAAGAAACCAAGCGTCGCAGATCGATGAGATGGGTTCTTGTTTTGTTTCGACTGTGACTTTTTGGTCACCAGTTGTCGTAGTCTGAGACATCAATGCCTTCTCCACAAACACAACGGACGTGTACACACGTTCCTATGCTGGTTCTGGTGAACTCATACGTGTATGCTCCACCTATCGCTCCAGAGTACCTACGTGTCTGACCTGGTTCCATGTGTTTTTCGACGTCGTGACTCTTTTGCCAGGTTTTTATCGCTTCGAGCTGTTCCTTGTAAAGCCCAAACACGTTCGTGTATTCCGTGTATGTTTCACAACTGATGCACACGTCCTTTGCTGCGGTCACTCGTGGATCAGGATGCGCAGCACAGGGACCCTCGTGATCAGGTTTTCGCGTGCAGTACCAACCGACAGGCGGTCGAAAGCACGCTCGATTCTCTGGTTCACCAGTCGTCACGTTCGACACCTGGTTTTGAGAGCAGGACCTGACCGTAATTGATCTTGTCGTCAGTGAACTGACGATCATCGAGAAACAATCGTCGATCCATGATGATCAGTTCCTTGCTTGGGTCATCGACTTCGTCGATGGCGACGCTGCACTGGATCGTTCCCTTATCCTCTTTCGAGGGAAGGTGATAGTCGTCAAACAGGAGGAACTTGTTGTACTTGTCTTTGGTGAGTTCCCAGTCAGCCTTTGTGGCAGCGTAAGAATGGTCGCCGTCGATGTACACGAGATCGAACTGACCTTCGACCTTTTGCAAGACCTCTTGTGAGCGACCTTTCATGAAGGTGACGTACGTGAACCAGTCGTTAGGTAACACGCTCTGTAACGCCCTGATGTAATTCTCGTCTAGCGATGGGTCGATGGTGACGATCTTGCCAACCACGCCGGCATCGTGAAACGCTCGAGCTGCACAAAACGTAGCATATCCACGACCAAACCCGATCTCAAGCATCGAGGTCAGGTTGTACTGGCGGATGAGGTGGTAAATCAGGATGCCGCGCTCGTAGTTGGCTCGGTAGAAGGCGCCGTACTTCTTGTAGTTCGGATCGTCAGGTTTTCGGTCACGCTTGGCAGTGAACTCACCGATCTGATCGAAATCACCCATGACGATGCCGTCAACGGCGACGCCCATTTCCTCGAGCTTTTGTTTGATGTGAACTTGCTTCATGTGTTCCTCGTGCGATAGTAACCATAACCTCCGCGAGGGCCAAAGTTCTCAACTCTTTCAACGTAACCACAGTCTGTCATCTGCTTGAGAGTGCCAGACAGCGACGCGAGCGTCATCTTTGATGACCTTCCTTGAAACTCAGAGTATAACGCATAAAAGACATCAGAGGCAGTGCGAGTCACGCCGTCTGACAACAGGTCACTGACCAGCTTGATACGACTCATAGCATGATCTTCGGTTGCGTCTTGGCGACAGTGACGTGATCGGTCGTGGTGACTCCGTCCCACTTGCGATGCCAGATCCATCCGCCCAGCTTGGCCTTCATCAGCTTGGCACGTTCTTCGATCATCTCTTCTGTGACCTGCGACCAAGGCACGTCAAACATCATGTTGTTCTCAGCAGTGTCTTCAAGACTCTTGCCGTAAAGCGAGTTCCAGTGCTTCGTCCAGTAGTCTCGGTACAATCTGATCTTACGAGGAAGGTCATACCAACTGTAGTGAAACACTCCCGGTAGGCCGTTCGCGACGGCGTTGAACCACTGTTCGTACTCTTTCTTCGCCTGCGGGTTACCCAACATCGCCACTCGACGGGCGTTCTCGACGTCCTGGGTGTAAAAAGAGATGTGAGGCAACCTCTCGAGGGTCTCCCTGTCGATCATGTCACAACCGTCGGTGCCTTCGGTAGCATAAAGGTCGCCGTTTTCGTCTGTCCGACGAAGCTCGCCAGGAATGCCATGTGTGATGTTCGGCTTGTTACGACTCAACCTCCATTTCCATGGTTGGGTGTCAAGCCGGACCTTGTCGGGACCACCCCAGAACTCGATGACAGGCAACGATAGGACGTCGGCACCTTGTGGCATCGAGCGACAGAGTTCTGGGATGCGAACAGCGTCATCTTCATGGACGACCTCATCGGAATCCATCTGCCAACAGAAATCCTTCGTACACATGGCACGAGCCTCAGCTTTCTGTTGCCCGTCAAAAACCGCGAACCTTGGATGGTTCCAGTCGCGTAGAACAACTTTGACCCTGATCCTAGGGTCCTTTTTGATTCCTTGGTGCTCATCAGGAAATTCATAGTTTCCGAGCGATGCCCATGAAGGAGACAACACTTCAAAGTCTACCTTTTGAGCAAACGAGAGACTAGGGTACGCTAACGCAGCGAGCCTGTGTAACGTTTCATCGCTCGAACCGCCATCGACGACACAAACCTCATCACAGAACTGCAGCATCGATTGGATGCACTGTTCGAACGGGTACTGTTGCTTGACGCAGTTGAACGTCGTCGTGTAACCGCTGATCGTCGCCTTGTAATTCATTGCAGCAGTGATGCCAGACCAGAAAGTCTTGCGAGCCGTGTACAAGTACTCTTCGATCTCCTGGGGATTATCCGTGGTGAACCATTCCTCGTTCTTGTGTTGGACAAAATCGTTGAGGTGTAGCTTGCACCCGAGCAGCTTAGCCTCGATGACCATTCGCGGACAGGTGTCGCCACCGAGAGGCAGGTAAACAAAACCCTCTGCTTTCGAGAGCTTCTCGAGCAGCTGGTTGTACGGGACGTTCCAGACGACCTCACACTCCTTGCCGTTCTCGTCACACCAATGTTTCGCAGCATCAGCGCCTTTGATCCAAGAGTTGCTGCCTAAGACGATCCACCCCTTTCGCTCTTGGTCTGATTGCTTGCTTCGAAGCGATTTGATGAACGCTAGCGTTGTGTCATCGAAGACGCTGGACAACACGGTGTTGTCACGTTCGGCCAAAAATGGGAACAACGTGATGTATCTGTCACGTTGCTTCTCTGACATCCACCAGATGTGCATCGAACCGTAGAAGAACGCGGAAATGATCTTTCCGTTCATCTGGTTGTGACAGTCACATGCAGTATGTTCAAGGTCGAAGTGTTTCTCAGGTGATCGAGCCTTGCAGTACTTGTAGTCGTACTCTAGGATCGAGTATCGAACGTTGCCGACGATGCTGGGGATTAGCTGAGCGTTCATCTGAGTGAAGTTGCCAAAGATCCAGAACTTGTCGACGCCTTGCTGCAACAGGGAAAGGCTGACGTCCCTAGAGTGCAGCTTGAAGACCTCAAACGGGCTGGAATCGATGAGAGCTTGGCTCGTGAGCTCAGCTCCTCCAGCATACTCATCTGCAAACATGTCAGAAACGAAAACGACCTTCGCAGAGGCTGGAATCTGCAAGGCGGGTTTCCCGCCAAAAACGTTGCTGTTGAAATCGAACACTCAGATCACCTCGAGGAGATTCTAGCCCCTGAAGGGGAACTGTTCACTATAAGTTTTCTCACGAGCGTGCTCGACGTTAGTACTTAAGGATCAATGAGGATCTAGATCTAGATCAGATCCTGATCTCTCATTTCTTTCTTTCGTGATCCTAATTTACTAGCCCTAAGATCAATGCGTCGCGCGGGATGTTCAACTGATGGCAAGAAATAAATCAGGCAAATCTTTCATGAGTGAAACTGAGAGAAAGACTCTCGACATCGCTTCAGAGTCACAAGTGTTGGATCTGTTGAACTGTTTGTCACAGAAGGTGATGTCATCAAAGGTCCTTAACGGTGGCTTTGACACCATGATCGAAAAGGTCGAAAAGATCGAAGCGAAGGTCGATTCGATCCATGAGGCCGTGTATCACCCAGACGATGGATTGTTCGCAAGGGTCAAGGACATCGAGCACGTCAAGGCCAACGCAGCCAGCATCGAAAAGCTAAACAACGACGTCACAGAGCTCCAGGCATGGCACGAGTCCGAAGAGAGACACGTCGAAAAAGAAGCCAAGATGTTGGAAGACCACAACAAGATGGTGAAAGATCACGCTGATCAGCTCAAGGACCTGGTCGCTTTTAAGGCCCGCGTAGCAGCAGCTGCTAAGTGGCTCGCCGTCTCGCTGGGCACCGGGTTGTTGGCTGGCATCGGAAAGCTCCTGTACGATTTCATTCATGGCCACGTTACCATCAATTGAACCTTGCTGTTCGTGCTGGTTACAATGAAACGTGTCTCAGGTTCACCTACAATCTGACGTCGACAACGCAATATCCAACGTCACCAACAGCATCCAGTTGTTGCGATCTAACGTACGTGACAGCGTTCTAGTCTCGTCTGGGAAAGGCGTGCTGGTTCACACTCGTTTACAGGCGATGTTTGGAATGAGGTTCCCTGATAGATTGGAGCAATCGATCCATGAGATAATCATGAACCACGCTCATGCTGCCGAGCGCATGGGTCCGGGTGGTTTTGACCTTTGCATCGAGTTCCTTCTCAAAAAACTCAACGATAAAGATGGTGTAACCCCAATCGCAGCTCACGAGTTTAATTCTAGCGACATCCTTGGGTCTGGGGTGAAGGTTCCTGACCGTGCTGATGTCGATTGGGTCCTGTCACGTTACATGTCAGACTCTCAGGACACGATCAGGTCGATCGTGAACGTTGCTTTGGGCCTGGCGGGATTCGCCGGGCGTGTCATGGTCGAAAAAACGATGGCTCGCCCGTCCGTGGAGCTAGTCAGGGGATACGCTTTCGACCAAGCTCCTGCCTGGCCGTGTAGCGTACGGCTCGAGAGGCCCCACGTCGTTTGCATCGATGGTTTCATTGAAACGGTCTCTGAGATACACCAGTTGCTTGAGGGAGCCTCAGAGACGAAAGAGCCCCTGGTGTTGTTCGTCAGGGGCATGTCAGACGACGTGAAGAACACGTTACGTGTTAACTACGACCGTGGTTCGTTACGAGTGATTCCGGTCATCGTCAAGTTCGACTTGCAGGGCATCAATGCCATTAATGACATCACCATAGCTACTGGCGCTCGACTGGTGTCGAGCAATTTGGGTGACTTGATCAGCAACACGAGACTCGCTGATGCCGTGTACATCGACGAGGCGATCGTCTATCCGACGAAAGTTGTCGTTACTCACACCGGATCTCGGCAAGCCGTAGAAACACACGTAGCATTCCTTCGAAAAAAGAGGCTCGACGAAAAAGTCGATGACGTTGCAAACCTGATCGACGTTCGCATCAAGTCGTTGTCACCCAACCATGTGGTCATCCGGTTGCCTGATGATAAGAATTACGTCACGTCAACCCAGTCGATCGATTACGCCTTAAGGGCGATCAGGGCCTTAGTTGACTACGGATCGATCGTCATTGATGACAGGAAGATGCTCGCAGCATCGCTCGTAGCGTCACAGTTACATGCGACCAGGTGTTACGAAACACTCAGGTCACTCGGAGCTGTCATCAAGGATTCTTGAGAACGCCCAGGTCATCAAGGCTAGCGACGAGCTTGTTCACGTCCCTGACACCCATGTCTTCCATCGCCGGCTTGATCCTTGCGATGACCTTGTCGACGTCCACTGCGCCCTTGGATGTCCCTGGTGGGATCTGAGCTCCAGGTGCTGTCGAGCCAGGCTTGCTGCTGACGCTTCCTTGCTCAGGCTGTGATGCTCCTGATGCGTTGCTACCAGTGGTAGGGTTCGAGCCGACGGTCGCTTGTTGGGACGCGCCTGCTGCCGCCTGTCCGATCGCTTCTGCGTTTTTTAGATTGCTTGTCACCGTCTCGCTGATCTTGTTGATGTCGTTAGGTGACATCTTGAGTAGATCCCGTGCTAGGGTCTGAAGCCCCTTCTTTCCCTTAAGGTATTTGTCGATCCAGTTTTTACTAAGTTTGCCGATCGCGCCATTCGGCTTCAAACCGTTGACGATGACCTTTTGCATGTTCCTGAGATTACCCTTCTCTTTTCCACCGAGGCTATTAACAGCTGTAAGGTCTGCGAGCTCCTCAGGATCTTTGCCTGTGACGATGGTCGACAGGGGTTGGTCTGCTTTGTCACTACCCAAAGCGGTGACGTACTGTGAGAACTGGCCAAAGAAGTTGTTGAGCGCGTCACAAAATGCTAACGCATCGACGAGAGGGTTCTCTTTTCCTCCCTTGAAAAGGTTGACGATCTTTCGAATGATTCCTTGATCCTTACTACCAGCCAGCGCCTTGGTCACGTCATTGACTGCGGCGTCCCGTGCCTGTGAAAGCGTCGTCAGGGGACCGAAGTTAATCGCTTTCAGCTGCTTGACGATCTTGATTGCGTCACTCATCTGTTGCTTGTTGAATGCCTCAAAGATCAGCATATCGTTGTCTGACATGCTCAGCTCGATCATCAGTTTCTGATCGATTGGCCTCAGTCGCTGTTGAAGCTTCTTGATTTCGTACTGTTCTTTGAGCGTTCTTGCCATCAACGGTTCTCCGAGTGTTTACTTCTTCTAAGTAGGCAGGTACTATCAGACAGTAAGGGATCCAACATGCAACCTCGAGACAAGATCGGTAAAACATCATGGACACTCCACGAGAGCGTCAAGGACACCGTGGCTCAAAATCTGGTCAACGCGATTCGCGGGGGTCAGCTGAAGATCGAAGCTGCCAGCGTCGAAAAACTGCTGTCACTCATCGCAGCGTCTGCAGACGAAGGCTACCATCGCGGTCACAAGAACTTCATGAATAGCGTCAACACGTGCATCTCTGAGGCCGTGTCTGAGGCAGAGTTGCCTCCGCTGACCGCGAAAAAAAAGTGACCTTCAAACCCTTCAAGGGTCTCTTTGCGTTTCTGAAACAGTAGAGGTACGAACGTGAGTTCGGGTCAAAAACATCTGGTCAAGTGTCGGTGTGTGTTGCCACAGTTCAAACATGCCGTCCATCCCTTGCAACACCAGTTCACTGTTTTCTCTGTCATTGGCGACGACAACGTCGTCAAACCCAAATTTGCCCAATGCACAAACTGCGGCGTGATACACCGAGTCACGGAAATAGGTCGCTCTGAGATCATCCAAGGTCGTGAAGCGATGGGTTCCATACTGTCAGTCGATGACATCAAGTCATCACTGCCCGAACAACTTGTTGCCGTGCTGGAAAACAATCATGCTGACCTTCCCACTTGGGAGGCCGTGCAGTTCATTTTTGAGACCCAACAATGGGGCAACTTTGTCGTGTTAACGTCAGACACTGAAGGCGACACGAAGCAAGGAAAGTACATTCGTTTGCTGGGAGAAAAGATGTTCAAGATCGAAACATACGAACGAGCCGAGGTCGTCAAATGACAACGATGTATGGTAAGCTAAACTCTGAAAAGCTAGCTGAAGAAAACTTGATCTGTCGACAACTGGTCAGAGAGATCTCGTTGCTTGGAATCACTGAACGCCAGAAGACGTTCATCATATATCTCCTAGCACAGGAGCTTGAAAATCACGAACACGCACAAGCGATAACGTCAGTCGTCAATGACGTAACTGGAAAGAGGATCTTCCTGTCAGGTCAAGTCGAAGAGGGAGAGTTAAATGGGTCGTCCAACACTTGAGAGCGCCACGAAACGAAACGTTCCTAGCGCAAACGGTCCTGATGCGTTAGAACAGTTCATGATGGCCCAGCAGCCCGACAACTCAAGGATCGTCGTGTTGCATGGTGACGTTAACGAACATACGATCTCTGCGGTCATCGCCCAACTTCTACACCTCGCTAACATCAGCAGGGATCCGATATACATGGTCGTGTCAACGTACGGAGGTTCCGTCGATGAGATGTTCAGCCTTTATGACACGGTGAAATTCCTACCGTGCCAGGTTCACACGATCGCCCTGGGCAAGGTGATGTCTGCAGGAGTCCTGTTGCTCGCAGCTGGCGAAAAAGGTAAGCGAATGATCGGAAAGTCTGCTCGCATCATGATGCACCCAGTTTCTGGTGGTGCGATCGGAAACGTCTTTGAAGTGATGCATGAGACGAAAGAACACCGTCGACTTCATGATCTGATGGTCAACTCGCTCGCCGCGGAGACGAACCTAAAGCTCGAAGAGATCGAAGATATCATGAAAGCTGGTCACGATTATTACATCACCGCCGATGAAGCAATTCGGATGGGAATCGTCGATCGCATTATCGGCGATGTCAAGCTAAAGAAGTAGTGTAGTACCGCCTTGACGTGATGTAGTGTGACTGCATGGTGTCAAAGCACAGCTACGATGGTTTCTTTCCGTTCTCAAAAATCAGAGACGAACAACGACAGGCTATCGAGTTTGCTCTTGACGCGTATCTTGTCGAAGGAAAGAGGTTCGTCATCCTTGAGATGGGAACCGGCTGTGGGAAGTCAGCAACAGGGATAACGATCGCGCGATACCTAGCTGCAAACCCTCGTCCGGATCTCATGAGCACGGAAGAGGCAAGCAACGCCGCTGGCGCGTACGTGTTGACGACCCAAAAAGTCCTTCAAGAGCAGTACGTTAACGACTTTGGCCCTGGCAGGAAAAACCTGCTGTGCAGCATCAAGTCGAGCAGCAATTTCACGTGCAACTTTTACAAGGACCAAAATTGCGGTGAGTCACGAAGGATCCTGAGCAAACTGGGCAAGCAATTAGTCGGCACTGACTTTTGGAAGTGTTGTCAACAACAGTGCCCGTACAAGATTGAGAAAGATGCTTTCATGCAATCGATGATCAGCATCACGAACTTCTCGTACTTCTTGGCTGAAACGATGTACGCTAAAACGATCAAGCCTCGACAGATGTTAGTCATCGACGAGTGTCACAACATCGAGGCCGAGCTCGGCAAGTTCATCGAAGTAACCTTCTCTGAAAAGTTCGCAAAGGAGGTCCTGAAATGCAAGCTGCCGACCCTGAAGGGCGACGAAGAGAAGCGAGCGCTGATCGTGTTCGAATGGATCAGGAAGACATACCAACCTACGCTGGCGAAGCACCTCCAGAGACTCGAAAAGGCACTCGAGAGTCGTTTTAGCTCGGGCATGGCTGGGTTCGGAGAGTACAGCAAACAATACGAGATGCTTGACAAGCACATCTGTAAGGTCAATCGGTTCATCACATCGTTCAATGCTGAGAACTGGGTGATGAACGTCGTCGAGCCACCAGCTGGAGCTCGCGCCCAGCGCCGGTATGAGTTCAAACCGATCGACGTCTCGAGCTACGGGTACGACATGTTGTATGGGTTCGGATCGCGAGTGTTGCTGATGTCAGCGACCGTCGTCGACCGCGACGTGTTCTGCAGGACGATAGGCTTAAACCCGTCTGACGTTGCGTTTCTCAGGATCCCGTCACCGTTTCCGGTCGAGAACAGACCCATACACTTCTTGCCGACCGGTAAGATGTCGATGGACAACATACAGTCGACGCTACCCAAGATGACAGAGGTCGTCAAGATGCTCATGGAACAGCATGCTAACGACAAGGGGATCGTTCATTGTGTCAATTTCAAGATCGCTCAGTACCTGTATGAGAACGTGAAGTCAGACAGGTTGCTGATTCATAACTCAGAGAACAGGGATCAGGTCCTCAAGAACCATGTCAACGGAACGAAGCCGACTGTGTTGCTGTCACCGAGCATGATGGAAGGAGTCGACCTGGCTGACGACGCAAGCCGTTTCCAGATACTTTGCAAGGTCCCGTTTCCTTACCTGGGAGACAAGGTTGTCAAGAAGAGAAAGTCACGAGACCCAAAGTGGTACCCGTTCCAGACGGTCAAGTCTGTCATCCAGGCGATGGGTCGTAGCATCAGAAACGACACGGATCACGCCACTTCATACATCCTCGATGAGGATTGGGACTACTTCTACCAGCGCAACAAGTCGCTGTTTCCATCAGACTTTTCGAAGTCGCTTTCTAGTCCCTGACGTGCGTTAGCAGAGCTTTTAGTTTACTCACCCACCCTGGTGTGTATACTTATGCTCGGAGGTAATGACCAATGGATGACAATACAGTGCTAGCAAAATGGGGTGAACTGAAGACGCTCGTTGAGACTCTGGAGCTCGACCTGCAGAAGAGCGCACGCGGCGTCGCCGCCGCTGGCGTCAGGGTTCGCAAGGGCCTTCGCGACCTGAAGGGTCGCGCTGCCGATCTCGTCAAGACGACCGTCGAACTCGACAAGGCCAAGAAAGCGGCCAAGCCGCCGAAGGCTCCCAAGGCCTGATTTCAGCGCTTCAAAACTGAACGACACAAGTGGCCCTGGCAATTGTCAGGGCTTCGTCGTCTCTAGAGACCTACTTACTCATTGAGGAACAAGAGACATGCCGTCACCCAAAGCTGTGCTAAGAGACATCCACGACCTGAAGCTCGATCCCAAGACACACCACCGAGAGATTGCTCGCGCTGGTCGCTTGAAGCACGTCGCAACCAGCGTGCCCGCCCCAGCGCTCGTTGTCCCACGACACGTTGAAGAACCCAAGGTCCCTGTTGTCGAAGCTGACGTCAAGAAACCCGTGAAGGTTGACCCTCCAAAGTCTCCCCCGGCTAAAAAAGATGATGAGCCAATGAAGACAGAGGTCAGACCTGAGCCAGAAAAATCAGAGCCCAAGGTCGAAGCGAAGAAGGATGATAAGACCCCGCCTGTGAAGGCTGCAGTCAAGAAAGAAGAGAAGGACGAAAAGAAAGCAGAAGAACCAGCTGCTAGCTGATTTCTCTAATCTTCTCGAAGATCCCCTTCTCAATCTGACAGATTCTCATCCGTGTCAGACCGTAGATTTGACCTATCTTTTGTAACGTGTGAGGACCTTCCTGAGCAGCGAGCAACACACAGTTGTGACTCTGGGAATGACTGATCCACTGAGGACAGTTGTTTCGTTGACAGTCAACGTTGTGTTTGGACTGTGCAGCAAAGCACGTAGTTCCTTCAACGATACGCTTACCTTCAGTCTTCCCTTGGATGACTGTGAGGCGTCTTTTACTCTCTTGCATTGCCTGTTTGGTCCTACCTGGTATAAGGTAGTAACAGCGGCGTTCATGTACAAGAAATCAACTAGAACCCTCTCTTTGAAAACCGGAGTCACGATTACATGAAGAAGACGTACGTCTTAGATACGAATGTGCTCTTGAGCGACCCAAACTCGATCTTTTCGTTTCAAGAGAACGATCTGATCATTCCCATGGCTGTCCTAGAAGAGCTAGATCGCCATAAGAGCAGGTCAGACGAGGTGGGGCGTAACGCCAGACAGGTAAGCAGAACACTAGATGACATGCGCTCGAGTGGCAACAGTCTAGTGAGTGGGGTGCCTCTTCGTGAAGGTGGAACGTTAAAGATCGTGTCCATCGACAAGGGCACCTTGAAGGACGTTCCGACAGAGCTTCAAGCCGACAAAGTTGACAACCTGATCATCGCCTTCATGCTTTCGTTGAAAGGCACCGAAGGCGTCTTGGTGTCGAAGGACATCAACGTACGCATCAAGTGTGACAGCCTCGGAATCAAGTGTGAGGACTACCTCAAGATGAGGGTCGCTAACGATCCTCAAAAATTCTATCGCGGCGTCGAGGTACTCGAGCTACCTGAGGCAGATGTTGATCTCTTTTACAAGACAGGAAAGCTTGACGTGTCAGCTGATCTGATCAAGGAGCGAAACCTCTGTCCGAACCAGATCGTTGTCATCAAACACGTGATCGGTGGGCATACTGCCAAATCAGCTATCACGAAGTTTATTGGTGTCGGTTCAATCCTCGTTCCGGTCGCAAAGATCGATAACGCATTCGGTCTAAAGCCCCGGAACAAAGAGCAAAGCTTTTCGCTTGACCTCTTGTTCGATCCAGAGATCAAGCTATTGACGCTTGTTGGCCCGTCGGGAACGGGTAAGACCTTACTTGCTGTTGCGGCAGGCTTAGAGCAATTGAAAGGTTTGGGAAATGAGGCGACGGCCCGCTATGAAAAGCTGATCGTGACTCGCCCGATCCAACCAGTCGGAAAAGAAGTCGGGTTCTTGCCAGGCACCCTCGAAGAGAAGATGGAACCTTGGATCGCTCCCATTCGTGACAATCTCAACTTTCTCGTCAACAACAAGCGTCCTGGACGAGCTCGGAAGAAATCAGCGAACAACGCAGGCAAACCTGAACACGATGACGGAATGTATCTGTCGATGCTACAGGAAAGAGGCCTGATCGAGATTGAAGCGATCACTTTCATCAGAGGTCGTTCGATTCCAAACGCAATGATCATCATCGATGAGGCACAAAACTTGTCGATGCATGAATTGAAGACGATCATCACCCGGGTCGGTGATGGGACAAAGATCGTGTTGACTGGTGACATCGAACAGATCGATAACATTCACGTTGATGCGTACACTAACGGTCTGACCTGCGCGGTCGAGCGCTTCAAGGACTATCCGATCGCGGGCCACGTGACGCTCATGAAAGGCGAACGCAGTCAACTAGCTACGTTAGCCTCTCAAATTCTGTAGCACGGACTACCTAGTTTAGTGCCAAGCTCAACCGTCAAAGACGCCACCCGTTTCCAGAAGACATACTCGTACTACAGGCAACACAAGGTAGAGTCGACGGTTGAGTCAGACGATCCTGAACAAGACGAGCAGGTGAGAGATCTGACACGTTTCAAGAGGACGTATTCATTTATGCGTCAACAACCAGTACGAATTCGTCTTCGTCGCATGTAGGTAGCTTGCTCTCATGTCCTGGCGTATAATTGCTATTGCATGTCGGGAATTTTGGATTCGAAGTCTCGTGTCATGGACACGATCGTCACCCTTGAGGGCAGGCGTCAGATCGCCAGCGCCAAGCTGAAGATTGAGTACGTTTCTTTTACTGATACGGGAACGTACTATCGTGGTGACATAGCGTCTGGGTCTGCTGACGCGACGTCTCGAATCTACTTCGAGCAAGCTCACCTACCCCAAGATCAGATCACGCTTGAGGCGTCTGACGCTGGTCGTCTAAGCGCATTTCAAAACAGCAATGGCATCAACGTCAAGGACGGTCAGATCCTTGACTATTCATTGACGTATTCATACACTGCGTTGTCATCGTCAGTGCTGACAGGCTCGTCTCAAAGCGTAAGCATCCTGAGCGGCGAGCAATTCAACTCAACGGCAGCGACGCTTTTGGCTTCATCGATCGACAACTTTACAAAGTTGCAACTGATCGGAACGAAGGATCCCGTCTTTGAAGACGATGGTTTTGAGATGGGAAACAAGCAGATCGAGTACGTCATTCACAATGACAAACCCATACCTGATGCCACGACCCACATCACACATATCTCCAGCCTGGAGAGCTTGTTTCAAGACGTTAGGTTTAGCAAGGTCAGAAACTTTAAGTACCTGCCACCCATCAACAAGCTCGATGACAAGTCGATTGACAAGAGGGACCATCGTCTGACCTGGCAATCGCACCTGGGCTACTATAAGCCTTGGGGTCGTCCTCACACCCAAGGCTTGACTCCTTGGCAATTAGAACACGAGCTCGATCACTACGGTCGAATGGGTTATGCTCGAACTATCAATTTTGATCCAACGTCGTTGAAGAACAACCTGGTCGGACAGTTTTTCGAGGTCAATTTTAACGTCATGAAAAAGCTAGACGTCATTGATTACGGTTTGTATACGTGGCAAGGGCGCCGAAAACACGCTTTTTTCGCAGGTAAAGTGTTGACTGACGACAACGGCACCAACATTTTCGTCCATCTCTTCACGTTAGTCTTTGGGTGATGCGCAATGTTCTTTAGGTTCAACCGTCGCTATAACTTTCTAGACGTTGCTGATGACTTTGCGCACTTGCGCAGGATCCATCCGAACGGCGATCTGGAGTTTGAGTTCTTCTATAACATCAAGCCTCACGATGCGGTTGCCAACGAAGCGTTGACTGTCAACGTGTCCGTGCTGTCTCGAACGATCAAAGTCAAGCCCATCCTAGAGAACACGCAGCTTGGTTTCATCAACACTCGTGCGCTGATCAATAACGTGTTGCAACAGATGCCTAACGCGAAAAGCGCAATCAAACAGCAGCAGGACTACACCGTCGCCTCTCGGAACAGTGACATCTCGACAAAAATCAATAACGAGATCATCCCACAGTTGCGGGCAAAGATCCCCGCTCGTAACATCCAGCAGCTCGTCAAACCGATCCTAACCTTGATGCCATCGTCTGACGTTAAGGAGGGAGCGGACATCAAGCCCTTGCTGACACAAATTGCACATGCTTTTACGACAGACATAACGACAGTTAACTCAGCGTCTATCAACGAGAATCCGACCAGGTTGATGCATGACCTGATCGCTCGCCAGGGAATAGATCCGACACATATCTTTGACTTAACGGATCGCAGCGTCGCCTCTGTCGACGCCCTGGGCGGGATCTTGAGACCAAGCAACGCGATAGAAATCGAGACCAGTCCCTCAACTCGCCTTTTGAACTATCACATCTTTCCTCCGGAGACCCACAATCGTCCGACGTACACGTCACAGGTCAGCGATGACACGGTCGTTCAGGTTCTGACATACGAACCACAGACGACCGTTGAGATCGCTCTTACGTTGATCATCCCTAGGTCTGCGTTAACGCAGGACGGTAGTGATAACTCTCACTTTTTCGTTAAGTTTGATCTGATCAACGGTCGATCGAGGGTTGCCGTCGACTCAGTCTCAAAATCCTTGGACGTAGCACGACACATGCAACTGTATTACACCCCTCGCCGACCCCCGGTTGTCAAGCTGACAAAGTCAGAGGTGTCGACCCGCGCTAACCTAGAGATAAAGCAGATCGATCCAGGCGCGACGTCAGTTCAGATCTACAAGAAGCAGTTTTTTCGTGCTGTCACGGACGTCGATTCGTACTCCTTGATAGGAACGTATGACGTTAAGCGTAACGAACAGTCGCTATTAGTTCAGGTCGATTCACCGCAAAACTCTCCGATCCTATACCGGGTCGTTCCAATGGGAAACCAAGGAACCCAAGGCTATGAGTTTACCAACGTCGTCATCAGGCCTTCTCGTTATAGGCAGATCAAGTCACTTGCGTTGAGTGTAATCCCTGTTGACATCGGCATCAAGATCGAGGCGCGACAAATACCCCAACACGTTGTCTCGATAGAGTTCAAGGTTCGGAACCTGACGACGTTTGAGACCAGTTACAGGAACGTTGGCGGGACGGTGTCATTGATCGATGACACCGTGAGAACGTCAGATTACCTGACAATCGTTGACAAGGACGTCAATCCCAACAACATTTACGAGTACGTAGCGCGTTTGGTCTATGAATCAGGCACGTCAGAGCTTGCTGGAACAGCGTCGATCGAGTTTTTACAGCCTTCACCGGGTAAGGTTGACACCAAGATCGACGATCTGATCGTCGATCAAACGGGTGACTTGAACGTTACGTTTTCTATCTCAACGACCATCATCGATAACAACATCGATGTCGTGAAGAGGTTGTTGCAACAACAGGACATCTACGATCAGTTCAAGGGTGACGTTGATAAGGAACGTGAGTTCTTGAAAAACCTGATCGCACACAACATCCAACGTGTCGATCTGACGACTGGTATCCGAGAGGACTTCGGGGTCGTGACAGCCGATCAGTTTTCCGACGTTGACCTTAGAAAAAATCAGGCGATTCAGCCTTTAAAGCTAGGCCATCGTTACCGTTATGAAGTTTCTGCCTTGCTTCGTGAACCTGAGACGATGTTCGACAGCCTTAACAAGAAGAAGGTCGATCCGGTTACCAAGAAGACGTACACGTTTAGCCCAGCAAAGTTCTTGCATCCGATCGCCCTGACACAAGGAACCTTGGTTTCAGCGGCTGGCCTGAAAACCCGGTTTGCAAAAGAACCGATGGCCCATGGCGCGATAGGTTTCATGCAATCGGTTGACGTGTCATTTGATGACGAACCAGCACGAGTCGTCGATGCCTCAGCTAGCAGGTTTGACAAGTTTCTGAACATCATCACCTGGAAGGTTCAAGGTTCGCTCTCAGCTGTCGATCATTTCATCATCATGAAAGACGTCCATGGCGTTCGAACGTTGGTCGGAAAGGCTCACTCAGAGTTTACCTATGGGAACTGTCAGTACTTACATCCAGTGTCTAGACGTGACGAAGGCTCGTTCAATTACGTCATAGTCCCGGTCTTCAACACGTACAAGACAGGAACACAAGTCGCAACAAACGCAGTGATCGTAGAACAGTTTAACAATGGATTGCCAGCAAGATGATCGTATCGCTTAAGGGTGCCAACGGCTCTTTCGTCTCCGTGGGTAACGTGCAAGTTCAACCAGTGACTAGCGATCTTGGCGCTGGCGTGAAAAAAGCAGTGTCGACACCTGGAACGATCAAGGCCTCCGTGGTCCCAGCGTCACAAGCTCCCATTGCTACCCCCACCTTGTCAGTGACTTCAACGAACCTGAAGATCCAGACGAACATGTCGATCCAATCGATCGCAGCCAACCTCGGAGGCAGCAAGACCTTCTTGTTACCACCTTATCACGGCATGATGAACATCATCATGCCCAGCTTTGCCTTACACCTAGAACCAGCGGTGGCAAACCACCCGGTGACAGACAGGTTGGTCGTCACTTCTAAGAAGTTTGAACCTTACGAACAATTGACTGGAATCGCTCACGAGCGTCCTGAGATCGTCATGTTGACGAATTTCTTGCCCTTGTTCACGAAAAACATCGGATCTGGGCAACAATCGTTCGCTAACCAGGTCGAAAACAGCGGCATCTACTCTGATATGACTGACGCAGGTCGTTTCGTTGATACACACCTGCAAGCACGTAACCTGCGACAGATCAATGTCACCCAAGCATTGAGGGGTCTGAGGTCACAGTATCCTTTCATAGCAGACTCTTTCACGACCAGGCGCCGTAGCTTCGAGAGCAACGTTGACTCATTACGTGATCAGGCAAATTTCCTGCTTGAGCTTGTCAGGAGCCTAGAACGCCTGAAGTCACAGTTGGATCTACGTGATGACATCCACACTGTCGACCCAAGCGCTGTCGTCAACTATCACTACTTGAACTTCACTAAACTGAACTCTGTTCTAACGTCGAACGTGTTGTTCGACTTAGTCAGGCGTTACCTGCCTGTGACGTACTCGATCCCGGACACGTTAGTTAGGTTGGGCTACAATTCTGACATCGTCAGACACAAATTCTCGTCAACAAAGATCTGGCTACAGTTCTTGCTTGAGATGTCTGACATGTTGAAGTACCACTCGTCAGAGTTTATCGACATCGACACTGTCACCCAACGAAATGACACCAATGCCACTCGCATCGTTCGTAAGACGGTTCCACACTTTGGCTTGTCACAGAAGCTTCCAGCGTTGCCTCCATTGGATGAATTGAGCACCATCAAACCGAATCAGATCAACAAAGCCGTCAGCACGATATCACAAGCATACAGCGTCTTGTACCAGAACGTACACTTCAAGAGCCAGGAAGCCCAAATCGCGGCGCTGACCAACCTGATCTCGAAAGAATTTCGTTATTCTCACGGCATGTCACAGCGTGACGTTCAGGACGCGTTGTCCAGTGGGTTCAATTACCAGGTTTCTCCCTCAGACAATGTCGGTGTGTTTGAATCGATCGTTGGAAAGTTCGGAAACAACATCAGCGATTTTCCTGCGACACAGACCAACTCTCTCGCAAACATCGCCCAGCGCCAGACGACGTCTGGCGCCGCTGTGCTGACGTTCGAATCAAAGTACGTTGACGGCGACACGGGTACGCTGACGCCAGGGGGAACGTATTACGTTGATAGCGTCCTTGACGGAGCGAATGCGATAGGATTTAACACAGCTAACCTTGACGAAGGTGGTGACCTGTTTGAGAAGGCTTTCAACTCTTTTAGCATCGTTGTCAATGGAATGAACCTGTTGGGCGTCAGAACGTACGACCCGTACGACCGCACACAGTCACAGTTCTCATCGATATTGTCTAGTCCGTCAGATTTCATTCAAACGTCGATGAAGAACTTGTTGGATCCTAAGACGGGAAACACGTTACCCGCAGTCCTGAATGACAACCTAGGTTCTGTGTATAACTTCGCTGCGACCAACCCCCACGTTAAGTCAGCATTGTTCATATACACGATCGCAAAGATCACTCGATCGTACTTTCCGATCATCAGCCTCCCGTTTTTCAACTTGAATTCGCTGTCAAGCGATAACACTCCCTTGACTGATGCGTTGATAAAGGACATCGTTTCTGAGATCGAAAAATCGATCCCACAGATGCTCGTGACCAACAAACCTCAACCTCCGAGGCTTAGTGCGCCAGGCAAGCTGTCGTCTACCATGTCATCAGACGTCATGACAGCGTCGTTCAAGCAAGGCACAGTGTTGACGAAATTCGTTGAGGGCTTGATGCAACAGATCCTTTCGTCGTTCAGGACCAACGATAGCGCGATGGTCGACGGTCGAACACGCTTCAGCGGTGACCTAGACACCTCGATCATGATGGCCGTCTTTGACACGATCATCCAAATGGTCTCTTGTTACAACGACCAAAAGCTGGTGTCGACGAATTACATTCGTAGCGTCTTGACGTTCAATATCACGAAGACGACGACCAATCACAAGGCTTCGGCTAGCGACTTAACCACTCGCATGGAGAAAGAGGTCGCGTTAAATCACAAGCTGATTTACACTGCGATGAACACGCTTCAGAAACTGTCTGGCGCGTTTAAGAACTACTCGAATTACCTGAAAAGTCCGCCAGCGATCTCAAAGCTGAACGAACTCGTCACAATCATCAACAACCCAGACCTGGTGAAGATGTTGATGAGCGAGCAACAAATCATGTTGTTGGCCTCGACGGTTCATGATTTGAACGATCGGATCTCACAACGTGATGCGTTACCAGACAACGGTGACGTTGATGGCGACGGAGACTTTGACGCTGACGACGAACTGAAGATACTTGATGATTCCGTCGTGTCACCAAGGCTGAGGAACGCAGTTTACAGCACGTTTGGGACAGACGATTTTGCGTCAAAGAAAGGTTACAACAAGAAGATCATCACTGTTGGGATCCCGTTGGGCTTTACACGCCGCTTGAAACAACGCGTCAGCCTGAACAACCTGAAAAAGTCAACCTTCATTGATAAGCAAAGTGACATCGTGTCGGTGGTCGTGTACAAGGTCGACCTGGAGAACAGCGACATCATATACAAGCCAAAGAGGATGTTGTTCGAGCTGTCAAGGTTTCCAGTTCGAAATGACCATTGGTTCTTGCAGATTCCCGAGAGGCCATCGATGTCAGACATCGCACACGCCATACCGACGAGAGACTTTGGCCAGAGCCAAGCGACGGCTACTGAGATCACCTACTGGTCACTCAATACTGACGACATCAACAATGGACGTAAGGCAGCGTTTGCAGATGAGACGTATGACTTCTTGACCCAACAGGAAAAAAACGAGATCATCAACAATCACGTGATGAGCTACATGTTAGAGGTTTATGCCAAGCTCACGACCGGGATCGATCTCGGTGATCACCACTTTGATCTGGTCGAGCAAGACAAGCCCATGGACATTGATTTCACAAAGACGTTGACGGAACACTACGTTGCGTATACGACCAATCTCTTCACCGTCCAAAACGTCTCGAGCCCAGAGACTCACGCTCCCACGGGAGGGGTCTTATTTAGCACTACGTCGCCTCGAAAGGTTGGTTACACGCCTTCTAAGACGACATCACCGAAAGCATCGACGTATCCTCAGCTAAGCAACGCTTCGGGCATCGCAGGTTCAATAGGACCAAGCACTCAGTTTAGCAAGATCCAAGCCCAACCCATCGTCAAGACGCTCGCTGCACAGCAGTCGATCGGCACGCTAGAGTCTAACCTATCGTCAGTGTCACATCGTAACATTCCGGTGATGTTACATGGATTGAGAACGATAAGCAATCTAACACACATGGTAACGCCTCTAGCAGATCCCGTTGCTGTCTCTAAGAGAATAGTGTCGCCCAAAACGTTCGATCGTGTCTTTAACGTTATCGTCGATCCAGATGAGTTTGAGATTGATTACGATAAGACGGTTCAAACCCCACAGGGAACCGCGGCGCTCAAGCAAATGATCCTCAAGGGTGACATCATCCCAGCGACAGAGAATTACACGTCTCGTAACATGGTTCGCTTTGCCATGCTCAACCTGAACAACTATCCGTCTGGTCGTCCGTTCGTCCAAGGTCGGGCTGCGCCAAACCATGCTGCGTTTCGCTTTCGAGATCGTGATAAGAACCAAGGCGATCTTACGTTTGAAAAGTATTTCGTGACAATCGAAACGTACGGAGAGGACCAGGTCTGACAGATGAGCGTCTCGTTACCTTCAAGAGAGATTTACGCTGTCGACGTCCCAGAGATTCAGAGGTTCGAAGGCACGTTCAACTACAACTTTTTCACACCTGACGAAAGCGTTTCTGAAACAGGGGGCGTGCCAGTAAAGGTCCTGCAGCGACAGGCTGATGAGATCGATGCAGCTTTCATTCAGTATTCTGTGACTCGAGCGCCCCGTTCGGTGACGTTCTCATGGAAGCTTCCGAAGCTAGTTGACCCTGGCAACCAGGTAACGGATCTCCAGCAGAGGAACAACGTCTTTAAGACAAACGCTCAAAACGGGTCATTGATCGCTGACAACATCGACAAGGTCGTGACAGAAGACCAGTTTGCGACTGACAATTACGTCGCTGTTAACTTTCACGACGCCGAGATCGATGACAAGATCCACTATTTCGTGTCAGGTTCATACGCCTTGCATACCCTCGAACAGAGCACGGACACCAACGTCAGTCACTATAAGGCAGCACAGCAGCTGTCAGCCTTGACACCAAAGCACATCAAACCCCACTTTCTCTTCAAGGCGTTGACGATGCCCTCAAGGGCGCATGGGTCTAGGTTCTTCAATGACAACGGTCAAAGGATCTTCGATTCCTACTTTCAGAGACTGAAGAACGTTGCTGTCAACGCTCAGATAAACAGCAAGCTGTTTCATGACATCACGAACAGGACGATCCGTGACCCGCATTCGCCCTTCACGACCGACCTCAGCAACATGCACAAGTACACGAAGAAGCTGCAACACCAGGTCGTGCAGCGCTCGTCAGTGAGCGTTTCCGAAGATGACTTCAAGACGTTCGTACCGTTCATCGACATAAAGGTCCGGACCACAGCGTTTCAAGCTGACCAACAGGGTCCCGAGATCGTGGGTTACATCATTGACAAGACTGAGATCACTGTTGATGGAAGTTCCAAGAGCCTCAGTCCCATCATCATCGATAACCCAAACGTAAACCTGACAGCAGACTTTCAGATCAAGTACAATGCAAGGTACATGTACGCGATCAGGACCGTCGCTCAGTTCACCATCCCGGGCATCGATGATGACACAGGTGACGTAGCGATGCTAAAGATCCTCGTCAGCTCTAAGCCATCAAACCAGGTCTTCATCAACACCATCGAGACGACCGCACCACCAGCTCCTACTGACCTAAACTTCACGTGGAACTATGAACGTGTTAACCCAGCAACGCAAGAACATGACCAACTGACAGGCCTGCCGCTGCCAGGAACGGGTGTCCCGGGTAGCCTGTTGGTTCACTGGACGTTCCCACCAAACTCACAGCGTGACATCAAGAAATTTCAGGTGTTTCGCCGCCGAGACGTCGATCACCCGTTTGAGTTGATCAAGATGTACGATTTCGATGATTCTTTGGTGAAGTTTGAGAACGGTGAGAACCCAGATCCCACCTTGGTCGAACACCTGACGTCACCGTGTTCGTTCTTTTACGATGATGACTTTCAGGTCGGTCTTCACAATTTTCATGAGGACCAACAGACGCAACGTGGCAGCCACGAACGTAGCCCATTCTCGTCAACGTTCATCTATGCCATCGCTGCCATCGATGCTCATGGTTACACGTCAAACTTCTCAGCTCAGTATGAGGTCTGGTTCGACCCTTTCAAGAACCAGCTTCAGAAGAGGCTGATCAGCCACACCGGTGCTCCGAAACCATACCCGAACCTGTACCTCGAAGCAGACACGTTCGTCGACACCATCCGCGTGTCAGGGCCAAACAGCAAGCAACTGAAGCTGTACTTCAATCCCGAGTACTATTACCTCTATGATGACGAGGAGAGAAACCAACGCGTCATCGCGACCAAACAGACGGGAGGAAGCTACAAGCTGCAGTTCATCAATACTGACAGCCAAAAGAGTGCCACTGCAACGATCACGATCAACGACCAGATTCGTCTGGCGGCGAGGGTCATGTCGTTCCCTGAGGTTAGGTTCGGCACCCGCCGTCGATCACAGGCTCGAAAGGTCATCAGCCAGTGACGTTTAACGTAGACGCTGAGCATGGTACGATGTTGTTCGACAGGCCAAACTTATGCGGTCATCGGATTACACGTAGGGGATATATTTGGAAGTACGCTGCGTCATCATGCCCCGGGCAAAGACTGAACGCTAAGGAAAAATCGCATGGGATTTCTTGATCACTCGAGTAATAATATCGTCCTTGATGCCGTGTTGACAGACATTGGACGTCAGTTCTTGGCTCGCAACGACGGCTCGTTCTCAATTCACAAGTTCGCTCTGGGCGATGATGAGGTCAACTACAACGTCATCAGCAAGTACGGTCGTACTGTCGGCAAGGAGAAGATCGAGAAGAACACTCCGATCTTTGAGGCGTTGACCAACCAACAACACTCGCAGAAGTACAAGCTGATCAGCGTGTCAAACCCAAACCTGCTTCGCCTGCCGACGATGTCGCTATCAGGTGACGCTAACGTCGACAGCCTGAATGGTGTCATCACCCTGGGTCGTAACCAACAAAAGACGGCGACTGCCACTGTCGAGCAGACGATCAAGAACGAGACGACGATCGACGTAGAGCTTCGCGATCAGACGTTCATCATCGAGGTTCCGAACCTCTTCATGCAAGTTTTGAGCCAAACGCCAGAAAACATCGATGGACAACAGCGCGCCACCTACATCCTGACCAGGTCGCCTGCTGAGAACAGCTTTGGTGGCAGCTCGGTACAGTTCACTCTGTCAGTGAAGAGCCTGACGGACGCGCTGTTCACGGTCTATGGGACGACGGCCAACAAGTCTCGCATCAAGGTCTTCGTCAAGGTGACCGGCGTCCAATCAGGAGCCGTCAAGGACATCGGCGTCATCATTGACAAGAATCTGTAATTTACGATGCATCAAAGAAGTGTTACCTTCTGTTTGATGTTCGTTAAGACGATTGATGAGACATATCTTCATAAGCGTTGGAACACCCAACAGGTTCGCCGTCGTGACGTGTTCAACTGTGATGAGTGCGGAAAAGAGTTCGTGCATGGTCACAAGCTCGCTCACTCAACTAACGGAGCGCTCACGTTTTGTTCGAAAGCGTGCAACAAGAAGAGTCGATCGAACGGAAAACTGGCACAGCAGTGGAAGCAAACAAAGCTCGCTCGTTACGGCGTCGAGTTCTCATCGCAGGTCGCCGGCGCAAGCGAGAAGATGATTGCTTCTAGGTTGGTTACCACAGGGGCCAGCTCTCCATCGATGCCAACGTCATTATCGAATGCTAGGTTCAAGCGAACGATGATAGAGCGTCACGGTGCAGAACATCCGCTGAAAGCACGCGGACCGAAGGCAAAGAGAAAGGCGACAGTGATAAAGCGTTTCGGTAAGGATCCTCTGGCGTTGCCTGAGAATCGAACGAATTTAAGTGAAGCAGGTCAAAAGGGATACAGAACGACAGCAAGCCGAGTTGGTTCTTGGATCATTTCAAAACCAGAGATGCTGTTGCTTGAGTGGTTACGATTGCGTTACGGTCATGACAACATTGATCAACAAGTAAAAATCGATCATGGCGGAAAAAAGCCTTGGTTGATTGACGCTTATGTCAAAACACTTGACGTATACGTTGAACTTGATGGTGAGTTTTGGCACGGTCTAGACAAACCTTACGATCAGTTGCATCCCAATGGAAAAAGTTCGTACGATATTGATCGCAGAAAAGACGAATGGTTCCTTTCTCAAGGTAAGAAGTTAGTTAGAATCACTGATAAAGAGTTCCTGGCGAGCCACAAGAGTAATGATTACTCCGGAATCGTTGTCAAACTCGGAGGGTAGAAAAATCGCAATCTTCAAAGAAATTTTGCCGTCGGACATTAAGACAGCGAGGAGTTTTCTGAATCAGCTTATAGACGTTCTCCAGGAAGACGTTAGCAGTTCAGTCTCCCGTCGCAAGTACCAGGTTTTCGTGACAGGAGGTGTCGGTCCTGGTGTGACGAGCTCGTTGTTCCAGACGATCTTTGATCAGGATTTCACGCTGCAGACCGCTAACCCTGTCCTTGACATGACGGTTGGCCTGTTCCCAGATGGTAACACTGTTGCAGTGACCAAGACGGGAACTGATGCCGCAGGCAAGGAACTGTTTCCATCGTCATCGTTGATGATGCGTGAGAAGATGGAAGTGTATCGCCAGTTCGCTGCCACGTTGTTGGGAGATTCAACGCAGGCCTTCACGGCGCCCTTTGACTCGTCTGACGTCGCGGACCAGATCGACGTGGGCCTGTTCATCGCATTCAAGCGTCTCTTTGCTCGTGATCAGATCAAACGAGAGACGTTTGCCATGAAGTTCTTTCAGACGGCGTCGATCAACTACAACGCTACTGGCACAGCTCCCGCTGAGTCGCAGCTACAACCACCAAATCTTTACGTCACCTCGACGTCAGGCTCAGCTATCTACACGGACATCGGAGCAGCGACCAATAAACTGACGTCGTTCGGTGGCCAGGTCGGAAACATCGTCGACTCAGCGAACACGGCACGTAACGTCGGCCTGATGTTCTACGATCGTGGCATCGTCATCCTCGACATGTCGAAGGTGACCAGCGCGAGCCAGTACATGTCGGGAACGATCGACGCCATGCACCCGCTTGGAAGGATAACCTTAGGCGGCCCAGGCACCCAGACCCAGACCTCGTCAGTGATGATCCCGGACTTCGTGACCAGTGCCTCGATCGACAACATCATCGATCACATCGCGTCATGTCGGTTCGGATCGGGCTCACAGACAGCCATCACGTTCCAAAACGTCACTAACATCAACAGCACCCTGATCTTCTGTCGCTCACAGGCAGACGAGTTTAACTACTCGTCGAACCCAACGTACACGGACACTGACAACAGGATCCAGGTCATCGACATCGGTCAGGAGGACACGCAACAGTCGTTCACCTTCGTGACCAGCGTCGGCATGTATGACGCAAACGACAACTTACTCGCGGTTGCGAAGCTGTCTCGGCCCGTGGAGAAGTCACCAGAGAGGGACCTCACGTTCCGCGTCAGGTTAGACTTCTAGGACGATTTTCTACTGGTAAACATCTTAACAAAGCGTTGTATCATTACTTGATGGTGCATGACTACACTTGTCAAAAATGTGGGATCAGCTTCAAGTCACACAAGAAGGACAAGAAGTACTGTTCACACGATTGCTTCGCGAAACGCTTCGATCCTGTTACCCTGACGTGTGAAACGTGCAGCAAGACGTTCACCGTCGCCTATCGTTTCAGGGGCCAGAAGACCTGTGGGATGGAATGTGCCAAGACAGCGATCTCTAAGACGCTGACGACACGTGTCACCAAGCAGTGTCTCGCCTGCGGCAAGGACTATGAGGCGGTGCAGTCGTACAAGGACGACGCCAAGTACTGCTCGTATGACTGCTTCCTGTCAACGCGACAGACGAGACAGCCTGATGTCACCAAGACGTGTGAGTGGTGCAAGCAGGAGTTCACGGTCTCGTTTGTCAAGCGAGATCAACGATTTTGTGGATATGAGTGTTCGAATAGCGGTGAAAACAACGGTATGTTTGGCAAACCAGGATCTATGTTGGGCAGACCTTCTTGGTCACGAGGACTGACTGCTAAAACAGATTCTCGTTTGCGTGCCCTCGGTGAAAAGATCTCGATCATCGTCGCTGACAAGATGGTGAGCGGTTCGTGGTCACCTCCTTCGACTGGTTTCAAAGGCGAGCACTACGTTGGCGTTAAGAATGGCGGCATCACGTGCTATCTCAGGTCATCGTTCGAGAGCGCTTACGCTCGGATGTTAGACGAGGGCGAGGATGTCGTGTCTTGGGAACACGAGCCGTTTCGCATCCCATACGTGTTCGAAGGATCTGTTCGCAACTACGTGCCTGATTTCTTGGTCACCCGCCTGTCAGGTGTCTTTCTCGTCGAGGTCAAGCCGAAATTGCTGACCGAGACAGCTCTCAACGTTGCTAAACAGGCTGCTGCGGTCGCCTGGTGTCAGACGAACCACGTTACTTTCTTGACTGTCACGGAAGATGAGTTGGTGTGAAGTGATACTTACCCAACATGAAGCTCACCGTCGGCCAACTCAAGCGCATCCTCGTCGAGGCTCTCGCCCCAGCCCCTGAACAACGTGCCCAGAGCATCGTCGATGCGACTGCTGACGCAGCTGAGCAATTCGTCGACAGCCTGGTAGCTGGAGACGTTGACAAGGAAGCGGCTGACAAGCTCAAGCAGCTAGCTGACCAGTCTGCCTCGATCGCAAAATGGATGCAAACTAATCGTAACCCGAAGGCCCCTGCGCTGGTCCGGTTCGCTCAGCAGGCGCAGGACCTCTCGAAAGACGTTGGTTTTTGGTCTCGTCCGATGTTCTTCAAACGTGAGGAGTACGTTGAGAAGATGAAGACGAAGGTCAAGAGGTTACAAAACGCCCACGTTGCGTTAGTATCTCACTGATGTCAGCACACCATTGCATCAACTGTCCCACGTGTCGTGGAGGTTGTTCGATATGTGGACGCTGTGCGTGTCCAAGGGTCTCGTTGACGTTTGGGTGGAAACCTCCTCAACCGACGTATCAGTACCAGCCCCAATGGGTCACTGATCATCCTGGGTTCACGCTTGAGATCAATGGGCTTGTCAGCGGTAGTTTCGTCCAGGGCGAAAGATAGGTGGCCAGGCCCCTTCACCACGGCGTATAGTTACGAACGAGCCTGATGTCATTCTTTAAGGTCGAAACAGGGGACGTAGAGTCATTCACGGTTGTGACCAACCCGTCACGACATTTTGTCACGAGCTCTGCTGGCGCGACCGGTTCTGTGTACGTCTTTGCTCGCCGGTCTAGCATCGAGAAAGAACCCGAACCGCTCTCGTCATTCATTGACGCGACAGCAAACGACACGGACCTGACGACGACTCTCAGGTCGGTCCAGAACATGGGCCGTAACGCGATGATCGTTGATGGCGTCGGCATCGCCGGCCTGCTCGCAACGTCAGACTTTGTCGTTTCATCGACCATCGCGTTCAATGGCATGCTTGATGACTACATGTCAAAGGTGACACAACAAGGCGTCTCCGCGCGCAAGCAGAAGCTGTTGAACATCATCAGGTTCACGCCTTCGGTCGATTTCACGTCAAACACGTTGAGAAAGCTAGTCGTCAAGGACCAGCTATCTTCGTACTACAGGACGACGTATCCGTCTGCCCATTGGGCTTACACCAACTACAACTGCCTTAACTTCTTCACGTCATCGACGGTGCCGACCTCATCAGTGATGCTGTACCCAAACATCGATAGCGGCATCGAGCACGAGGGTTACGTCTCAGGAACATATACCCCAAGTGGGTCAGTCAGCTTTGATTTCTACATCAATCCGAAGTACCAGCCCGATCGACCTGACGGCGCCTTTAAGGCAGGGACGATCCTACACCTGTCGTCGACCTATGCCGTCTCGCTCGTCACCGGTTCAGCAAAAGATCAGAACGGCCGCCCGTTAGCGTTTAGGATCCAGCTTCAGCTGAGCCACAGCGCTGACATCCCACCTTCGGTCCTCAGACAAACTCGAGCGGGAGACGTGGGGCTAGATCCGAACAGAGCGTATCATTCAGGTGGCTTGAACACCAGGTTGGGTTACGCCCCCGCTGACCTAGCATTTCTTTCTGATGACAACTCGTTGTTATGGAACAACTGGCACCACGTCATCGTCAGGTGGGGCACGGATCAGATCGACCAAGGAACCGGTTCTTTCATTGTCGACGGTGCCAAGCGAGGCAGCTTCGTCGTCCCATCAGGCACGGTCGCTCCGAGGTTGTTCGTCAGCGCCACTCGAGCCAACCCAGACGTGTTGTGCGTCGGCAACTACTACGAAGGCAGAAACAACGGGTTCGACGCCCAAGCGTTTTTCTTTGCTCCGAACCCAGCCTTGCGCGACGGTCTTCATCAGATGATCGAGGACGACACCCAGGACGAGCCCATCTTCTACGGATTCAATCACCCGTTGAACGCTCAAGTGCACGATCTCGCGATCAAGCGCTATTACATGTCAGACCTTGACGTCGAGCAATCGTCGTCTGTCAGCCCAAAGTCGATCGATCCCAATTACATCGCGTTCTATTTGCCACCGTTCTTCGTCGAAGAGTCACCGTTCAGACAGTTCGTGGGTGACATAGGAGGTATCCTACAGACGCCTTTCTTTGAGGTCGACGGGACGACTAGCGACCCGTTCAACGTAGCGATGTCGTTCGGCGTAGCCGGTCATTACATCAACATCGAGAACTTTGTGAGGGATTTTGCCTCAAACGTGTTCCCACGCCTGCATCACATGACAGGTGTGGCGATCATGAACTCGACGCAGGCCCGCTCGGCCAACGATTTTCTATACGACCAACCCTTTGTTCGTCGACGGAACCTGTTCCTGATGCCGTGTGACGACGGTCTTTTCGTTCCCAGTTTCGAATTGCTAGCCTCAGAGAGCTTACAATCCAGCGCGGTTGATGACCTAGGCCTAGAAGAGTTGAGTTTCATTCACTTGGACGAGCTCGTCCTGTCATCATCGTTGTTGTTTGGATCAGACTTTGACGGCGACCTGTCGTACGTTAACGAGTCGATAGGTTTCACGCCAGAGCAACCTGGCCTGCCTCCCGGCCGAGCGTTCAACCAGTACGTCGACACCATCGATAAGTCTGTTGCATCAGGAACGTTCGATCCGGGCATCCAGATGGGCGCACCCCTGACGGTGTACCAACGCACTCGCGATCCGTCATCGAACCAGGTAACATTCTTTGACATCAGCAACCTGTTCTATGGCAAGCGCATCCTGCCAGGCTCACTTGAATTGACAGATCCGAGCTTGAGCGGTTCTGGTGGTGCTGTTAAGGTCACCCTCAAGGACGATGGTCGAGGCACGATCTACAGAGCTGACAGCCTGACGAGTGCCTCGACATGGAACTCTGTCGGAACGATCTTTTATGATGAAGGCATCATCGCCTTGAAGAGCCCGCATCTCTACTTCTTTGGCAAGGAGGGTTACGAGATCAGCTTCAAGGGAGACCAGAGCGTCCATGTCATGACGATTGACGTGATGGCTGCAGCGAACCAACTCAACTCTTCGTCGAACCCAAACTTCATGAAGGTGCCACCTTCGCCGTACCCGAACGATCCTGAGAAGGAGTTCGTTTACATCACCGCCTTGAACTTCCACGATGACAATTACAACGTCGTCATGAAGACGCAGCTCGCCCAACCCATCATGAAACGCCATGGCGATCGCATAATGTTCAAGATCAAACATGACTTTTGATCTCACGACACACTATGAGGACCCATGAGAGCTCGCGTTCGTTTTGTTGACCAACCTTACTTCAACTTTCCCCCCAATCGTTTGGTGTGCCCTGGCATCTTGTTGGGACGTGCTGAGAACAGACGCATGTGGTCGCTTTGTTTTGTCGCTGACAAGCAGGTCAGCGCCCTTGTCTTTGACGGTGACCTAAGGTGGGTCGCTGCGCCATCGGAACAGGACTTCGGAAAAGGCGTCAGCTTCCAGCTGATCAGCAACCCGAAGAGGTTCTCTGACGGTCCGTCGACGGCTGGGATGTTTGCTGAAGGCGAGCTGCTTGGCTAAACGTAAGACACGTCGCAAGCGTAAGCGTCACTATCACACGGGCCTGCACCTCTCTCCAAAAGCGGGTGAGTGCAAGTACAGGTCAGGGTGGGAGCTCTCGTACATGCAATGGTTGGACGCGAACGTAGATGTCGTCACGTACTCTTACGAAAAGACCAAGATCCCGTACGTCAGCAACCTCCGGACCGGGAAGCTACGTAACTACTTCCCAGACTTCCTCGTTGAATACTCGGACAGAAAGGTTCTCGTCGAGATCAAACCCAAGAGGCGCGCGAGCCAGGTGAAGGTTGTCAAGAAGCTCAAGGCCGCCCAGGAATGGTGCTCGACCCACGGCGTGGCCCTAGAAGTGATCACAGAGGTCGAATTGAAGCTACTTGGTCTGCTGAAATAGGGTTTTACGAGGGCCATCCTGAGGGCTGATAATTACCATGCCTCTCTTGATGGGTTTAGACGTGAGCACAAGTATCGTCGGCGTTTGCATCGTTGATGACGCGATCGAGCCCGATGCCAAGGGTTCTCACATCGTCTTGCTTGATCACATCGATTTCAAGGGTTGCAAGACCCTGTGGGACAAGGCGGACGTCGTGTACCATTACATGGCAGACGTCATCAGGAACTCGTTCGATGATGAGAGGTTACCTAGGAATGGGTTCTACTGTCCAACTCGAGTCGTTCTTGAGGAACCGTTGATGGGATTTCGTCCCGGCATGTCAAGCGCTCAGACTATCTCAACTCTGATGCGTTTTAATGGGATCGTCAGTTACGTCACGCGGATGGTGTTCAAGTGCGATCCTGAGTACATCGGCTCAGCTCACGCACGTAAGCTGTGTGGCATCAAGCTCCAACGCACCGCGGTGGGTGGTCCTCAGAAAGAACAGGTCTTTGCACACATGGTCGCTAATGACCTGTCACACGTGCAGTGGCCAACCAAGAAGAATGGAAAGCAGGTCGAGTGGTCCAGGGACGCCTGTGACGCGTACGTCATCGCCCGAGCTGCGACCGTCTGTGGTCCCATCCAACCGTTGGTGAAGAAGCCAAAGAAGGTCGCCAAACCAAAGGTGGCTGCTGGGGTTACTTTGAGACCGTAGTGTCAGTCGTCACCCTCTCAGACAAGGTTCGATTTATCGAACAGTGCTTCGGCGCAGGCAGGCTCGCTCGCAACAGCAAGAACATGGACGTCAGGTGTCCGATCTGCGATCCCAAGGACCCATCAAAGAAAAAGCTGGCGATCCGGATCGATGATGACAGGAATCACTGTTGGACGTGCGGCTGGCGTGCACACACGCTCGCGCCCTTGCTTCGAAAATATAGCACTCTCGAGCGTCTGAACGAGTACCGAGAGAAGTTCATGACAGCTGAGGAGCGCGAGCGTTCTAGGCGTTGCATGATCGTCGACGTCCAAGATGAACCCAAGAGGCTTGAGTTGCCTAATGACTCTAAGCTGTTAGTGATGGCTGGTAACGAACCTGATGCTCGGGCCGCCTGGCGTTACGTTGCCGACAGGGGCCTGACAGAGCGTGACATGTGGTACTTCAAGCTTTGCGTCTCAGATGAGGGGCGCTGGCGCCGTCGTGTCATCGTGCCTTCTTTTGACGCTATGGGTCAACTCAATTACTTCGTCGCTCGAGCCATCGACAGGTCTAGGCAACCGAGATATGACAACCCAGATCATGACAAGCTGCCAGTCATTTTCAACGAGATCAACGTTGATTGGACCCAGCAGCTGGTGATCTGTGAAGGCGTGTTCGACATGTTCAAGTGCATCGACAACACCGTGCCCTTGTTAGGGTCAGACCTCAACGAGCAGTCTGTTTTGTTCAACATGATCATTGCGAACGGAACACCAATTGCTCTGGCGCTCGACGGTGACATGTGGGAGACGAAGACGCTAAAGATGGCTAAGAAGCTAGCTGATTACGACGTTAGCGTTGTGTTGGTCGACACCCGATCGTTCGGTGATCCAGGCAGCGCGACCAAAGAACAGTTTGCAGAAGCTCTGAGCCTAGCAAGGCCAGCAGACTGGAAGTCAGCGTTTTTGACCCGATTAGGTAGGGTGTCTCGGACAACGCTGATGTTGTGATCGATACTTACCAGTCGCAGCCATGAAGAAACGATCGACCCGCGCTCGTCCGATAATCACCGAGGCACAGTTACGTAAGATCATCGTCGATGAGTTGATCGATCAGTACCTGATCAAGGAAGGCCTGTTCGATGATGCTAAGTCAGGCTTGCAAAAGCTGTCAGCATACGTGACAAAACAATTCAAGCAAGTCGCAGACAAGTGGGCGAAAGCGATCGTCACGGCTTCGAGCAAGCTTACTGAGATCCCACCCGAAGCTAAGCAGATCCTTCAGGTTCTCAAGCACGCGATGGAACAGACCGGTGAGACGTTCCAGATGGACAAGGGATTGCAAGACGCCAAAGAACTCGGAAAGATCAACAAAGATAACGCGTTAGCGATCGTTCAACAGGACCTCGAGGGTCCGGTGCACGACAAGGCGAAGTCCGCTGACGCTAAGACAGAAGGAAAGTACATCCCCGAGATCTATGCTGTCTTAGCTGAGACCCAACACGCTAACCTGCCAAAGGAGCAGCTCAATGAGTTTGGTGTGATCGGAGCGGCTGGCGTCGGTCTCGCCATCATGGGTGGGCTACCCCTTCTGTTCAAGGGACTCCACAAGCTCGCGAACGTGCTCGGCGCTCACGGTACGGCTGAACTCTTTGAAAAGGCAGAGCACGTCACGCATCACTTTGAGCAGAAAACAGTCAATTTTGTGATGCCTTTTAGGCTAGCGTATGCAGTGTACATGGGCCTGTGGAAGATGGGAATCAAACTGACGCCTGGCGATGAACCTCTTAACGAGATCGAGATCAAGGCTGACGATGAAGGTAAGAAGGCCATCGCCAAGACAAAGGGCCTCATTTACAAGGTATTGCTAATCTACTTTGCGATCAACGGCATCCAGGGCGTGTTACACGCCGGCGCTTCGTTGCTCGGCTTCGTCGAAGGCACGGCAACGACTGTTAAGGGTGTCGAGCTCGCTCGAGGTGCAGAAGAGGTCGTGAAGCTCATCCGAGCTGGCACAGGTGGCCTAGCTGTTTAATTTTGAACAGCTTATCGATCATGCAGTACACTATTAAAGTAACTGCATGCTCAGGATCGCTCACATTGCTGACGTACACTGGAGAGGCCTCTCAAGACACGAAGAGTATCGGTTAGTCTTTGAAGCGTTCGCAGAACAGGTCAAAGCAAACAACGTTCAACACGTGTTCGTCGGTGGCGACATTTTTCACACGAAGACATCAGGACTAAGCCCAGAGTACATCGAGGTCCTGTCTTGGTGGCTTGAGACGTTGTCATCATGCGCTGAGCTCCATCTGACGTTGGGAAACCACGATGGAAACCTAGTCAATCTCTCCAGGCAAGACGCCATCACGCCCATCGTTAATGCCTTACGTAGTCCGAAGATCCATCTCTACAAGAACAGCGGTGTCTATGAATTCGCGCCTGGTTACACCTGGTGCATTTTCAGCCTCTTTGACGAGGTTGGTTGGAAGAGCGTAAAGCCTCTTCCGGGAAAGATCAACATCGCTTGCTATCATGGGCCGGTGTGGGGAGCCAAGACAGAGAGCGACTGGTTGATCGAGGACGGCTTAACGGTTGACTTCTTCAAGGAGTATGATTTCGTCTTCTTGGGTGACATTCATCGGATGCAGTTCTTGGGTTACCGTGACGTTGAGATCGTGATCGATAAAGACGACATCGGTAAGTACCCAGGCGCAGAGGTGATAGAGGAGATCGGATAACGTGACGAAGCTTCGCATCAAGTGGAAAAAGGGATGGATCGGCTATCCTGGATCTACTGTCCAACAGAATTATGCTGAGGACACCGTTCACGGTTTCTTGCAATGGGATCTAGGGGCGCGCGATGACTTCGATGTCAAGTTCATTGAGTTGCCAAACCCCCGCCCGTTCGTGACCGTCGACTGGCAAGGCGACGTCATCAGCACCGTTGAGTTTGCTAAGAAGAACTTCTCACCATCCAGTCGTTTCAGGATCTACAGCCACGACCAGCTCTCGCAAAGGGACGTGGTCGAGATCGGTCACAGCCTCAAGGAAGCGTTGAACGCGACTGAGGTCACGTTCAAGACAGATCACCACGTCAAACGTGACATTATCATCTCTTCTGGAACGACACAGGTCGTAAAAGATGATCTCAGGAACCCAGACGTGTTGGTTAGGTTACTGAAAGAGTATCATCACCAAGCAAACGTCACAGAAGAGACATGGAACAGCGTTCATGATCTGGTGAAGAGTTACCTTGCCTTCTTTGGTGCTGATGAGATTGTTCGGAACACTAAGTGGTCGTTGAGGCACTTGAAGTTTGACAACACCCTCGCTTACGGCGAAGGTAACGTCATCAATTTTGAGAACTTAAATGGCATCGTAGGGATCTTTGGACCTAACAGGTCGGGCAAGTCATCGATCGTCGGCACGATCATGTACATGCTTCACAACAGCACTGACCGTGGTTCGATAAAAAACCTTCACGTTGTCAACGCTCGTAAGTCGTATTGTTACGCTCGAGGCGTCATCAACGTTGACGGAACGGACTACGTTATCGAGCGACAGACCACCAAGAGCGAGGACAAGCGTGGGAAAATTAATGCGTCGACGGCTCTTAACGTTTTCCGCATGGAGGACGGAGAGGCCATTGACCTAGCTGGTGAACAGCGTAACGATACTGAGAAAGTGATCCGAAAGCTGATCGGCACTCCTGATGATTTCTTGCTCACGTCGTTGTCAGCTCAGGACGAGATCAAGCTATTCATATCGCAAGGTTCGACCCGCCGCCGCCAGATCCTCGCTCGGTTCCTCGATCTTGACATCTTTGACAAGATGTACGATCTCGGAAAGAACGACCTGAATGCGACAAAAGCCGTGCTGAAGTCCCTACCTGACAGGGACTGGATGGCGCTAGACACACAGTGTTACCAGCAGATCGAGAATTGTGACGAACAGATCGAGATCAAGCAGACCAAACTCGGCGAGCTGAACGACCAGCTCGAACAACTTCGACGTACCCTTGCTTCACACAAGGACTTCACTCCAGTGACGAAGTCTCAGGTCGAAGCGATGCGCGTTCGTGTCACGACGATGTCAGAGCAGCTCGACAGCTTATCACAACAGATCGAGCGAAACAAGGATGAGTCTGAAAAACTGAACGCTCGAGTCGAAAAGATCGATGAATTTCAGAAAGAGCATAACCTGGTTGATCTGAAACGTAGGCTCGAGGCGTATCGAACGCTAGAGGCCTCAGTCATTGCTTTGAAACACTCACACGAAAAGGAGGCTTCGCTTCTGAAACAGCAGGAACGATCGCTGAAGATCCTTGATGACGTGCCGTGTGGTGACAAGTTTCCAAGCTGCAAGTTTATCAAGGACGCTCACCTGGTGAAGGACAAGGTTGATCCCCAGCGTGAAAGGTCAACAAAGGCGCTCGAGAAGCTCCAACGTGCAGAAGAGGCACTCCAGGTCCTGAAACAGGAGAACCTAAGCGATCGAGTAAACAAGGTAGAGCAGCTTCACGAAATGCACTCGAAGCTGAAGGTAGAGATCTCGACAAAGCACGTCAAGCTCGTTCGGTTAGAGACTGACTTTGAGAACACTAGCGTCGCCCTAAAGCCCGTCCAGAGCAAGCTCCAGGAACTTGAGGAGGCCCTCAAAAATGAGGAAAACGCTGAGGTGGTTTCCCTTAGGACAGAAATCGATGCCCTTCAAGCGGCCTCTAAGCGTCTCGATACCGAGAAGCTGCTGCTAGCAACTGAGCGAGGCAGGGTACAAACGATCATTGACAAGCATGCTGGCGAGCGTCACCAACGTGAAGAGATCCTTAAGAAGATGAGGGCGTATGAGTTGGTTACCTCGGCGTTTTCTCGTCGTGGCATTCCGAGCGTCATCACGAGATCTCAATTGCCGATCATCAACGCAGAGATCGCAAAGATCTTGCAGGGAATCGTTGACTTCACTGTCGAGCTTGAGACGGACGATGACAGCGACTCGACAGAGATCTACATCAACTATGGTGACTCGCGACGCATCATCGAACTCGGGTCTGGCATGGAAAAGATGGTTGCTTCAGTCGCCATTCGTGTGGCGTTGATCAACGTGTCATCGCTTCCAAAGACCGACATGTTCATCATCGACGAGGGCTTTGGCGCGCTGGATGACGCAGGCGTCGAGGCATGTAATCGATTGTTGACGTCATTGAAGCGTTATTTCAGGATGGTCATCGTCATCACTCACGTCGAAGGCGTCAAGGACGCTGCAGACCTGGTCATCGATGTCACCAAGAACGAGAAGGACGCAAGGGTAACGTACGTCTGATGCGACCCTATCTCAGAGATCGTCTGATAGAAGAACGACCCGAAGGCTTCTTTGTCATCGTTCCTGTTGGAGCCTCGGCTCCTATCCCACTGTCGTGTCAGGTCTGTGACAGACTGTTTCGTTCACGTGATGACGAGACAGCGTATCTCGAGTTTGCCTGCTGTCACCTTTGTGCCTTGCAGTGGGCACACCCTCGGAGAAAAGAGTGGCAAGAAGGCTGGCGCCCGTCTCCTGACCAGGTCAAAGACGTCGTTTCTCAACGTCCTCCGATGTTCGTTGTCTTTGACGTTGATTAGACCGTAAGCACTGCCATATTTACGTTGGGGAGCCCCGACGCTATGGCAGATAACATTGATTTCAACGCACTAGGACAGTCGATCGACACGACCTGGGGGAGGTCTTCGACACCAAAAACAGCCTCATACTCAGTGAAGATCTCACTGTTGGGTCCCGATCGCATGCTGGTGTCGTACGCTGCGATCGTTAACTTTGGGACCGAGAGGCAGATGATCGAGATGAAGCGTGCTTACGCTTCTGAGGCTGACAGCGTTGTCGCCGCCGTCATCAAGAGCGTTAAGGGCAATTACAAGGACCTGACTGGATCTGCGTTGTCTACGAAAGCCCTCAAGGATGGAGAGGCTGACTCCCTAGAGATCATCAATTTCAACTGTCATAACGCCCGCCGCACAGCGTACTATAGGCGTAAGGCGGTATTCGAGTTAGGATAATGGCTGCACCAAACTTTACACGTGACGAACAGGTCAAAGAGATCATTCGTTGCGGCAAGGATCCTGCGTATTTCATCAAGACGTACACGAAGATCCAACACCCGACCCGGGGAACTATCCCATTTGATACGTACGATTTTCAGGATGAGTGTGTAAAGGCATTCCAAGAACATCGCCTGAACATCATCCTGAAGTCTAGGCAGCTAGGTTTGTCGACGGTCTGTGCTGCTTACGCGGTCTGGATGGCTATCTTTCAGAAAGACAAGAACGTCTTGGTCATCGCGACCAAGCTACCCACGGCCATGAACTTCATTAAGAAGGTCGCAGTCATCTTGCAGAACCTTCCCAAGTGGCTTCTCCTTCCCAGGTTCGAGCCTAGCAAGCAACAGATCACGTTTAGCAACGGTTCTCAGATCAAGGCGGTCCCAACGTCAGATGACGCTGGTCGCTCTGAGGCACTGTCGCTTCTCATTGTCGATGAGGCTGCGTTCATTAGGGACTTTGATGACATCTGGGCTGGCCTGTCACCGACCCTCTCAACGGGTGGTCGAGCTGTGATCTTATCAACGCCAAACGGCGTGGGCGGTCAATATTACAGCCTATGGACAGAAGCAGAGGCAGGACAGAACGGGTTCAATGCGATCCGGATCATGTGGTACCAGCATCCTGAGCATGATCAGGCCTGGTTTGACAAGGAGACCCGCAACCTTCCCAAGAAAAAGGTCGCTCAAGAGTACTTGTGTGACTTCATCGCCTCAGGCGATACGTTCCTTCAACCGACAGAGCTAGAGCTGTTACGTGTCAACATCATGCCTCCCATCGAGAAGGCGGGTGAGAAGAGGGACATCTGGATCTGGTCGTATCCCGTTCCTGGTCGACAATACGTGATCTCTGCTGACATTGCTCGTGGTGACGCTCGAGATTTCTCTGCCTTCCACGTGATCGACACAGAAGAGTGTGAGGTCGCAGCTGAGTACATGGGTAAGATACCTCCTGAAAAGCTCGCTGACCTGATGGCAGAGTGGGGAAAGAAGTACAGCGATGCTCTTTTGATCCCTGAGAACAACACGTTTGGTTACTTCGTCAACACGAAACTACGTGACATGGGTTACAAGCGATTGTACTATCACAACAACAAGGGTGATCCGTTCAGTTACGTACCAAACGACCCTAACGAGCTGCCCGGTTTTCCGACCGTCCAAAAGACACGCGTTCAGATCCTCTCAAAGCTCGAAGAGCTGATCAGAAACGGTCAACTGAAGACCTACTCGCAACGCTTGTACGATCAACTTCAAGCGTTCGTCTGGAATGGCAATAAACCCATGGCCTCGAAAGACAGCTATGACGACCTGATCATGAGCCTAGCGATCGGTTGTTGGTTGATTGAAGGTGGATCAACGATCAACCAACAACAGGTTGCGATGGCATATGCCATGCTAGCTGCGACAGGCAAACAGAGCCGCGACCAGAGCACCTTGCCGGGCAACATCCAGTCAGCACAACCGCTCGTCAACCCAGCGATCAGAGGCTTCAATCCTCATCTGGTTCACAGGCCTCAAAATCCATCGACATCATCGGTGAGAAGCAGGGATCATTCTGATTTTTCGTGGCTGTTCCGCTGACAGAGATACTTAAAGGTACAAGAGGACGTCGATGACGCAATCAAAGCTCAATATCAATGATCTTCGTAAGATCATCAAAGAAGAACTGACGAATTTGAACGAACGCGTCGACCATGCTGGCATCAACAAGGTCGTAGCTGGCGCTAGCAAGCTCTTAGCTGCTGTCGAAGCCTTCAGAGAAGGTGCCCCTCCGTCAGCTATCAATGCTGTGACTCCACACCTTGATGAGCTCGAACGTGTCTTAGAAAACATGGTCGAGACTCCTGGGTCATACGTCGCTCGTCCCAAGGTCGAACCCAAAAAGGTGACGCTCAAGGCTGTCAAGTCTAAGTCCTGAGCATAGAGTCAGCGCTTGATATACGAAGCGCTCTGATGCTCTACAATCACGATAGCCCTAACTGAATGGAAGGGTAGAGAATGGCAAAAAAAGAAAGCAAGAGTCTTTTCCGACGACTGACGCGACTGTTTCGTAGCGGTCCTGTAGTCAAGCGGAAGATCCGCGCGCTAGACACCACACTAGCGATGGCTGACAAGACGAAGTCGTCTGGCACGCTGCTGTTTCAGAAGTCGCTCTCTCCGACATATGCGACCATCACGTCTAACGCTTACAACTTGAGCGAGCGATTGATGCGTTACCAGGATTTCCAGGAGATGGAATACACTCCTGAGATCGCTGCCGCTCTTGACATCTATGCTGATGAGACGTGTGCTCAAGACGATAAGGGTCGTGTCCTTCACGTCTACTCTGACAACGAGAAGGTCAAACAGGTGCTTGAGGACCTGTTCTACAACGTCTTGAACGTTGAGTTCAACCTTCGTTCGTGGGCTCGTAACCTTGTCAAGTACGGAGACTTCTTTCTCTATAATGACGTGTCGCCAGAGTATGGCGTCGTCAACGCGTTTCCGATCCCTGTCAATGAGATCGAGCGTGAGGAGAATTACGACCGTGATGATCCTTTTGCTGTCCGTTACCGCTGGGTGACGCTCGGCAACAGGACCCTAGAAAACTGGGAGGTCACACACTTTCGCCTGTTAGGCAATGACATGTTCTTGCCGTACGGCTCTTCTGTCATTGAGCCCGCTCGCCGCATCTGGCGCCAGCTGATCCTGATTGAAGACGCCATGCTAGTGTATCGCGTGGTCAGAGCTCCTGAGCGACGCGTGTTTTACATTGACGTTGCTAACGTGCCACCTGAGAACGTACCGATGTACGTTGAAGAACAACGCAAGAACCTCAGGACGAGCCAGGTGATCGATAACCAGACGGGTCGGGTCGACCTTCGTTACAACCCATTGAGCGTTGACGAGGATTATTTCATCCCAGTCCGTGGTAACGATACCGGTACTCGCATCGACACGTTAGCAGGTGGCCAGAACACAGCTGCTGTTGAGGACGTCGCTTACATCCAAAAGAAGCTGTTTGCTGCTTTGAAGATCCCACGAGCGTATCTCGGTTACGATGAGATGCTTAGCAGCAAGGCGACGCTAGCACAAGAGGACATCAGGTTCTCACGTACGATCAACGTCATCCAAAAGACGATGCTCGCTGAGCTCAACAAGCTGGCTATCATTCACCTGTACGCTCATGGGTATGACGGTGAGGACCTACAAAACTTCACCTTGCGCCTGTCGAACCCATCGACTGTAGCCCAACAGCAGAAGCTAGAGCTGTGGCGTGCTAAGTTTGAGATCGGTGGTTCGTTACCGGAAGGCATGGGAAGCAAGTTCTTTGTCATGCATGAGATTTGGGGATTGAGTGAAGAAGAGATCGATGAGATCGATGCCCAACGCATGAGAGAGAAAAAGACTGATGCTGCTATCGAGGCAGGCGGTGAGGGCGGTGATTCTGGCGGGGAGAGCGGCGGCGCTGATGATCTTTTCGGAGGCGGTAGCGAGGAGCCCGAGGCGGGCGGCGAAGAAGAGACGCCTCCTGAAGAAAACGCTGGTGAGGAAGCTGAAGAAGAGATCAGGCCCGGCGTTGAATTACTGACATCAGACGATGATCAGGAAGACGGTGAGGACTTTGCACTGAAGATGTCACTGAACGATGGTGATAACGACAGGCCAATCAAGCCCAAGAACCAATCACAGAAAAACTACGAATACAATCGTTCTAGGATCCAAAATCACGGTCCCGCAAAAACTCACATGCCTGACTTTGTCAAGATGACTGGCATCGATAACGATGCCATGAAAGATCCCACTGGGTCTGAGTGGATGAAGTCCGTCGTGTCAAATCCGTTTGGAGAGGCGAAGGTCGTCTCAAGGTCACCTTTCGGTGGCCTCGCTCCCGATCTGTGGTCTACGTTACGTCGCATGACGTCTGCGTTGAAGATGAACAGGGCGGCTGACGGTGGTGTCATCGCTGAGTCAGAAGAGGTCGATGTTCAAGACGAGATCGATGAAGGCATCTCGCTGTTAGGCGAGAACGTTGATCGTGGATCTCATAACACGAGCACGAACGAAGTATTTATCATTGACGATACGGATGACGAACTTGACTTCGACGATACCGAGGATGACGATGAGTAGCAAGACACACAACAAAAAGCGCAATACCGCGTTGCTGTACGAGTTCCTGGTAACCACCATTTCACGTTCGCTCGTCGAGGGTAACGAAAAGAACTCATCACAGGCCCTTCGCATCCTCCGCCGTCACTTCAAGCCAGGAACTGAGCTATACAAGGAATTCAGGCTCGTCCACGCGTTGAGAAAGACGACGGTTAGCTCTCAAGCTGTCGCTGCCAACATCTTACACGAGGCGAAAGCAGCCGCGCGAGCTCACAACGTCAAGGAGCTCGACAGGCAAAAGTCGATGCTCATTCGTGATATCAACCACTTGATCAATGATGAGAATTTCTACGATCAGCAGGTCTCAGAGTATCGCTTCCTAGCGACGGTTCAGACGCTTTTGAATGATTGGCGTTCACGTGATGCAGACCTCGAGCGTATGGCTTCGTACGAGGATCAACTCATGGCACGCTTGACCACTGAAAATTTAGTTGAACCAGAGCGCCTGGTGATCGAGGAGTCTCCGGGCGAGAGCCGCCTTCTGATGAAGGTGATGATGAAAAAGCTCAACGAGAAATATTCTGGCATCCTGAATGACGAGCAGAAGGCTCTGTTCAGGGCATATGCTTTTTCGACAGCCAATGATGATCCGGGATCGATCAAACTCAAGCTGACAGAGATCAGGGACACCCTGCTATCATCGATCGCTTCATACAACGAGGCTAACCCTCAAAACGAGTACCTCAACAAGAAGCTTGTCGAGGCGCGAGACCAACTTCAAACTGAGACGCTAGAGATCGTCAATGACGATACGGTGACGAGGTTCATGCTGTACACCAAGCTATCCGCAGAGCTCGGTTCGAAGGAGACTGACAATGACTGACATGAGGTTACTGAACTCTTACGAGATCTTCGAGTACACGCCCGAGATGATCAAGGAGTCAGTCGAAAAGACTGGCAAGATCCTGATGAAGGGCATCCTGCAGAAGGCAGACACTCTAAACCAGAACGGACGCATCTATCCGCATGCTGTCTTGGATCGCGAGGTCAGGAACTACCAAAAGTTCATCATCGAGAACCGTGCCATGGGTGAACTCGATCACCCTGACTCTTCTGTGGTCAACCTGAAGAACGCCTCACACGTGATCCGAGAAGCGTACATCGAGAACGGCACGGTCTTTGGGACGGTTGAGATCCTTGACAAGACGCCTTCTGGCGCAATTCTCAAAGGTCTGATCGAACACGGCGTCAAGCTGGGCATCAGCTCTCGTGGCGTCGGATCGACACGCAAGCAAGGCGATTACTACATCGTCCAAGATGATTTCCAACTGATCTGTTGGGATTTCGTTAGCGAACCTTCCACGCCCGGGGCCTTCATGCTTCCTGAAGGCAGGCAAATCGATGAGAGCGAGTTGCGAAAGGTTTTTTCTAAGTCTGACAGGATCGATCGGATCTTGAACGAGCTGTTAGGAAAGAAGTGATAACATGACGTTTGACAATCCAAGAGGTGGCCTAGGCTACGCAGCAGAGTTTCAGTCTTCAGCATTACCGTGGGTCACGTCATCTGTCGCGCCAGCAGCAGGCTCACCACAACGTTGGGACTTTCCGAAAATCAGTAGAACGATCACCGTCTCAAATCAAGGTGCATCTACGATGTCATTTGGTTTTACGAGAGCAGGCACGATCGGATCAAACAAATTCATCGTTCCAGCTAACACTGTAGTGACCGTAGAGCTACGCGTCAAAGAGCTTTGGATCCAAGGTGAAGGTGGGACCCCAAATTACAGCTTGTGTGCGGGTCTGACAAACATTGACGCTCGTCAGATGCCTGTGCTGTCAGGCACCCTTCCTGACGGCAGCGCTGGTTGGACGGGTGTTGGGTAGTGATTAATTGATGTTTGACATCGTCAAGTACCCAGATCCGATCTTGGGTCGCCAGTGCGATGACGTGACCGTCTTCGGACAAGAGCTCAAGGCGTTGGTCGATCGCATGGCTGAGACGATGTACTCCTTGGAAGGCATCGGTCTGGCAGCAAACCAGATCGGACTGTCGCAAAGGCTCGTTCTCGTTGATCCATCAGCAGGTGATGTCTCTAGTGAGTTCGTTGCTCTTGTTAATCCAAGGGTGAAGTGGGTCTCTTCCGAGCGTGAATTCGTGAAAGAAGGCTGCCTGTCGCTACCAGGTACGTTGTTAGCTGTTTCTCGACCTATCGCTTGCGACGTAGAATACCTTGATCTCGACGGAGCGATCAGGCTAATCAGGTGCACAGGTCTCAAAGCGAGGATCGTGCAGCATGAGATCGATCACCTGCTTGGCGTAACGATGTTTGATAGGGTCGGTCCTTTGTCACGTCGCGGTGCGACCAAGAGCTTACAAACCAAACGCTAGAGAGTAAACGAACATGAAAATGTCACGAGACCATTTGAAAGCGATCGTAAAAGAGTGCCTGCTTGAGATCCTGAGCGAGGGACTGGGCGACATTCCGCAGCTTTCCATTCGTAAACAACCTCCGACGTTTGCAGAACACAGGGCCCGCCGCATGAAACAGGACTATGATCCACGGCTCGATGCTCCCGTGAGTCCTGGTCGTGCCCCCACGATGGCCCTCAAAGATGCCATCAAGCGTGAAGCAGGGGGTAACCCCATCATGGAATCGATTTTTGCTGATACAGCACGGACGACCTTACCTTCACAGCTCGCGGCGGGAGACAGCGGGCCCGTTACTGAAGGCGGCTCGGGAGGCTTTGCAAAACCAGTCCAACAGGAACAGTTCAATGGTAGCCCTGAGGACGTGTTCGGTGATGAGGTGGCCTCACGTTGGGCGAACCTAGCCTTTATGGAACCAGCGTCCAAGAAAACAGCGTAAGTTCGTCGTGTTGCCTATTTAGGTCTAGCACGATCACTAGAGAGGGTGCACAAATGGCGATCAAGAAACTAACACCAAGCTTGCTCAGGCAGATCATTGAAGAAGAAGTTGCTAACTTCGGCGACATGGAAGACGTCGAGAAGAAGGCTAACAAGACCGAAGAGACCGATGCTGACGAATACGCTGACGCGTTGGAGAAGCACATCGACTACGTCAAAGCACTGAAGATCGAAGAGAAACGCACGATCAAGCGTCTCGAGAAGATCCGCGAGGCTAAGCAACGTGTTTTGAAGAAGATCGCAACGAAGGTCGCCTGATCGTCTTCGACAATACGTACTAACAGAAGGAACCAAGACCATGTCAGGCACAGGCAAGTACACGCAATATGCACCACCAGCGAGCGACAAGAACACGTTGTTGAACAAGCTGTTCCACAGTGGTGACGCAACAGAGAAGCCAATCGTGCAAGACCTGGTTGGAAAAGAGAACGACGCCCGTGAGGCAGTGGTCGCGATCGCTAAAACGGCGTTGACGCCAGCTCACCAAAAGGGCGACCTCAGTTACTTTCCTGAAGGCGTCGATCTCAATTTTGCAGGCGCTCCGAAGACAGAAGACGTCAAGTGGACGGCAGCTGGTGACCCAGCGAACTCGTATGCTCCTGACATCACGTCTCCAGGTCCAGGTAAGACAGAAGGAAGCGACAAGTCAACTGATCCAGAGATCAAGGTCGTTGATCTGAAGCCAACGTACGTGCCTGGCGCTCCTGGTACAGGAACCAAGTCACCTGCTGCTACGAACGCAAAGATCATTGCAGCAAGCATCCTTGGTGTGAACGGTAAGCTCGGTGATTCAGGCGGAAACGTTTGATTTGCCCCTGCTTGAACTTGTGAAAATGATTGATACTTATCCTGGAGATCATAGGGAACGAGTAACATGACAAAGCAACTCTACGAAGAGGCGCTAGCAGACGTCAAGAAAGTGAAGGAAGTTGCTGAGGCAAACGCTCAGCGTGCTATCCTTGAAGCAGTGACGCCCAGGATCCGGGACATGATCGAACGTGAGCTGTTGCGTGAGCACGGTGACATGGACGATGACCTAGGCGCTCCTGGCAGCGTTCCACCTGAGGGTGAGCTCATGACCGACTTGGTCACGGCGTCCCCTTCAGCTGATGCTGTCACCCCTGCTGCGGCCATCACACCCCCAGACGCTGAGGGTAAGGTGACACTGGATCTTGATGCTCTTTGTGCAGATCCGGCTGGCGTTGCTGTCGCTCCTCCGGTGATGGGTGCTCCCCTTCCTAGAGAAGAGTACGAACTAAATCTCGAATCGATCGCAGCCCTAGCGCCCGTCCTCAAGGCGACGAAGGTCAGTGCTGCAAAAGAGTTCGAATTGAAGGTCTACCGATTGGGTGAGACTATCGAAAAATTCAAGAAAGCTAGCCTCCTAGTTAGGGAGTCAGCTGGTTTCCACTCGCAAATCGCTGAGATGATTGCAAAAGTGGAAGATATGTATGACTACGTGCAGGAATCGGTGGTCGACCCTGCAAAGAAGAGTTCATACGAGACCAAGTTGGAATCTTACTTTAGGGAACTCAACAAGCTCCAGGAGCCGAAAATGTCACGAACGAACAAGAAGATGATGAACGAGGAAGACGTCACGCTGAAACTGACTGGACTTCCTGACGACATGGACCTTGAGTCGGTCGGCGTTGACCTGATCACTGGTGAAGAAGACGGTGAAGGCGATGACGCTTTCGGTGACGCTGAGGGCGACGAAGGTGGAGATGATTCTGGCCTGGGTGATTTGGACTTGGGTGGTGATGAAGGTGGAGAAGAGGACAACATGGGTGAGAGCCGTAGACTGAGCGACGACACGATGGTCGAAATTGACGAGGGGATGTTGCGTCGTGAGATTGCCCGTATGAGGAAGCTCCGCGAAGAGGCGACTCCTTCTGTCGATGGCAACGGCGTCGGTCCCAAAGAGTTCGATGATTTCGGTGGTGCAAAGGATGACGGCGAGCCGATCACCCACGCAATCGCTGACAAGTCGCCTGCCAAGGCAGCCCTTCCTCTCGGCGAGGCCGATGAGATGGATGAAGCTGACGAGCTGGATGAGCTCGACGAGTCTGACGACCAGATGGATGAGTCTGACGAGTTGGACGAACAAGACCAACTCGACGAGTTCGATGCTCCGATGGATCAGATCGGTGACAAACGTACCCGCGATGACTTCGGTGCCAGCGCAACGTCAGTTCCGTCGGCCGACAAGGACAACCCAGCAGTACGTCACGAGTCTCTGAAGCGCCGCTCGGCATTCGAGGCCCGCCTGCAAGAGCGTGCCAAGAACCGTGCCGCCGCTTTGAAGAGCGAGGTACGAAAGGCACGTGCAAAGAAAGACCTGAAGAAGGAAGCTGCTCTCAAGAAAGAGTACGCTCAGGTCGCGAACCGATTCAACGAATCGGTCGATCGTTCCAAGAAGATCAAGAAGCTGATGGCAGAAGCCAGGCTTCAGAATGGGCAGCGCCAAAATGGCAGCCTTGCTCGGTCAGCGGGGTCCAAGACCGAGGCATCTCTCCGCAACAAGTTGGCAGAAACGAATCTGATCAACGCGAAGCTACTGTTCACCAACAAGCTCCTCCAGAACGAGTCACTCACCTCTCGCCAGAAGGCGAAAGTCATCGAGCAGCTCGACACGGCGAAGACGGTGAGGGAAGCCAAGCTCGTCTATGAGAGTCTCGCAAGGACCCTCGGAAACACGTCAAAGACCGTCAATGAGAACCGTGATCGCAAGGTCATCGGCAACTCGTCGAGGGTAACCCGTCCGGCATCGACCCAGTCCTTGAACGAGGGCTATGAGGCAGAGCGCTGGGCAAGGCTCGCTGGCATCAACAAGTGAGCCTCTGATCAGATCCAAACCAACTAGAAAGACACAGGAGAAACTAAAATGAAGTTCTTTACAATGGAGCAGCTCGCGGCCGGCATCAAGGACCGCCACGTCGGAGCTGAACGAGCACGCCTCGTTGAGAAGTGGAGCCGCACCGGCTTGCTCCGCGGCCTCGATGGCGTCAAGCGTGAGGTCATGTCGCAGCTCTTGGAGAACCAAGCTGCCCAGGTACTCAAGGAGTCGAACTCTCTGTCCACTGGCGGCGGCGCAGTCGCTTCCTCTGGTCAGGTGCAGGGCTTCTCGAACATCGCCTTCCCGATCGTCCGCAGGGTGTTCGGTGGTTTGGTTGCGAACGAGCTCGTCTCGATCCAACCGATGTCGCTACCGTCAGGCCTGATCTTCTACTTGGATTATACCTACGGTTCTGCCGTCGGCACGACCCAATTGGACAACGGCACTGCTGAGACCTACACCCGTGGTCAGTCCATCTACAACAACCCAGCCGGTCGCGGCATCCAGTCAGGCTCTTTGGCCACTGGCGGCATGTATGACCTGGTCAACGTTGGTTTCACCAAGGTCCACTCTGGCACCATGGCATACTCTGGCTCGACCGCTGAAGTCGGCGCTTGGGGTGGTATCAATGGTGACACGTGGTCTGCTGGCCTCGTGATCTCTGACTCTGGTCAGATGTCAGGCACCAACGGTCGCATGTTGCAATTCGACCCGCAAATCGATGCCGATCTCGGTCTTAACGTCCTTGACGTGACCTTCGCTCACCTGAGCGTGGCCACGATCGCGGCGCTGATCCCGAAGGGCGACTTCCTTGCCGTCGAACAGCTCTCTGTCTTTGGTGTTGCCACCACGAACGGTGCAGTACAATGGGGTGAGACCTACCAGTCTGGCCGCGGCGTCCTGAACCTCCGTCGCCTCAACAAGCGCGGTAACTGGAACGGCTCGACCTTCACTCCCGCCCCTCTCAATGGCACCCACATCCAGGTCGTCTTCAGGATCACTCCTGCTAGCACGGCTCCGGTTTTGGGCGCAACGACTCGCCTCTCGATGGCGATCGCTGATGCGGTTACCACCACTGACGGCACTGCCGGCGGCGTTGGTTCCACCTTGACGATCCCGTCTTTCGAGTCGGACTTTGGGACGAACCCAACCCCTCCGATCCCAGAGATCGACATCAAGATCGAGTCACTCGCCATCACGGCCACGACCCGCAAGCTGCGTGCTCGTTGGTCTCCTGAGTTGGCACAAGACCTCAACGCCTATCATTCGATGGACGCTGAAGTCGAGCTGACGAGCATCCTCTCAGAGCAGATCGCTCTCGAGATCGATCGCGAGATCTTGGGTGACCTCGTCTCCCAAGCGAACGGTTCAGTCATGTACTGGAGCCGTGCACCTGGCAAGTTCGTTAACAAGCTGACGGGCGTCGCCCAGCAGCTGGCGAGCTCCTTGAGCATCGGCCCGCAGTTCACCGGCACCGTCCGTGAGTGGTACGAGACCCTCGTCGAGACTGTCATCGACGTGGCGAACACCATCCACCGCAAGACCCTCCGCGGCTCCGCGAACTTCATGGTGACGAGCCCTGACGTTTGCACCATCCTCGAAAGCTCCGTGCTCTACAAGCCGAAGTACTCGATCGATGGCGAAGGCCAGGTCGGCTCTCCATTCACCATCGGCGCAGAGGCGATCGGCACCGTGTCGAACCGCTTCACAGTCTACAAGGATCCTTACTTCGCAAGGAACAAGATCCTCGTTGGCTACAAGGGTGGCAGCTACCTCGAGACGGGCTACGTGTACGCCCCGTACGTTCCGTTGATCGTCACTCCGACGATCTTCGCTCCGGAAGACTTCACGCCACGTAAGGGTGTCATGACCCGCTACGGCAAGAAGATGGTTCGCAGCGATTTTTACGGAACTGTCACAGTTCTTGACATGAACATCATCTGATGTTGAAGGTCAACTGAAGTAGAAAGTTTGAGTGCCCAAGAGAAATCTTGGGCATTCGCGATTTTGGTCAGTAAACATTCATCTCAAAGGGATGAAGATCATTACATGGAAGATAGGACGTGTAAAGAGTGTGGTGATGTGTTTAACGACGCAGAACAGATGAGAAGACATCTACGAAAACACGAGATGACGTTTCAACAATACTCATTAAAGTGGACTTACGAAGGTGTTGAGCCTCTTTGCAAGTGTGGATGTGGCAAAAAAACGACATGGAACGTTGCTTTGAAAGCATATGCTGAATTCGTGTTGGGACATCATGCATGGGGACGAAAGAAATCAGACGATGAGAAACGTCGTATTGGTGAGAAAAATCGTATCAACATGACACGATACATGAAGGAACATCCTGATGTTGTTCGTCAAAAGAAAGATCAGTTATGGTCAGGAGTAACGCTTGAGTCAAGAAAACTTGCTATTGAAAATATGAAACGTTTCTGGTCTTCAGATTCCGATCTAACTCATCAGCGACGTGATGAAGCATCTCTTCGTGCTATCGCCTTGCTCGAACTCAACAAGATCGGGCCTCGCGCTCCGTTCAAGCAGATGTGGGTCGATAACCCGTTCACGGGACAGGCCGAGTACATGCACTCGTCGTGGGAGACAGCGTTCCTGATGCAGTGCATCCAGGAGGGTTACCCAGTCACCAAGCAACATGGGATCGTCATCGACTACCAACAGGCTGACGGTTCATGGCATCGCTACCTACCAGACTTCAAGGCGCTAGAAGAGAACGTCCTGTTCGAGATCAAGGGTAACATGACAGAGAACGACGAACTGAAGCTTCGAGCGGCCGAAACATTGGGTTACGAAGTGGTATTGGTGAGTGATAGTTAGGATGATGAGAATCACGGTCAGACAGCTCAAGCGCTTGATTGGTGAAGCATATTCTGTCGTACGAAAGCACGACAAGAATCCGTTCGTTCACACTCACAAGTTCGCTGAGGGACAAAGCGTTACCGTTGGGTTTTGGGTCCCACGGCTTGCTGAGCCTTTATGGTGGACTGAGTCAGGGTTCAAGGACCTGTCACGAGTTCAAGCAGAACCTCATGAATTCGAAACAGAAGCTAAGGCTAACGAGTTCATTAAGAACGAGGCGATTCCATACATTAACAAGTGGCGTGATGACGATGCCTCGTTGATCAGGGGTTGGTAATGACAGTTGTATGGCCTTGAGGTTGCTCACAGAATAATCAGTGCGTCAGATCCTATGGCCTCTAAGGTCGCCAACGTAGAATAAATTTGTGACCTTGTACACTCGGTGCTCAGGAGATACATTCTTTTCATCCGGCAAAAGAAGAACAACGGCCGAAACCTGGAGAAGAACCAAATGAGCAACCCGTATGACCAAAACCGCAACGCCCGCATCGCCACCCGCACCGACAAGACCGGCAAGCTCCGGACTGAGACGCAGCGCCGCGATCCTTCGAGCGTTGTCATGGCGGTCTCGACTGACCAACGCAGCAACTCGACGAACCTGTTCATCGATTTCGGCTCGTTCGGCAGCACTGACAACGTCCGCCTGAGCGGTCGTGAGGCACGCTCCTTGTACCGCCTGCTCCGCAAGCACTACAAGGAAGTCCGCGGTACCGTCCGCGCCTGATTTTCAGTCGCGAAATGGTGTACGATAGGGTCAGGCTCGAAAGGGCCTGACCTTTTCCTTTATGCAAAGGATGATAGATGGAACTGACGAAGAGCCAAGCGTTGAGCCTGATCAAAGCGTTGTCACACTATAAGCTCGTCTGTGAACAGACTGACACGGTTCACGTGCACTCACCTGAGCTGCTCACCCAATTGCATGCGTTCGTGCTTGACGAACCCGTGTTGGACCTTGAGCCCGTGCCCGCAAGCGTCCAGCTTGCGCGTGACGACATTGACGAATCATCGAACACAGAAGCCTACGTGCTCGGTTCCGAGTTGCACGATCTCAGCGCCATACAAGCGACCACGATCTCAACCTCCGTGGTCCAAACTCCAACAGAGGTGACGCTCGAGTTTGAGTGCACGCTCGCGCCTGGCGTTAGCGTGACTGACCTGCTTGTGAACGGCCATGCTATCGATGACGTGACGTTTATCAGGCGCACCGAAGAAAACGAGCTTCTCGTTGCAGAGCGTTACGACGGTGACCTCGCGTGGCACCGTTTTCACGTACCCAAATTTCCCAAGAGCTGGACCGAACTGCTTCCAGTCGAGGACCTAATAGAGATAGAATGAAACTAAACATTAACGCAAAGGAGCTGCTAGCGCTCCATAACATGCTTCACGCCCGTTTCGGTGACTCGAATGGGATTGATGTCCTTGAATACAAGGCTGACGATCCCAGGGTCCACGACGCTACCCAGCTGAACCAGGTCTACAACAGGCTCAGGGCGATCATCAATGCTGCGCTGACGAACCCAGGCAAGGTCGTCGATCCGGTCGACTCATGGTTGAAACACGAGTCAGCGAAGATCGACGGTCTCAGGGCACATAACAACGAACTCGTTGAGATCGCAAAGGATCCAAAGAAGCTGGGCATCGACCCCTCGCTCCCGTTTGCTGACATCCTTCGCGATGACGACGACGAGGTTCCACCTGACCTGAAGTACCCAGGCAAGCGCCGGCCCCCTCCTCCACACCTACCGATTCGTCAGGGAAAGCATAAGGCTCGCCATCGGTGAACTAACCCATCGTGAGGTGGTAAGTATCTACTTGTTACTGCGGTCATTGACAACCTAGCGACAAGACACAGTAAGATTTGTGGGCGACCAGTTTCGACGTGGTACAGAGACTTGAGGTTGCAGGCACTGGTGCACGAGGGTCCAGTTCAAAACCCATGTGACGTATAGATGCCAACGACAACGGCACGGCTCCTCTCGCCCTCGTGGCCTGAGGAACGGGGCTCCTAGCACCTAGGAACAGAACGCTAGGGAACCGTCGGGCGACCGGACGTTAAACGGAAGACGCCAAAGCGCTGGGCGTGAAACGTAGTGCCGATCAGGTGACCTGATCGTTAAAGCTCGCGTCACTAGACCCGTCCTGAGGTCGACCAAGCAGATGGACCAAGCCTGTGAAGAGATTTCGAGAGGAAGTGTTGCGGACCCGGGTGCGATTCCCGGCGCCTACACGCATGCAGCGCAATCACGTGCTGCCAACAAAGTTGAGTTACGTGAAACAGACGAATCGCCGTTCCTATTACGGCAAGAAGAGCGAGCCTGCTAGCCTCGCACACAAGCTAGCTAGCACGATGTTTGGAATGATGCTTGCGATGGCCTACATGAAGGCTAAGAACGCGAGCCTCAAGCTCAGGATTCACAAGTACGACGGGCAGCTGTCACCTCCTGCGAAGGAAAGGGATGACGCTAGGCTTAACGTCGAGGTGATCGAGGGTCTTGTTCGCAAGGTTTGGGTAGGATGAGATGGCCATCGTGGGTTCCCTGTTGAAAACGAACGGGGCAAACATGCCATTGCACCCAGTCGATCAGATCAGCCCGGGCAGCGTCGTCTGCTTCGGCGATGATGACGACATGACGGTGCTTGTCATCTCGAATCAGCTCATCGCTCGCATGAGACCTGATTGCGACGTGGTTGACAAGTACGTTCGTGAACTCGTGTACCTAGGTTGCTTCTGCGATCCTGGCAGCTATGAATACAACCGCTTGATTACCCAAGCTCACGGTCTAAAAGATACCGTAGCTGTTGTCATGATGCCGTAGTATAATTACGTTCATGTCAGCATCAACGGAACTAATTCTAGAACAGATCACCCAACAAGAAGACGCCATCCGCGCCGCGGCTGAGTCAGGTCACGACACCAAGGCGATGCGAGACGAGCTCAAGCAGCTTCGCGCCCGCCTGACCCAGGCCAACAACGCCCTCAACGAGGGAACTCGCATCCTGAAAGGTTGATCATGGGCGCCCAAAAAGTCGACCTGTACCAGCCCATGATCAACTCGAAAGTTGGTCCTGCTCCCGTTGCCTTACGCGTGGGCGTCACGCCCAATGCTATGATGACGGAGGGCGGCACCCAACAGGGGATCACCAAGATCGAGACCTACGTGTTGCTGTCTGTGCTGCCGACTGAGCTCCAAGAACGCGTCAGGACTGCTGTCCAAGTATTGCTTGCTGGTCGATAGTTGAACTGTTGACGTTGTGGTTATACGATAACCGTGATGGCGTATCACGGGTACCTTCCGTTGTGTAAACAGTTCCTGCACCAATTGAAACACCCACCCTCGATAATGGAGGTAGGTGTTGACAGGGGCGTGTCGTTCATCTCGTTAGTAGCCTTCCTGGCTAGGACCAGGCAAGAGTTTCTCGCGTGTGGCATTGACATCCTCGTCCAGGATGCTGTCACATTAACGCTAGCGAACCTTGACCTGCAACCAAAGCAGTCAGCGTACCTGGTCGCTGACAACAGCCTGACCGTCCTACCGAAGATGGTAGACCAAGGCATGAAGTTTGACGTCATCTTGCTCGATGGCGATCACAACTATCATACTGTCTCAGAGGAGCTGAAGCTGCTCGAGCGAATGATCTACGATCACAGCATCATCGTTGTCGATGATTACGATGGTAGGTGGTCAGACAGGGACCTGTGGTATTCCGAGCGCCCGGGTTACGAAGAGGTCTCTGTCGCGACACGAAAGATCGACACTGAAAAACATGGCGTGAAACCTGCTGTCGACGAGTGGCTTGCAGCCCACCCGGACTGGACGACATTCAAGCCCGTTCCTGGTGAACCTGTCGTCCTCATCAAGCGCCCGTCGGAGAGCCCATGAAATCACATTACCTCGCAGCGTTCCTGACGTTGTCATGCGTCAGTCGAGCGACACCCGTCTTGTTGGCACCCATGCCGTTGGCTCAACCCTCACCTCCTGTCGCAATAGGAACAAACGTGCCTTTCGTCGAAGAGACGAAGGAACTCGAACCCGCTCTCCCGCCGCGAAAGATCGCCAAACGTCGGATTCTGATCATTGGTGACTCAGAGGCTTGTGCAGTTGCACCCGTGGTCAAGCTTGCTAAGCTACCAACTGATGCCGTCGATGTCGATTGCAAGGGTGGCACTGTCGTGCAGTACTGGGGCGTGGGAGGAAACTTTCGCGCAGCGCTGTCGCGACACCCGAAACCAGACGTCGTTCTGATTTTTTTGGGAACCAATCACTACTGGCAAGAGAAAGTGCCGGCCGTCGATCCGGTCTTAAACATCATCAAAGATCGAGGGTTTCAGTGTGTTTGGGTCGGCAACACCGCAGTCCATGGAAAGTCTTGGGAGATCAACGGGTTGATCCGCGCCGCAGTCTCTCCGACTTGCGATTACTTTGACACAGAGGCAGCTAACATCCCGCTCTACGACGGCGTTCATCCCAATGCTGAGGCGGCGCTCTTGTGGTTGCAGAAGGTGTGGCCTACGATCCCGTTGAAATACGAAGAGGAAGAAACACAAGATGATTGATGACAGTGACGCATGCTCGCTTGTTGAGAACGCGATCAAAAACGAACAGTTCGGTCCACCTGCAGCAGCTGACGTGGGTCGACACGCTGCCTTACGTGACTTTGATCAGATCAAGAAAGACATCCTCGCTTCAAAAGCAGTGATTTCTGAGATCGTCGATCGTGTTAATAACCCTCCCAACGACGAACGTTACGTGGGGTTCGACAGCCTGCCAGCGCCGCTGCAGCGTGTCATCAAAGCGTACATGGCGTTGGCGGTGGCCCAAGAAGAACTTGATTTGGCTGTGAGGGCTTTGCGTACATAGTTACCTTGAGCCAACCCACCAAGGGTGGCTGAAGGCCCACACGTGACTTCAAGAAAAATCCAAGAGCCGAAGGTGATGGCTACTGAGGACGCTGTCTTCGGATATCGCCCGCCTTCATCGCGTAAGTTCATGAACTCGTCAGACGAACCGGACGACGAGGACCTGCTCACCGACAGCGAACCCACCAAGACGATCAGGACCACGCTTGGTGAGTTGCGTAGGGCGATAGTAGCAATCATGACCAGGTAAGCGTGTAAAAGTCGATTCTCAATCGTGCTTAAGTGGCAATCATCTGTGTTGCCTATTTAAGCTTGAGATGAGCGACCAACTACACAGGAAACAGTTTCCTAACGATGGCATCCATGCGCCTTTCGCGTGGAAGTTTCCTTCTGAACCTGATCGGTTGAGCTTCACTCCCTCTGAGGGAAAGCCAACCACGTCTGCTGAGCTGACGAGCGATGACCTGAATCGGTTTGCGTTGCAGACCGATGATGACTCTGTGTGGTTTTTGAAGAGCATCTCGCCCGTGACGTGGGTCCAAGTAAACCCAACGTCCACGTTCTCTGGGTCGATCGTCGGTGGTGGCGACTTTGCTGCGACGTATCTTGTCCTGTCGGCAACGTCGTCGCTTGCTAACGAACGAGTGTTTTCGATCTCGGGCTCTGCGGGCTTGAGAACCATCGACAATGGCCCTGGGGCAACGTTTGCCCTAGCGCTCGACAACGCCATCGTCGCTACCTTGTCCGGCTCGACCTTTGCCCAGCTGTCTGGCTCGCTGCAACAGGTTTCTGCAGGCGTGCCTTACTTGCTAGCGCAAGGCTCGATCACCATCACCACCATGTCCAACGGTCAAGTGATCATCAGTGGGTCTAGCGCTGGAACGACGACCAACGTTTCGGGAGGCGATCCCGCCCCTTCGTACCTGGTTTTGTCAACCACGGCCTCGCTGTCAGGCGAGCGAGTGCTCAATGTCTCGGGAGCCTCGGGCCTCCGCGCGGTTGACACCGGACCGAACGGTACGTTGACGCTCTCTGTCAATGACAGCGTCGTAGCCACGATCTCGGGCTCGACTTTTACGGGTGCAATCATTGCCTCCGGAGGACTGTCAGGTTCTCTGCAAAAGACGACTTCAGGCCTGTCGTACCTGGTCGGAGTGGGCGGTATCTCTATCGTCTCCCAGTCCAACGGCCAGATCCTGATCAGCGGATCGTCAACGTCACAGTCGCAAGTAACAGCTGGAGTGGGAATCGTCGTCTCTGGCTCGCAAGTCTCAATTAACGACAACCTGGTTGCGACGCTGTCTGGATCTACCTTCACGGGGCCGGTCGTCGCCGGGAGTGGACTGTCTGGTTCGCTGCAGCGAACCAGCGCTGGATTGCCTTACCTTCTCTCACAGGGTGGGATCACCATCACGACCCAGTCTAACGGTCAGGTCATCATCTCAGGTTCCACGGGTGGTGGCGGTGCAGCGCCCTCGCAAGGCACGGGCATCATTGTCGTGGGCTCACAGGTCTCTATCAATGACAACGTTGTCGCTACCTTGTCAGGTTCAACGTTCACAGGCCAGCTAGTCGCCTCAGGTGGCCTGACTGGCTCATTGCAGAAAACCCTAGCGGGATTGAGCTACCTGGTCGGCGTGGGAGCCGTGAGCGTAACCTCGCAGTCTAACGGTCAGATCTTCATCTCTGGTTCTGGAGACACGACGGCGGCGGGCTTGGGATTGACCAAGACAGGTGCTACGTTAGCGATTGACAATGCTGTTGTCGCGACGCTATCAGGCTCAACGTTCTCAGGTCCTGTCAATGCACAAGCTGGCCTGACCGGTTCGATCCAACAAGTCGCTCCAGGGGTGTCGTACCTGGTGGGCGTGGGTAGCGTTTTCATTACCTCCCAATCGAACGGACAGATCATCATTTCTGGATCGGGCGGCGGAGGTGGAGGAGCGCCACCCGTCGGTGGCACTGGCATCTTGATCACGGGCGGCAACATCGTTAACATCGATCCGAGCGTTGTTGCCCAACTGTCAGACGCAACGTTCACGAAGTTGTCTGGTTCGTTGCAACGTCTTGCTAGCGGGCAAACGTATCTCGCCGCTGCTGGTGCGGTCACTGTTGTGACGTCATCGACTGGTCAGGTCATCGTCTCTGCGTCTGCTGGTGTCACGCCTCAATCTGGTAACGGTGTCAACGTTTCTGGCCTTGGTGTCGTCTCTGTCAACGACTCTGTTGTCGCTACCCTTTCTGGATCGACGTTCTCTGGTCCCGTTATAACCCAAGGTGGCCTGTCGGGTTCTCTGCAAAAGACAAGCGGGGGCCTGTCATACCTCGTCGGCGTGGGTGGAACCACGATAATCTCACAGTCCAACGGTCAGATTCTCGTGTCGAGCTCTGCGCCTCAGGTACCCGTAGCGGGCTTGGGAATCAACGTAACTGGTTCAACGATCAATATCGATCCATCGGTCGTAGCTCAGCTATCTAACGCAACGTTTGTCAAACTCTCGGGATCACTTCAGCGCCTAGCTACAGGCGAAACGTTCATCGCTGGTGCCGGTGTCGTATCGGTGACTACGTCATCAAACGGTCAGGTTGTCGTTAGCGGGTCGTCATTGCCTCCCGTGGCGGGCCAAGGGGTCCTCGTCAACGATCGAACTGTCTCGATCGACCCAACGATCGTAGCGACGCTCTCAGGTTCGACCTTCGTCCAACTTTCTGGTTCGCTACAGCGAACCTCCGCAGGTCTATCTTACCTGGTCGCTGGACAGAACGTGACAGTCACGTCTCAGTCTAACGGACAGGTGGTGATCGCTTCGTCGTTCACTAGCGCGGCAGACGTTTCTGCCTCGTACGTCACGATCGGAAACACTGGATCTTTGCCTAACGAAAGGTCATTGGTCGTAGGAACGGGTCTTTCGCTGGTCGATGGCGGAGCTGGTAACACGGTCAGTCTCAGTGTCAATAACAACGTCGTGGCGACCCTGTCAGGTTCGACGTTTACAGGTCCAGTCTCGGCGTCAGCAGGCCTGTCTGGTTCACTGCAGCAGGTCGCTCCTGGCCTTCCTTACTTGCTTGCTCAGGGTTCGATAACCTTGACGACAATGTCGAACGGTCAGATCTTGATCAGCGGTTCAGCTGGAGGTTCAAGTCCCGTTGCTGGTTCTGGCATATTGGTTGCAGGATCGACCGTCTCGATCGATCCTGCTGTCGTTGCCACGCTTTCAGGCTCAACGTTCACGCAGCTGTCAGGCTCGTTGCAAAAGACTGCTGCAGGACTTTCGTACCTGGTCGCTGGTCAAAACGTCACGATCGTCTCGCAATCGAACGGACAGGTCGTGATCGCAAGCACCGCAACGGGTGGAGCGTCAAGCGTTTGGATCGATGGTGGAAACAAGCTAAAGACGACCTCAAGCGTGTCGATCTCGTCTGACAACAATTACGTTGACACCATCGGAACTGATACGTTCTTTTATGTTTCGGGCACCGTCGGTGGGACGACGAGAAAGGTTAGCGTCTTTGGTGGAGACGCTGTTTTTAGCGGCTCTGTCAAGGTCGGTTCTGGTAGCGTCACCATCACCTCGAACAACGTGCAGTTTACTGATGCAGCGACTCGTATCGAGCGTTCAGGTAGTCACTTACGTTTTTACGATGTCAACAACCCGACCGGACTAACGCTGACCGCGCTCGGCGCAGGAGGCAGCGGAGGAGGCTCTGGAGATCCTGATGCGACTTACTTGGTCGTATCATTGACTGGTTCGTTGAATAACGAGCGTTCGTTGGCAGGTTCGAGCGGCATCATACTGACTGACGGTGGCCCGAATTCAACTTTCACGATCTCGATTAACGACAACGTCGTAGCGACCCTGTCAGGTTCTAGGTTCACAGGACCCGTGACAGCAGCAGGTGGTCTGTCTGGTTCGTTGCAACGTCTTGCGACGGGTGAAACGGCGTTTGCTGGCGTCGGTGGAACGTCGATCACGACCCAATCTAACGGCCAGGTGGTGATCAGCAGCTCTGCTCCCACGGCGTACTTGCCTGGGCAAGGCATCAACCTGGGCGGCCAAACGTTCAGTGCCGATTTTAATCTGATCGTGGCTCGGTCTGGCTCTTCGATGAGCGGGCCCCTCGTCCTAAGCGGCGGGTTGACTGGTTCGCTTCAGAAGACGATTGATGGATCGTCATACCTCGTTGGTGTTGGTGGCATATCGATCACCTCACAGTCTAACGGTCAGATCCTGATCAGCAGCTCAGTCCCTCAAGGGGTGACTGCGGGAACGGGCGTCATCGTTTCTGGACAGCAGATCAGCGTTGATCCTAACTTGGTTGCGATGCGATCTGGTTCGAGCTTCCAGCGACTGAGCGCATCGATCCAACAAACTGACACGGGACTTTCTTACCTGGTGGGTGCGGGCAACGTTTCTATCGTCTCGCAATCGAACGGGCAGATCGTCATCTCAGGTTCATCAGTTCCACCGACTGCGGGTTCAGGCATCACTGTCTCGGGTTTCCAGGTTTCTGTTGATCCCAACGTAGTGGTGATGCGTTCAGGCTCGTCTGTGACGGGACCATTGACGTTGCTTGGTGGCGTCTCGGGATCGTTGCAACGCTTGTCGACGGGGGAGACGTACATCGCGGGCGTAGGTGGCGTGACCGTAACGACGGGCTCGAACGGTCAGGTTCAAATCTCTGGTTCGTCACCTGTGCCTCCTTCAGCCGGCACCGGCGTCATCGTTTCTAGCTTCCAGGTCTCGATCGATCCTAATGTTGTCGTGATGAGATCTGGTTCGTCGATGACGGGGCCGCTGGTTCTCTCTGGGGGTCTGACTGGTTCGCTTCAACAGACCATATCCGGATTGAGCTATCTTGTTGGCGTAGGTGGCGTGTCGATCACCTCTCAGTCCAACGGTCAGATCTTTGTTTCATCATCGAATGACACGACTGTTGCTGGCACTGGGCTCACGAAGACGAACAACGCAATCAGCATCAATGACAGCGTCGTGGCGACCGTCTCGGGAACCACGTTCACAGGCGTCGTTAACGCTCCGTTTGTCAGCGGATCTCTTCAAAGATTGACAACGGGCGAGACGTACATCGCCGGCTTCGGAACGACCTCTGTTGTGACGGGCTCGAACGGTCAGGTTCAGATTTCATCATACGGAATCCAGGCTGGTCCGTCTGGTTCAGTTAACCCAGCCCACCTGGTAGATCGTTGGTACGTTGACATTGTCTCTGGATCAGATCTTAACAACGGCACCTCACCCAGCACGCCGCTTCGAACTGCAGAGCGTCTGTCACAGATCTTGTGCCCAGAGGGAACTCTTTACTTTCCTCGTCAGACGACGGTTCTGTACTTTGCACCAGGAACGTATGATACGTTGTCACTGAACGCTACGTTCCAACCTCCTAACACGTTGACAATCTTGGGAACTGTCTCATCAAGCAATCCCATGACCCTGTCAGAGGTGACAGCGTCCAATTCTTCTACGCCAACTCGTGGCATGATTGCATCGACGACGAGCAGCTTCGTCGCCAGTCGAAGGATTCGGGTCATCAGCGGCGCAGCTTCAGGTTCGGTCACTTACTCGACAGGTCTGGGTGCAGATTCCCAACACACTTGGGTCAAACCGTTCTATCGTGAGTCAGACGCTAGCTTGACCTTTCCTTCGATCGGTGACCAGGTTGTTGTTGAACAAACTTTGACGAAGATCTCTAAGATCGGTGTCAATTCGAATCTAGTTGGATTGGGCCCAAGTGCGATTGGTCTCGCGTCGTTCGTCGTAAAAGACGTCTCAACGAACGATCACACTGGTGGATCCGTTCTTCCTCAAGGTTTGGGAATCACGTTCAGCCAGTGTGAATTGACAGGAACGTCATCAACGTCGCTAAGCGCGATCACGTTTAACAACTGCCGAACCATCGCTGGAACCGGTTCGAAGACGCTGATAGGCCAGTTTTTCTTGTTCAACGGGTGTTCGTTTCAGGCTGGGTTGAGCTTTACTGGCAACTCAGTTGCCCGTTTCGGTCCAGCATGCGCCATCGATGCAGCGTTCATTTCGATGAACCACCCGTCGATCACCACACAGACTGGTCAAGCGTCTGTGAAACTGTTGAATGATTTTGAGATGTGTAACGGCTCGGGCCAAACGGGATTCTACGTTGGTCACGGCTGTCAGCTTGTTGCAAACGCTAAGGTATGGGGCTCCGGCTCTTCTAACACGTTTGCTACTGGCATCAATTTCACCGGTGGTGGTAATGCAGTCGTTGCTGCAGCTGCGAACCTGACCTTCCCGGTGACGACTCCCGTTGTCGCAGCGGGACAGAACGTGACTGGATCGTTTTCATCGATCATTCCGTTTCGCTTTCCGTTGGCGAACTGTGGCATTGCTCTGACGTCAGACCCGACGGCGAAGCGTTACATCAATGCAAGTGACATCACGAATGACTCAGCGACGGTTTCAGGTTCAACGGTCTCAAATGCCCTAGACAACCTTAAGGCTGCGCTTTCTGATGTCTCAGCATCGTACGTCACGATCGGTAACACGGGTTCGCTTCCAAATGAACGATCGTTAAGCGTCGGATCTGGGTTGACACTGACAGATGGGGGAGCGGGATCGACGGTTACCATTGGCGTCAATAACTCGATCGTCGCTACGTTGTCTGGCTCGACCTTTGCTCAATTGTCGGGCTCTCTACAACAGATCGCTCCTGGCCTTCCATACCTGCTTTCGCAAGGCTCGATCACCATCACGACCCAATCGAATGGTCAAGTCATCATCAGCGGTTCTGGCGGTAGCGGGGGTTCGAATCCTGTCGCTGGCGCAGGCATCTTAGTTGCAGGATCGACTATCTCGATCGATCCTGCTGTTGTCGCAACGCTCTCAGGTTCGACCTTCGTTCAGCTATCAGGATCGCTTCAGAGGACTACTACGGGCCTATCTTACCTGGTCGCCGGGCAGAACGTAACGATCGCTTCGCAATCAAACGGTCAGGTGGTGATCGCTTCGTCATTCACCAGTGCTGCTGATGTTTCTGCGTCCTATGTGACGATCGGAAACACTGGATCTCTGCCTAACGAAAGGTCGCTAGCTGTTTCAGCTGACCTTTCGCTCGCCGACGGCGGCTCCGGCGCAAGCGTCACGATCGGCCTATCACCGATCAATAGTTTCAAGTTGACGCAAGTCCCAGACGTCTCTGCGTCTTACATAACGATTGGTAACACCGGATCGCTTCCTAACGAGAGATCGTTGGCAGTCTCAGCGGGATTGACGTTAACAGACGGCGGTGCCGGTGGAACGGTCTCTCTTGGCATCAACGATAACGTTCTCGCGACGCTGACTGGTTCAACCTTCTCTGGACCGGTCATTGCAGGAGGAGGTCTGTCAGGTTCGCTCCAACGAACTAGTGCTGGATTGCCTTACCTGTTGTCCCAAGGCGGAATCACGCTGATAACCCAGTCGAACGGCCAGATCATCATCTCAGGCGCGTCTGGTGGCAGCGGTGGTTCAAACCCAGTCGCTGGCACGGGAATCGTGGTCGCTGGTTCAACGATCTCGATCGATCAATCGGTCGTAGCAACCCTGTCGGGTTCAACGTTCACGCAGCTGTCAGGTTCGCTCCAACGAACCTCTGCGGGCCTGTCGTACCTGGTCGGAGCTGGAGCGTTGACTGTCACCAGCCAGAGCAACGGTCAGGTCATCCTTTCATCGTCATTGTTTGATGCTAACTCTCACGCTTCGCTACGACAGCTGATTCACCTAGCTGAAAACGGACCCTATGAGCTGATTGGGTCTGGGTCAACGCTTGACATCGGCCCCCAACCTTTCCCCACGGCGAGCATCTGGCGCACTGCTGGTGGCTCAAAGATCGTTGAAAAGCTGTGGACACGCAATCCCAACAAGACGCCAGCCACGATCACCTGGAAGGTCTACGCTCCAGACGGATCGACAGTGTTGTCCCAAGCGCAAGACACGATTACTTACCAAGGTGTGTTCGAAATCTCTAGAACGAGGACAGTGATATGAGTGTTGATAATCCCGCCGTAGTGTTAGTTGACGTTAGCGGTAGCTTGATGGCTGTCACATCAAGCTTGAAAATTCCTGTTGGAATGACCGGGTTACTGTTTGCTGGTGTCGGCTCTGATGGCATCGTAAGATACCCACAGATCGACTCAACCTCAGCGTTGCGGATCACCGGATCGGCAGGAATAACTGGATCGGTCAGCATCACCAGTCCCGTTACCGTTACGTCTACGGGATCCTTGCCTGTCACCTGGTCGGCTGCCTTGCCCGTTAACGTCGTCTCAGGTGGTAACGGTGCTGTCCAAGGTTTTAACCTGACAGGTTCAACGATAACAGCGAATCCCTTGTTCGAGGGGTTCGAAGCTAGGACGTCAGACAAAGCAGTGACAGCGAACAGTCTCATCGTCGGAGGCATCGCTGACTCGCTTGGCAAGCAGGTCATCTTGTTAGGATCGGTCCCTGACCTTCAACGTCAAGGCACCCAAAACTACACGACGGCCTCGGGTACGATCCTCGTTTCACCTGGCGCGAGCAATCGTTTCGCTGTCATGAGCGTGCTCGTGACAAACGCCCATGCTACCGTCTCAACAAAGGTCGTGATCAAGGACGGATTGACGACCAAGATCCAGGGTTATGCTGCCGCGGCAGGCGGTGGGTTCGCAATGCACGGAGGAGGCGTGCCTCTGTTCATCACGACCGTCAACACCCCAGTCTCCGGAGGTTGCATCACGTCCGGCGCCGACGTTGACATCACAGTGTCTGGTTACTTGATGGGAAATTAACAGGGAACTGATGGTGAGTGCAAGGCCTTTTTCTGGCAACACGTTCTCCCCGGTCGTGTTGAAGACGTACAGTACTACCTTCTCCTTGACAGAAAACCCGATCTCCGAAGGCGGTGCCTGGCACGCTAGCGGGTTAGGCCTAGATCGAACGGACATAGGACAGGCAGCGTTGCCAGCCTCGAGCACGCCCGTCGTGACAGCTAGCGGGATCGCACACGGCGTTTCTGCGGCTACTAGCGCCAGTGGGTTCGATGACGGTCGAGCCCTGTTGTCTGGGTTTAGAGCTGACCATGCTTGTACTGCGACCATCAGCTCGAGCGGCGCAAACGGCACGTTTTCTGAGGTCGAGATTCACTTAAGGTTCGATGACTCAGGCACGTATGCTCGAGGATACGAGCTTTTTTGGTCTGCGTTCGGTCAGTACCTCACCGTCGTCCGTTGGAACGGTGACGGGTCGTACAACTATCTCTATCAGTTTGGGTCGACGTCAGCACCTGTCTCTGGTGACGTTTTTTACGGTGAGATCAAGGGCAACTTGCTCACGTGTAAGATCAATGGCGTCAGGATGTTCACGCTTGACATCACAGCTGCCAACGGCGCTGCGCTGCCTTTCACGCTTGGAAACGCAAACATGGCTGGCGACGGTTCATCGTTGGTGTTTAGCAATGGCAATCCTGGCATCGGTTTTGACACTGACGGTAACGATGCCGCGTTTGGGTTCACCGATCTTTTTGTGACGGAGCTAGCGTGATGGTGTTGCCATGGTAACAGCAAGGATGTTTTCTGGGACTTCGAGATCGATCGTCACGCCTCCTGCGCCGCTTAGCTTTTCAACAAACTTTGATGGAACTGAAAGCCCACTCTCTGAAGGCGGCGTTTGGACCACAGGCTCTCCCTATCAACCGATTTGTCAAAAAGGCAGTGGGGTGTGTTGGGGAAATCAGACAGGCGACGAGAAGTTCGTTCCGACGTACAATGATTCACAGGCATGGTTGTCTGGTTTCAAAAAAAACCACGCTTGTGAGTTGACCATTCAAAAGCTCAGTGATCCTGTGGGTGACCTCGAGGTTGAGCTGCTCCTCGGTGCGCGTCAGGTGCCGTTGCGACGGTCTAGCCTAGGTCAATCGTTCAATAACGATACTGATTTCGATGGCATTGAGATCAACCTAGGAATAGGCAAGTACGGGATATTGGGTTTCGTCAGTCGCTATCTAGAGCCCAATGGCAATTACGATAACATCGGTGCGGCATTCACCTCATTCGGCGTGCAGGACGGTGACAAGCTCCGCGCTCAGCTTACCCTTGATGATGGCGCTCTTACAGGAAATGTCATCGTTTGGATGATTCGTGGCGCGCTTGTCACTCAGATCGCCAACGTGACCCGACCTGAATATTATCAAGTAGGCAACCCGGGAATCGCTTTTTATCGTGAGAACAACTCTCCCGGTCAGACTGACGATCCAAAGATCTTCAGCGCTACGTCGTTCTCAGCTTGGGAGTTACCATGACCTCAGTTAGATTTACCCTTGACTCATTAAGCACCACTACGACGCCCACGTTGACGGCAGCGTTCCACATGGGTTGGTGGTCCCAAATTCGAACTGGTGCCTATGCTCCCGCTGGTGACACGGCGATAGTTGCGTTTGGTAGCACTGGCGGTTCTTCACAGGGATTTCAGCTAGCCGTTGCGACTGGTTCAACGACGCTTGATGTGTTCACCTTTGCTAACGGCGGTGGAAACATCGACACGCACACAATTCTCACTGGATCAAGCACAATTTGGCTTGCGTTCATCTTAGAGTACTCAGGCACCGGCACAGCCTACACGTTGCGTTACCGAGCTGAAAATGCAACGTCCTGGACTACTATCACGATCAACTGCGGAACGGCTGTCACGTCGATCGCGGGAGGTGGTCTCTTTATCGGCAACGATCAATTTGGTGAAGAGATCATTGATGGCAACGTCAAAGGGTTCTGGTGCCAGGCTAACACCATCAGCGACGCGAATGCCCTAACGGCTTCACAAAACGCTCGCCAGGGCATCGCGCCGTCAGGCACCAACCTGCACTGGTTAGATCTCGACTCAGCAACGAACGTCAACGTCAACGGTGGTACAGCTGGTAACTGGACGATCGGCGGTTCTCCTGCTACTGATGCGTCGGAGCCCGTTGAGAGCGGCGGTGGTGGCTCAACATTAAAGACGCGAAAATTGTTACTCGGCGTAGGGATGTGATGTCATACCTCGTGTCTATTTGATATCTTGAAAATAGATGCGAGCGCTTGTGTTGTCGGGAGGTGCTACGAAAGGTGCCTATCAGGTAGGTGTCCTAAAAAAGTGGATCGGCGAACAGGGGTGTGATTATGACATCATGTGTGGTGTCTCTGTCGGAGCCATCAACGTCGCAGCGCTGGCACAGTCGCCTATCGGCGATCCAAAGTCTGGCATCATTGAGCTGGAGAGGTTCTGGCGCTCGATAAACCAGAGCTCAATAATCGCTAAGTGGAAGTACCTCGGTCGTTTGCTAAGCCTGAGAAAAGCCTCAGCGTATGACGCGAGCCCGCTGATCAAGCTGCTTAACGACAACATTGACGTTGACGCTATCAAGAAGTCAGGTCGTAAGCTCCGCGTCGGAGCCGTCTGTCTAGACACAGGTGAGTTCAAGTACGGTCGAGAGGATTTCGATGACCTGATCAAGTGGGTCCAAGCGTCGTCCAGCTACCCGTTCTTCATGCAACCAGTAGAGATAAACGGGAAGCTGTGGTGCGATGGCGGGCTGAGGCACATGACGCCGCTGCGCGAGGCCATCAGGTTGGGCGCAAACGAGGTTGACGTCATAATGTGCAGCAACCCGTCAGCAGCAAATCCTTGGGACCCTCGGGGAAAGGCAGCAGTCCCAGACTACGTCTTCAGGATCATTGACCTGATGACGGACCAGATCCTTAGGTCAGACCTGCAACTCGTTGGCCTGATGAATGACGTCGTCATGAAAGCAGACAAGGTGAAACACGTCAAGATCAGGCTCGTCCAACCTGACAAGCGCCTGACGCTAAACTCGATGCAATTCGATCCCAAGGAAATTGCAGAGATGATAGATGTGGGATACCGAGACGCTGACAATCCAACCTTGTTCGAGTGACGGCATCTCAGCCCCTAAGGGCACCAAGAGAACACTGAACCAGATGTGAGGTAATGGTCTAAGTCGTTGATTAGTTAGTTTTCTAGTGCATCTTGAGAGCTGTGACCTAACGCCAAGGGTTTTCGCGACACGCTCGACAGAAAAACTTGCCGTCAGTCTCGACTGCACCTTCGAAAAAGATCTGACACCTGCTACACTTTTCGCCCTTCACGGCGGGGGTGTGACTGAAGATGTCGTTCTGGGAGGTGATGATGCAACCGATCTCGCCCAAAAATTTCTTCTCGACGCCGAAGCGGCGAACGTGCTTGTCGTTGATGGTGAAGGTAACGTACCCATACGGGATTCGCTCTCCTGGGGCGACGTAACACAGGTACTGGATGTAATCACCAGTGTTAAAGTCGCGACCGACGATCATGACCTTGAAGGCGACGTCGACCTGATCGTCGTAACCAAAGTCCTCCTTGACCTTTAGGACGACGTCATCCCACTTCGAGTAAAACATGACATCACCATACAATCGTGGCGTCACAATTACACTTGTTGCACGGTCATGGGCGTAACGCGCCCGCACCATACTTATCGCAAGAGACATGCCTACCTTCATTGAAACTTTAACCCCTACGCCCTTTGGGTTCTTTGACAGCGACGCACAGTTTCAAGCGGAGGCTGATGGCATGGTGACGTTCGTCAAGCGCAAGCTAGGCGATGATGTGTTGTCTGTCGAGCTGACGAAGAAAGAGATTTGGGCGTGTTTCGAGGAGGCCTGTTGCGAGTACAGCAGGCTCGTCCATGAGATGAAGATCCAGTCAGAGCTGATCAACGTGTTGGGCTTGCCGACCGGCAGCACGGACCTCACGAACATCTACCCGCGTCAGTCGCTCGAGTTCCTCATCAGACAGGCTGAACCGTACGCGACCGAGGCGTTCATGGGTGGTCCTTATGACGCTCAGCTGGGTTACATCCGCTTGATCGATGGCAAACAGGACTATGACATCTATGCCGACCTATTGAGTGCTGAGAGCGGGACGATGGACCAGAACCTGTGGCTGTCGATCCCGTCTGGTTCACGTGGCAGGATCAAGATCGTAGAGGTCTATCACTTTGAGCCCATCGCTGCCCAGGCCTCGCTGCTCAACGCTAGCAACATCACTAACTTCCTAGCCACGAACTTCAATTACGAGTCGTACGTCAACAGCACCATCTTCTACGTGTTGCCAGTGTTCGAGGACGTCCTACGTAGGGGCATGCTAGAGACTGCCTTTCGTGTCCGTCGATCGAACTACAGCTATGAGGTCATCGGTAGCAGGCTTCGCATCTATCCGATCCCGACCCTGACGTCGCAACTGGGCAAGCTTTACATCAAGGTGTTCGCCCAACCGAACAATCCCACGGATCCGAATGGCATCGGTGGCTCGCTGTCTGGCAGCGTTGATTCCACGCTATACGGCATCTCTGGGCCCAGCAACGTGCCTCTCAACAACCTGCCGTTTTCTACGATCACGCAGCCCGGACGCCAGTGGATCCGACAGTTCACGCTAGCGCTCGCGAAAGAGGTGTTGGGCCTGACACGTAGCAAGTTTCAGACCATCCCGATCCCCAACGCTGACCTGCAATTGAACGGTGAATCGCTCGTAAACCAAGGTCGTGAGGACCAGACGAGGTTACGTGATCAGATCAGGGAGTGGCTTGACAAGCTGACGAATCAGGCCTTGATGGAACAACAGGCCTCGCTCGCTGAGAGCCTGCAGAAGACGTTGAAGTACGTGCCCATGCCGTTGGGCAAGAGTATCGTGATTGGATAGATCGAAGTTGTTCCTACTTAAGATCGAGGATCTAAGATGTCACGTCTTTTCATCACGCCACGAGAGCTAAACTTCATCTCAGACATCACCAAAGAGATCATCAAGGATGTGGTGGGTCAGAAGATCTACTATTACTCGATCTCTGAGACCAAGACCAACTCAAACGGCATCTATGGCGAGTCGATGGAGAAGGTGTTTGACGGTCCGATCATCATCGATGCGTTGGTTGACAACAACTTTCAGTCAGACACGAAGATCGACACCTTCGGCATCGATTCAAAGTACAAGATCGAGGTCTACGTCCAACACCGAGATCTGGTCGAGAAAGGGATCAACATTGCCATCGGTGACTTCTTTTCGTTCAGTGACGTGTTTTACGAGATCACAGAGCGCTCGTTCATGCGCAACATCTACGGCCTACCTGAGCACAAGGACGGCGTCAAGCTGACTGGAACAAAGGCACGTGAGGGTCAATTCAAGGCTCCCATCATCGGACCGACTGACATATCGAGGCCAGAGGCCGACGCAGTCCAAAAGAAGTTTGAGCAGCAGCGAGGCCGCAAGGAGAACTCAGAAGGCCCGACCGGCGACGTTCGTGACCTGGTGAAGGCAGGCGTGCTCGAGCCTTCGTTGACCAGTCCCAAGCAGGTCTCTGAAAAGGGCGCCGTCGAGGATAACTCACACCACGGGAGCTCGTTTTACGACGAAGACGATAGCTGATGTCAACACGTTTCAACAGCAACAGCATGCCTAACTTTAACGTAGCCGGAATCCAGACTGGCTACGGGACCAAGTCATCGCCCTCTGACCTGACGGTTCCTGCGTGTGGCGTCGAGGACGTAGACGCTGCGTTGTTCAATCTGTTCGACAAGGAGATCCCGTTCCAGGTCAGCACCAGCGACAAAAACCGTGGAGAGATGAAACGGGTTCCGATCATCTTCTCGGCTGCTGAGAAGTGGGCGTTAGCCAAACGCAGTCGTGGCGTTCGTGATCGTAACGGAGCATTGATACTTCCCCTGATCACGGTCATCCGAACGACGATCCAACAGACACCAGACGAGGACATCACAGGTCGAGGTATCAATCAACAGACGGGCGAGATAGTCGTTAAGAGAAGGCTAGACAATTCTGATCGTGCGTACCAGGGACTCATCAACAGGCTCGGGATAAATCACCAGACCAACTTGGCGGTGAAGACGAATGATAGCCTTGACGTCATCACGTATTACGTTCTCAATGAAAACGGAGATAGGATCGTTGATGAGAGCGGCCAACCCTTCGTAGCGTACACCGCCACCACAGCTGCATCGTCTCAACTTATCACCTCTCGTAAGATAGGTGACCTCGCTGATGATCCCACGGTCATAGAGGGGGGTTTGTTGCTTAACGACAAGAAGAACAACGTCTATGAGACGCTCGTCCTTCCTGCACCTCAGTTTTTCACAGCAGTGTACGAGGTGACGTTCTGGACGCAATACACGGTTCAGATGTTTCAATTGGTTGAGATGTTGATCTCTTCTTTCTTGCCTCAAGGCAACGCCTGGCGCCTGGATAGCCCAAAGGGTTACTGGTTCATCGCGACCGTCGATGGCAACGTGTATAACGCAGAAAACAATTTCGACGACATGTCGCAAGAAGAGCGACTGATCAAGTACAAGTTCACTATCAAGGTCCCTGGTTACATCCTCGCCTCTGGCGTGCCAGGAGCTCCAGTTCCCGTCAAGCGTTACGTGTCGTCTCCTGTCATTTCGTTTGATATCGGATTGAACGCTGGCGAAGAGATCGGTTCAGATGCAGGCGATCCGTTCCTGGGATCGGACGATCCGACGTTGCCCCTTGACGATGCTCCGAACAAGAGACGTGACCAACGTAACACTGGTCGAACTCGATTGTACCCGGGATCGAAGGTCACGTCACCTAACGACCCAGCGTTAGCGGCCTTGGGCAAGGGTCGCCCCCAAGCGCAGTACAAAAAGATAACAGGGATCGATCGTAACGGCAACCAGGTGACGAAGTACGCCAGGGTCGTCAACACCAATCGGTTCACTGGTGAGACCGTTTTTGCTCCTGGTACTGACCTGGGAGGCTTGACGATCGTGGTCACTGATGACTGAGCGCGTGTTTGGTTTTAAGACACGCCAATGATACTTATTGTAGCTATTCCAAAGCGTAGAGGAGCACAGTAATGTCCGGAACCGAACAAACTTTCAGGTCACCAAATTTCTACGAGCGGGAGATTGACCTGTCCGCGCCCCAATTGCGAGGCCCAGTCGGCGTCCCTGCTGGCGTGATTGGCACCGCTAACAAAGGCCCGGCCTTCGTTCCGGTGACCGTCGCTAACTTCAACGAGTTTGCAGCTACGTTCGGAAACCTAGACCCGAAGCGTTTCGGCCCGTACGCGGTCAACGAGTTCCTGAAGCACCGCTCCTCGCTGACGTACCTGCGTGTCCTCGGCGCCGGTAACAACTCCACCGACGGCGACATTGCCGTCGCCCAACAGACGGGCCGAGTCAAGAACGCAGGCTTTTACCTGAACGGCTCGACAGCTGCTGATGACTCGCATGGTCGCCACGTTGGAGCAGTCCAGTTTCTTGCGGCACGTCACACCTTGCAGAGCGCAGAGGCCTCAGGTGTTCCCATGTTTACTGACAACGACAGCTTCAACGGTAGCTTCGTTAACCTGATTCGCGGAATGGTCTTGCTAGCCTCCGGCGCTCGCATGATGGTGCAAGACGGCAATGAGAGCTCAGTCGGTGCATTCACCGCAGCCGGGCCCGATGACCTCGCGACGCCTGTCAACGGCAAGTTCAAGCTGATCATCTCTTCGACGTTGGGTAACTCGTTCGTCAACACGGACGGAAACCCTGGCGTCAAGATCCTGACAGCGTCCCTGAATCCAACTGACGCTGATTACTTCGGAAAGATCCTCAACACCGACCCTGACAAGTTCGTGCAAGAGCAACACCTGCTCTACGGTGACTTTGCTGTCGATGATGAGGTTGCGTTCCCTGTCACCGTCGCTGTCCTGTCAGGCTCAACGGCAACGAGCAACACCTCTGGAAACAGCAGCCTGATCATGCGACAGGCGTACGGTGCCTTCGACACGAGGTATCAGACTCCCAAGACGTCGATGTTCATCTCGCAGCCGTTCGGTGCGACAGAATACGATCTCTTCTACGTTGAGGCCCTCGACGACGGTGAGTTCGCTAACCGTCTCTACAAGGTGTCGATCACGAACCTCAAGGCCTCGCTCGACGAGTCAAAGCCTTTCGGCACGTTCACTCTGCAGATCAGGGACTGGAACGACACGGACCAGAACCCATCTGTCCTTGAGTCATTCCCGAACTGCTCGCTAGATCCGAACGCTGACAACTACATCGCCAAGCTAGTGGGCGATCGCCACGTCTTCTACAATTTCGACTCTTCGATCACGACCGAGCGTCGTGTCGTTGCGACCGGAAAGTACGAGAACGTCTCTAAGTTGGTTCGCGTCCACGTTTCTGACGCTGTTGACAGGGGATTGGTTCCTGCCAAGTCGTTGCCTTTTGGTTTCCGCGGCGTGGAAGTCCTGAAGACGAACGATTCCCTGACTGACGCAGGCTCTGCTACGGCAAGGGTCGTCGGCGTGCTGGGCGTCAGCTCTGGTTCAGCGCTGTCAGGATCGATTCTTCCTCCCGTTCCGTTCAGGTTCAAGGTAACCAAGGGTGACATCCCGTTGGCTTCAGCCTTCGAGGGTGCTCCGGGTCCGACCGAGCTCGCAAACACCCAGCTTCACTGGGGTATCAAGTTCGAGCGTAACACCGATCCGTTGAACGCAAACCTGGCCTCAGAGAAGAACAGGTTACTCGAGGCCTACACGAAGTTCTTGGGCATCAAGAAGCTCGATGTCCTTGTCACGGGCTCTGGCGCTGACACCTTCAATAACAACAAGTTCACGCTAGCGAAGGTGGCGTTCTCGAACACGGCCATCACCCACCTGACCGGCACGATCCAGGATCACATTCGTGAGGCAGCGTACCTACGTGACGCCAAGCTGGACCTGTCGCAATACACGGTCAGCACCAGCATCGGCAAGCGCATCACTCTCGCTACTGTCCTTGCGCAGGACACGGCGGCAAACTTCAACAAGTGGGCTCCGTTCACCAAGTTCACGAACATGATGTACGGTGGCTACGACGGCGTCAACATCCTTGACAGAGACGCTCGCCGTCTCAATGATCGTTCGACATCATTTGACGCTGGCGGCGGCGCTGCAGTGGGATACGTTGCTCCGGGCCTGTTGGTCAATCCGAACGGCACAGGACAGGATAACTCGAACGTCCTGTCGTACACGACGGCGATCGACATCATGACTGACCCACTGGTCGTTAACACGAACATCCTGGCGATCCCTGGCATCCGTGAATCGTTCGTAACCGACTACGCCATGGCGAAGGTACGTGATTACGGTCTAGCCTTCTATGTCATGGACATTGCGTCTTACGATGACTCAGCTGCTCGCTTGTACGATGACTCGTCGGGTCGACCTGACGTCAACAAGACGGCTGCGGCGCTCGACGGTCGAGCGATCGATAACAACTACGCTGGTACGTATTTTCCGAACGTCTTCGTTGACGACGCGACGAACCGTCGTCGCCTGAAGGTCCCGTCTTCTGTCGCAGCGATGGGCGCGCTGGCTTTCAATGACAGGGTCGCTTACCCGTGGTTCGCACCTGCTGGCTTCAACCGTGCAGGTCTGGATTTCGTGACCAACGTTGAGGTTCGTTTGAACGTCAGCGACAGGGACACCCTGTACGACTCTAGGATCAATCCGATCGCGACCTTCCCACGTCTCGGATTCGTCATCTACGGTCAGAAGACGCTGCAAGTCGCCAAGACTGCGCTCGATCGGGTCAACGTCCGCCGTTTGATGTTGGAAGTCAAGCGCATCATCATCAGCATTGCAAACCAGATGGTGTTCGAGCAGAACACTGCAGCGGTGCGTAACAAGTTTGTCGCAGACTCCGTGTTGCAGCTTGGTCTGATCCAGGCCCAGCAAGGCATCGAGGCGTTTCAAGTCATCTGCAATGAGACGAACAACACACAGGAAGACATCGACCTCAACAAGCTCAACGGTCGTGTGGTCGTGGTGCCGACAAAGGTGATCGAGTTCATTGCGGTGGACTTCATCATCACCAACAGCGGCGTCCAATTCGTGTAAAGTCTGCTGCAAAAACGGCTCGCAAATTTTACGTCGGTATAGTTCCTTCGCAAGGAACCTCGACTGTCTGATACTTACAACCTAGAGGATCATGGCACAACTCAAATTCGGCAGCGCGGGCGTTACAGCAAAGGAGATCGACATCTCCGGACCGGTCGCTCAACAACCCGTCGGCATCCCGGCGGGCATCGTCGGCACGGCCCTTCAAGGCCCCGCATTCGTCCCAGTAACGGTCGGATCCCTTAGCGATTTCTACGCTAAGTTCGGTCTGACTGACGGCAAGAAGTTCGGGCCTCTGGCAGTAACCGAGTGGTTGCGAAACGCTGGTGCTGTCACGTTCCTTAGGGTTCTTGGTATCGGCGACGGCAAGAAGCGTAATCAGGACGGCAGCGTCACTGCGGCTGGCTTCACGGTCGGTGAGAACCAACCGCGAGTCAACGATGGCCTGTTGGTCGGTAACCCATACGCTAACTCGGGTAGCAACAGCGTCACCGGTCGCACGTTCTTCCTTGGCGCTTTCATGTCAGAGTCCGCTGGTTCGACCGTCTTCTCCGACGCGGGTCTCCAAGGACAGGGCAGCATCACTCCCGGGGTTAACACCGCAGTTCCGATCGTTCGTGGCGTCATGTTGGCTCCGTCCGGAGTCATCCTTCGTTTGTCGTCTTCGATCACCGCGTCATTGAACCCAGCTTCGAACCTGGTTGCCACGGAACAAAGCTCTCAAGGTCGCATCTACGGTGCTGTCAACCTGCTGGATGCGGGCGTGGCCAAGCAGGACTTCGTGCTCTTGCTCAACGGTCACCAGGGGATCGATCCCTTGTATCCGAACGTCATCACGGCATCGTTCGACATGACGTCACCCAACTACTTTGCTAACGTCCTCAACAGGGACCCGCTGAAGTACCAACAGGCAGGTCACCTCCTGTACGCCTCGTGGGACGTTCATCCGGCCACGGCTGTCGTCACCGGATCGGGCATCGTGTCTGCGTTGTCAGGTGCCGGCGCTTCGACAGCACCAAAACCTGGTTCTGAGGTCGCTGCGTTCTTGACAACGGGATCTGCTGCTTACAATGCAGGCAGCGACGTGATCCCGAACTACGAGTCTTTTACCGATCGTTTTGCTCATGCTCACTCTCCTTGGGTGATCTCACAGAAGTTCGGTGGTGTTGCTACGAACCTGTTCAAGCTGCACGCCCTCGACGCTGGCACCGGGATCTCAACAAACTTCAAGCTATCGATCGAGAACATCGTCCCATCGACTGATCCGAACAACAGGTACGGTAGCTTCGACCTGGTCGTTCGCGACTGGAACGATAATGACGGAAACCTGAAGCCACTCGAGCAATGGAGGGGCATGAACCTCGACCCGAGCTCAGATCGTTACATCGCTCAGGTCATCGGTGATGCACACATCTTCTACAACTTCGACCAGGCAGAAGCCAGCCAGAAGCTGGTCGTGGAAGGAAACTATCCGAACAACTCGAACCTCATTCGGGTTGAGGTCTCTGATGACGTTGACAACCAGACCGTCGACGCGACAGCGCTTCCGTTCGGATTCCGTGGTCCACAACACCTGATCACCTCGGGTTCAGCGCCGCTGACGAGCCCGTCTTCGACGCAGCTCACCACGACCGAAGCTCTCAAGCGCGTCATCGAGGCACCTGTGCCTCTTCGTAAGAACATCACGCAAGGCTCGGGCCAAAAGCTGTCCGTCAATCCGTTGCTCTACTGGGGCGCTCGTTTTGAGCACGTCACCAGCCTGACCACACCAAACGCCAGCACCTTGCAGGACAAGTCGCTCGCGGCCTTCGCCAAGTACTTCCCAGATTTCTCTGAGACACAACAGAACGTCGTGGTCGGTGATAACGCAGGCGTGCCAGCGACGTCGCAGAACGGCGAGCTCGATTCTGATAAGTTCTGCCGCAACGGCTTCACGCTTGAGAACGTGAAGGTCGTCACCGGTTCGACCGGCCTCGCTGACCCATCCAAGTGGGCCAACGCGATCTACGTCCGTGATGGAAACATCAACATCGACGACTCGACGGCGACCCGTCGCGTCAAGGCAGACGACTTCATCCAGGCCAACAGGCGTTTCCTCAAGTACTCCTTCTTCATGCAAGGTGGCTTCGACGGCGTGAACCTGTTCGACAAGGACGAGTCTGAGATCAACAACAACGCCGTCGTCGCCGACATGGGCGACAGCAACCGCGGCCGCAACGATGGGCCTTCTGTCACCGCTTACACCAAGGCGCTCGACATCATGAAAAACTCAACCAACGTTGACGTCATGCTGTTGGCCTTGCCTGGCGTCAGGGAACCTGCGGTCACGAACTACGCGATCAACTCTGTCGAGGAACGGTTCGATGCCTTGTTCATCATGGACATTGAGCAACACGACAGCAACGATGATAACGTGATCAGCGACAACCAACTGCCGTCCGTGCAGCTGACGGTCGACAACTTCCGAAACAGGGCTCTTGACAGCAGCTTTGCAGCGGCTTACTTCCCTGACGTGTTGATGCCAGACCCGAACACCGGCACCAACGTCTTCGCTCCTCCTTCCGTGGCCGTCCTCGGTGCCCTTGCCTTGAATGACAAGCTGGGTCACCCATGGTTCGCTCCAGCAGGCTTCGCTCGAGGCGCGTTGCAGACGACCCTCGAGGCTCGCGTCCAGTTGTCAAAGAACAACATGGACACGTTGTATGACGTCAGCATCAACCCGTTGGTTGCCTTCCCGGGCAACGCCTCGGCAGGTACCAACCCGAAGGGTGGAGTGGTGGTCTGGGGTCAGAAGACGCTTCAAGCAGCCGCCAGCGCCTTGGATCGTGTCAATGTCAGGCGCTTGTTGATCGACATCCGTCGCCAGGTCCGTGACATCGCGCAGACCATCATCTTTGAGCCGAATCGCGACACCACCCTCGCCAAGTTCTCTGCTGCGGTCACCCCGCGCTTGCAGAGGATCCAGGCGCTTGCCGGTCTCGAGAGGTTCAGGGTCATCATCGACAGCTCGACCACGACACAGGCCGACGTGGAGAACAACACCATCCGCGGTAAGATCTTCGTGCAACCGACCAAGTCTATTGAGTACGTCGCGCTTGACTTCGTCGTTGCTAACAACATCTCTGAGAACGGTTGATTAGGATAGAGCATGAAACCAGCGAATGATTACGCGTATCGTCAAGTCATGGGTGCCCTGCCTCGCCGGGGCGCCAAAGTAGACGTCAGTCCGGATGGCCTGACAGTGACGGGAACGTTTGCAAACCCAGATGCTGCTGAGTTTTCTTGGGCTGCGTTCGGATCGAAGTATCCCAAGCATAACGTTACGGTGTCACGTGACGAAAATACTCTGACGTTTCAGTTTGCTCCTGCACGTAATACGTCAGAAGGAAAAGAGACGCTTAGCGTGATTCGAATCACGGAATCAAAGCTGAGAGAGTTGATCAGAACAATGATTCATGAATCGTCTGACGAATCTCCTAAGCAAGAGCAACTCTCCGATCAGGTCGCATTAGAGGCGCTGACTGATGCATTCACGATGAGAGTTGAGATGGGAGAGGACATCGAGTACATTCGTTACCTCGTCAGACCCAATTCGATCGGGTTGCAAGATTACGATGGCATGTTGGGCAACATGGACACGGGTTTTTCAGCTGCTGACTTGAAGAAGTATTTCAACACCACTCCTAAGGCATTGGGCGATTGGTTAGCTGCACATGGAGCTCGCGCTATAAAACCAAAAAGAAGAAAGCGAAACGAT